CATAATAAACCTCCAAAATAAAAAAGCCCGGGACACGCAGTCTCGGGTTAGTTCGTAATATTCTTTGTGTTGTTCTGACCATCGATCAAATAGTTCTCAAGTGCAGCCTTGGCCTCCTTCATTGGCTCAATTGCGTTGCCGTCGATGCCGTGACTGAGGAGTGCAAGCAGAGCCTTCATGGTGACATTATTGCCCTGCTCACTGTGACTGATACGCTGTTCTGATTCGAGAATTTTACGGTCATGTACTTCCAGCGTGATACTGTTTTCTTTCTGGTGCTCTTCTAATGAGACCAGCTTGGATTGAAACAGGTCGAGCCTGTCTTTATCTGCACCTAGTTTTCTATTGATCTTCTCAATCTCTGCATCGTGGGCATTCAGTCGCTCGTTCTGCTTGTCATCCGGGGCTTTCGCATGATTGATTGCCTTGATGATAACAGCGATAGCGGCTGAAATAGCAGTGATGCCACCACAGATGCTCAGTAACATGGTCTACAGCTGCTGTATGGTAAAAGAATAGACGTGAGGTGCGGCATTCAAACTTCCTATCATGTCTTCTCACCACCATTCGTACCACTGTCTGTGTTTTTGGCTTTCAGTGTTTCATTGATCTCGGTCAGCTGTGTAACAATAGCGTTCAGTGCTGTCACGATTTCTTTGCCTGTCTCGTCTAACAACAGCGGCTTTAAGATTTCCTGCGCCATAATTCCTCCTTTCAATTGACAAATTACTATCAACGTGATATAGTGAGAGCAGTACAAACCCTCCATCGGGCTAGTACAACCTCATTTCTATGAGTTGTTGCATGAGTTAGAGTCTCTGTGATGTAGCCATCGTCACAGGGGCTCTTTCTCTTTATGTGCGTTTTCCGCCATCACATACAGTACGCCAATGATAATGCGGGCGCTCTTCATGGAATAGAACATAACGCAGCCAGTCATCAACAAAGATGCACAGTAGCGCAAGGAAAAACCATAACACTGTAAACGGCAGGCAGATTTGGCCCAACAGATTGAACGGCAGGGAAGAGTAGTCCCAGATATGTAGGCCAAGCATCAAATTCAGTGGGACACCCACCACAAGCTCCATAGCAGTCACAAAGAGCGCTCCAATACCAGCCTGTTTCCAGAGCGGCATTCCCCAGGGAATATAGTTGTTCAGTCCACCGATCACAAGAAAACAGATGCCACCGACAACAGCCATTGTCCAATGAGAGTGTCCGCGCCACAGAATCTCAATGCAATAATAAAGGCACCCTCCGATCAAAAAGAGGATGCCGCATTTGATTAGTTCACGAAGTTTGTTGCTCATCAGTGTCCTCCTTCACCTCTGTATGGATCGTTTCATCTGTGGTTCCAGATTTATCAGGACTTTCAGGATTCTCAGTAGAATTATCATCACTACCATATACGATAGCGATAGCATCTACCTCTTCACTTGTCATACATGCTTTGATGTCAACCTCCAATTCCTGCTGATGAGAGACAAAGGGCTTCACATACACACCAATCGCCAGTGCCAAAGCGGCCAGATCATCATAAGTCCATTCCACACATTCATCGCCGGTAGAATTCCATGTCAGTTTAAAAGGCTGCCCGGCGGCTGTAGAGATCTGATATAAGGCAAGGTTACTTGTAAGAAGAGCTTGCTTCTCGCTGGTGACACTGTAATATTTTCCATCAGTCCATTGGATTGGATGAGAGGCGAGATATTCAGATAGATATATCTTGCTTTCTTTGATTTTTGTTTCTTTGTAGAGTTTGAGTTGTTCTAAAAGTTCTTCTTGTGTGGGTGGCTGTGGAACCTCACCATATTCATATACTTTATATTTTGACTCACACAACTGGATGCCCCAGTAAGATTCCCCAGGCTGTGCATTTTTGTTGTGTGCGTTCACCGCAGCCTCGATCGCGCTGTAATCTGCCGGGGTGCCGTCTGTCTCGGTGGGCATCGTGTACCCGGGGCGGATCGCTGTTTCTTCCATTTTGAACTCTCCTTTCCGGGTGCTCAGTTAATATAGTTATATTCGAACCATAAGAACCCAGTAACCGTTGTCACCAGCGTATTCAGTGGCAGCACGATGCAGGGGCGCAGACCGTATGAGTCCTCTCTGTGGCGGCCTACACTGGAAAAACTTCCATCCGCATAAAACGTGTACATATAGTTGCCGTTGTGAGTTCGCTTGGAGCGTGTCCAGTATTCAGTGTCTGCTTTTCGCTTGTCGGTGGCAGCAGTTGTGTAGTCGAAGTAGTCCAGCTTTGCACCCTCCTGCGCCATCAGGCCATCTACACCCTGCCAGGTGTAAACACCCATCTCGACCGCAGAAAGCAGAAAGCACTTTCTCGAAAGGCCGTTCGAGCCGGAGGAAACATTGGCCGAGTTGTAATCCGCCTGTTTTACGTAGGGCAGATGCACAGTCATCAGGCGGTTTGCTACACTTGGTGTGATATTTCCGCCCGGGTAGTTGACACACCAGTTGTCCAGTGCCCACCCTTCGTAACCGTAGATGTAGTTACTGCTATCGATCGCTGTCGAGCCTGCAATGCTCGACCTCCAGAGCCATGCGCCGTTGGCCGTGCTGTCGTACAACCCGCCGCCTGGAACACCCTTGTGCACCAGCTTATACCAGTAGGTATTGCCGCTCGGGTCTTTAATGCCAAATTCTGTCCCCAATGCAAAGGAGCTGATGGGGTTGCCGCCGTCATAGAACTTCTTAGCCACGCCATCCACGCCGATATAACCCTTGTGCACAGGTCTTGCTACGCCATCTATTCCAGTATAAATTTTTGAAACTGATTTGGCGCTTCCGCCAACTCCTGTATAAATCGCCATAATCAATCCTCCTTACGCATATACCAAAAGCACTGTGCCAGTCGCAAGACTACTTCCGGCACCCGGGTCACTGGTTTGAGAGATGATTGTGTTAACTCCAAGCCAGCTTTTCAACACATCCTTGGAAACATCTTTAATCTTCGTGCCATTGTCCGTATAACCGGCAATGTGTGTCAAATTGGAAGTTGTAAGACCAGCGCTTGCGTAACCGATTCGAATTGTTCTGCCACTGTCGTTGTAATCCGTAACTCCCCCGTTTATATCTGCTGTAATAGTAGACCGATTTATAGATATACCCGGATAAGACGTTGTGGGAGATACTGTTTCTTCGTTGTTTGTATAAGATGATGTTTGTAAACTCTATGTGGTTTTATAATCAGCATATAGATGATATATACCACCGCCACGAAGCCAGAATACACACATAGAACCATTCCACATCATTGTATACCCAACAGGTGGCTTTGATGAATCTGAAATAAACCGCTGATCATTACAAAGACATATACAATGTCCTCCTGTTGTGCCCCAACCGGGACTTAATGTGAGTAGTTCCACGACAGCGGTAAAACCAGAACTATGTGTTGACCATGATGGCTTTGTTCCTGAATTTAACTGAACGTTACATTTGATATGATGTAGGCCAGGCCAACCGCATTGTGTAACAACAGGATACCAAGTATTTGTATCTAAACTTGATAAATCGACCGTTTGTTGTCTATCAATTTGCGTTTCAGTTGCAAAATCAGCAGTGCCATTTAGATTTGCTGTAATTGAAGCAGGTTGTCCAGCCGCTTTAATGACAGCCAACGTACCATCGTCAGAAGCTGCCATACGAATATTGTAATCCGTATCTCTATCATCTGTAGAATGAAAGTCAAGATATTCACCTATCTCCATAACGCCAGCATCGTCAATTCGAGGAATCGCGTTCTAATAGTTTGCGCTTCCATACATACTGACATCGTAACCTTTCAACTTCATTGCGTTCAGCGCATCACCACCCGGTTCAGTAGAACCAGCGTAATTATGTGTATGTCCAACAGCAGCATATAACGTATCTGCCTTCGCTTTAATCCAGTTCCATAAAGCAGCCAGTGGTCTGCGGGTGTACTTCGTAGTTGCACTGCCATCGTCACTCGTAACTGTAGCACCAACCATAACAGTGTTAGCATCTTCAACAGCATCAGCACTCGTCTCCAGTGTATCTACCAATTCGCCCAGGTCATGCGTATGGTCGGCAGGGGAGACACCCTCTGCAGTCAACTCTTCATTCGTCATTTTATCTGCTGTTGCCACATGGCCTGTATTATCAACACTGATGCGATATAATCCAGCCTGTTTTGCTTCGTATTCCGGGTGAGTATAATTGTTAGCTCCAACTTCAATACCATCCAGCTTTGCCTTATCAGCCGAGCTCATCAAACCATTGTTTTCAGTGGTAGCTACATCAGGGTCGCTTAAACTAGCAAGCTTCTTTTTTTCTTCTGTTGTATAGTCGTTGCTGGACAAGCCGAATCCTTCGATTTTATCTACCTTTGTGCCGAGTATAGCCTCGATCGTTTTCCAGAGGTGAATCGCACCCGCTCTGTCTAGCCAACTTTTCTTTTCATCGTTCATCGATATGTGATCGCCTCCTTATAAAAAAACGTTTTATTTGTAGTGCGTTGTTTATATCAGTCTGCGGAATTTGAATGTAAAAATATCAGCACTCGACGCAGTAGAACTTCCTTTAATTTGCAATGTCAAATCATCACCGCCTCGACCATGACGCAATGTTCTAAGATAAAATAATTGACCATTTCGAGCATGACCTGCACAATGAAGTGATATTTCGTCTGCATCATTGTTGTTTGTTTCACTGTTATACCACGTCATAATACCCGAAAAATAATCTCCCCAGATACTTATCGTTGGATCACCACCATGAAATTGTACAGCGTATGTGCCAAATCCAGGAATATCATTCCCTTTGATTCCTGTATCTTGCCAGTCTGTTGTTATAGTAATGCTCTTTGTGATAGTGATAATTTCATCATCCATCTTACTCTTAATCTAACTCCACAATGCATTTAGTGGCTTACGGTGATACCCGGCTACACTCGTATTCATCACAACTTCGTCAGAATCTGTGGGGGGGGGGTAAGAACCGTATTGAGGTTGGACGGAATGAACTCACTATCGACACCAATATTCATATTTCCTAAAGCCATAATTCATACCTCCTTTAAGCTGTAGCAATTTTCTTCCAGTCGCCCCATGAAGTTGTGCCTTGACGATAGTAAATGTTACCATTGCTAAAAGCGAATTCAAAGGAACCACCGCCTGTGTAATCGTACCAAGAAGATAAACCAATCAAAAACGCACATGAATGACCACTTGACAGCCCAATTTTGTCACTAAGCTTCAAACCACGAAAAATCAGCCGACCGTTATAGTCGTTTCTATCAACGCCATAATAATCAGACGGAGAAGTATTATCATTTCGATTATCTCCTTCAGGGTAAAGGTCATTATGCATGTGAGTGGCAGGATTAAATTCAGATGGTTTATTCTGCACTTCATTCCATTCAGGGAGCGTTTTGTTCCCGCTATTCATTTCTCCTAGTGCCATATAATCCTCCTTATAAAAACGAATATTTTAGCAGTGAAAATTTCCACAATCATGCGGTGCGATACCACATATAAGCGACCAAGTATGGCGGCATGGAAGAGGCAGGATCGGACGTGCCACGAACAGGCGTTGAATTTACATCTGAATTCGTAGAAGCTGCATCGCTATTGTGCGTCCACGTATAACATTGTGCGGAACTATGAGAATAAATCTTACCAAAAGCATCTCCTGCTTCAAACATTGCAGTCTGAGCTTGGTTACCGATTTGTGCATACACTTTGTTTGTTTTTGAAATCGTATGTTCATGTGTCGCCTCGCCACCCGTCGCTCCAGCCGTATAGCTATCTCCAGCTGCTAAAATAAATCTATCTTTGATTCTTTCCTATGTTCCACCAAACAATATACTTGGTTCAGTAGAATTAAAACTCATATAAATTGAGCCAATAGGGTAGGTTTCTAACCCCCCCCCCACCTGCGATATTTAAGTTCCCGATTGCCATACTTTGTAATCCTCCTTTTGCAGTGTTGTTATGCGGTGCGGAGCCAAGTGTAGACAGCGTAATATGGCGGCATATTATTATGAGCAGCATCGCCACCGGTGTAAGTTGATGCATAAATAGGATATGTAGGGCTCCTTTTAAAACCTACACCATTCCCATTAGTATCAATTGCGCTTGGATCAGCACTATAACTAAGACTATCCAAAGAATGCGTATGTCTTGGCATCTCATCAATTGTCAACGTATGTGTTGCTTCGCCACCTGTACTCTTTACAGGATACGTGCTACTTGCGGCAATCAACATACGATCTTCAATTTTCTGCCACTCTCCACCAAACAACTCAGCGGGACTTGTGGGTTCTACACTTTGATAAATACTTCCAACAGGGTGGTCAAGCAGCTTCTGTTCTTCCTTGGCCACCTTGATTTCCGTAGCTATCTTATTATCCACCTGTGCTTTGGTATATCCCTCAACAACCGTACCACTGCCGCTATCTGTTTGTCCTCCGCCTTGCACGATATAATATTGAGCTGTAATCGCAGCCGTTGGAACCGATACAGCTCTCAGACGCACATATCCATCAAAGGTCTCCGGGTTTGCAAACTGGGCATAGGAAGCCGTCTTGGCACTGGCCGGTGTCACGCTGATAGAAATAACATCCTTTGAGGTGATTCCATCGATGTCAAGGTCAATATACTTTGAATATCGATCCACCGTGTCGTCAGTAAGCTAACTCGTAGTCGGGATAGTCAGTGTGTGGATATTGATCGTATTTGCCTTTACCTTCAGCTTCTCGTCGATCTCATTCTGCTGGTAGTACCGCTCATCATGGGTGTGACTATCATCGCTTTTCTTTGAGAGCTTTACATTGATTTCGTCTTCTGTATAATAGCGGTCATCGTGGTTGTGTTCTACATTTGCTTTCTTCGCCAGAGCATCACCAACAGCTTTGGCATCGGCAGCGAAATTCTCTTTTGTCAGGGTCTTATCCACCGCAACAGAATCCAGCTTCAATTTGTCCAGTTCGGTGCGGACATTGGTCAGCCCAGTATTAGCCGATTTTGCAATACTTAGCGCCTCAGAGATCCTTGTGCCAGTTACCTTTGCATCAGCAGCACGTCCAGATACAGTCAGTGTCGCATCTACCACAACCTGCGGCGTAGGCAGGGGATTGCCGCTATCATCAACCATTCCGCCAGTGATCGCATCAATCTCTTCATTCGTCAATGCAGCCAGAAGTTCATCCGGGTGCGGGGTATCAATCGTGATATCGCCAGTCTCTCCAGTTGTCACTGTAGTCACACCACCGCCAGCGATTTTGATTTTATCCTGCGCTGTACCGTTCAGGATTAAATTGATATTAACTTCGCCATTGACCGCATTTTTGTCTGCTTCCAGTGTGAATTTTGATGGGTTCAAAAGAATCCAGTCATCGCCACTATAAACATACAAGCTGTCTGGACGCAGGTAGTAAATCTTATTAGACAAAGGAGCCAGCGGAAGCGAGCTTACGATCTCCAAGTCTTTGCTGATTTGAATTCGTCTTGTGCCGATATCTCGATAAGTGCTTCCAGTATCAGTACATACGATCAGTTGGCCGTCAATCACAGGAGCTTGATCCAGCTGAGACTGTGCGACCTCGCGTAATGATAAATTTGCCATACTCAACTCCTTTGCTTAATAAGATTCACCACACAGCGTCATTGCCATGTGGTGAAACAAATCAATTAGCCATCAAGGGATTTCCATGTAATAGCGCCTTCCAGCACCTGCACACGGCCATCCATAGTGGTGTTCAGACCATTTGCATAAGTCTTTGCACTAGCCAGAGCGTTATCAGCCTTAGTGGTTGCATCATCGGCGGCGGTAGAAATTGCCTCAGCCTTCGCAGCAGCCAGCTCATCCTGTGTGGGCTTTGCATTCCAAGCCTTGCGCTCGTCAGCAGTGATGTGCTTCACAGCGTCCTTGATATGCTCGTCCAGCTTGTCATTAACGACCTTAACCTTCGCGTCTGCTTCAGCCTTGGTGTAAGCGTCAGGCACTGCAACATACAGACCATCTTCCTCAACGGTGATGCTATTATTGCCCTTGGTAGACACACGCACATTGACAGAGATCTTATTGTCATCAGAGACAGTGACCTCAGCAGTAGGAGTGACCACACCAACGTAGATATCGATCAGAGCGCCAACAGGGATCTTCACGACCTCGCCAGTGGTGATAGTCAGCTCGATCTCGTGGGTCTTTGTGTTGTAGGTACCGGTCTTCACAACCAGATCCTTACCCAGATTGATCACCAGCTCATCGCCGCCAAACACAGGCAGCTTGATGGTGCGGGTCTCTGCATCATATGTGGGATCATGGGTTAGGCCGCTCATCACGGTGGGAACAGGAGCGCCGTTCTTTGCCACACTCAAAGTGCCGGTAGCAGGGGAGTAGGTGACATCCGTAACGAACAAACCTTCCTTGCCCTCGGTTGCGGCGATCTTTGCATTCACATAGTCAGCCACAGCCTTGGTGGTGGGCAGATTGTCATCGCTTGCATCCGCATTGGGAATCTCAGTCACAACGGGGCGATTCAGCTGTACGAACTCAGTACCATTCCAAATGTGGAAGGTATAATCAGTCATACGGATATACAGCAGACCCTGAATCTGGCCGCTTGCAGGCAGAGCGCTCACCAGCTTGCAGCTCTTGGTGTACTCATCAGTACCCTTGAAAATCTGGCGCGTGTCTGTAATAAAATACAATGTGTTGGCATCTTTGGTAGTCAGCTTATCATAATTCGCTTTTGTACCGTAGCCAAAATTTACATTAGCCATCTTTGCCTCACTTTCTTAAAACTCTTGCCAAACAAAATTTGTCGGCTCAACGTAAAAAGGCTCAATAGAAAAAAGCCCCGTGGCTTCGCTTTGTTGAACGATCCACGGAGCATATTTACCATTTTCGTCTTTCACCATAACGGTTTGACCTGCATAAGTGTCTTCCGTCTCATTTAGTTGCTCGTTTGCTTCAGTAACGCTGGCGAAGCAACGATTGCGGGGACGAATCTTTTGAACGGATAGGTCATCACGCACATACATGAACTCCGAGGAATCCTTTGTGATGATCATATCCCTGCCGTCCAACATTCCCAGCGCAATCGCAGCTTCTACATCTTCGGCGTTACCATATCCAAGCTTGGAATATTTAGCCTGTGCCATCTTTGCCTCCTTATAAAAGAAGCGGATGGCTTAGAACGGAACCACCCGCAAACTACCGTCTTCAGTTTCGACGCTCTCCTGAGTAATCTTGACCGCACTACCGATGGGCTTACCGTTGGCCAGCAGCTGCAGGGTATGGTCGTCGTTGTAGCTCAGGTCATCAGCCTTACCATCCAGAATAGCGTTGTTACGATCACTCAGTGCCTTGATCTGTGCATTCAGTGCGATAATGCGCTGGTCAAGTGCGCCCAGGGCCTCATCAGGAACAATGTCGCTCCAATTCTGGATGGGAACAACAGTGATCACGCCGGGGCCAACTTTGCGCACATGCTGAACAGTCGTGCCATCTGGGTCCATTGTCACATCAACGAATGTCAGCTGGATCTGGATATCGCCCGGCTCATTGGTCAGGTTGGTGTCGATAGGCAGCTTATACTCCAGCTTGTTCTTATAAAGCTCTTCTGATTTCTGCAGAATTTCTGTCTTATATCGCTTGCTGATTGGCAGAACGTACTCAAGCATCACTGTGAATTCACTCATGTCAACATCCTTGTATGTAGTGTCAGCCAGAAAATGGAGGGTATCCACCTGCTTACTGCGTTCCATAATGCGTTCCCGCTTGCTTACGGTCAGTGTATTATCCTCATTGATCAAAAAGGTATACATATCACACCTCCTTCCTGATGATATACAGATACTCGTCCTTTGAGATTTTGTGTCCAGCAAACAGATTGTCCAGGAGCTTGTCCTGAATCATTCCGCCATTGTACAGCCGATGCATACTCTCAACGAACTCGCTATACTTCTTCTCGTCACTCATAGCAGCCCTCCTTGAATCAAACTCAAAGTGTAAGCATCAATAATAGCCTCAGGTGTTTTACCACCCAAGGCTTTCAGCTGCTCATATTCATACAGGTCAATTTCCTGCAGTTCCACGGTGTCATACTCTGGGCAGGGAATGAGATAATACCCATCCACATGCCAGATATGATTGCCGTCACTGCTGATAATTCCCTGTGCATCATCCTCCAAGCAGTTCACCATAATGTCGTGCTTGGGCTGATACTTTACAAAGCGCAGGTGGTCAAGAGCATCGATCACCCGGCCATTTTTCAATACCTTGTAGTACACTCTCAACACCTCCTTAAACGCTGAACATCAAGCGGATACCCTGTTCGTTATTTGCAGGAGTAAATCCGTAATATTCGCCAGTCACAGTCACAGACCAGAAATAGCTGCCATACTGAGCATTCGGGCTTCGTGTCCAATATGCGGCAGGATTACCATTCTCGTCATTGCAGATGCGGCTGGTATTATCAGTCATAAAGCTGATCGCCGTACCTTCGTAAATATAAGGCTCAACATTCTGAGAGGGGAACAATTCGGCCACAGAGGGCAGATAGAAATAGCTGTCCGCAGTCACAACTTCGCTGCTCTTATCACCAATGGTACTGCCAACCTTGACCTGTTTGATGATCTGTTGCCAGCCAATCGGGAGAGCTTCCAGAATACGACCGTCAAGGAATGTACGGATATTCGCATCTGCCCAGCCGCCAGTGTTGGTGGAACCAGTATTCAGAGCCATCTTCTGACCAAGCAGTCCAGCCTGAATAAAGGTGATAGAACAACGCTTGTTTGAATTGTCGCTCAGGTAATACCGTTTGAAGCCACATGCCTCGAAGGTGAAGTCCTCATGTGTCCATGCGGCCAACTTCCGGCAGGCAGCGTCGCCCAGATCGGTATACCAGAGCTTGCCCCAGTAGATTGTGCCTTTTGCGTAACGCTCGTAAGCGCCGTCGTCTGCCTTAGCACAACCAAACACCAAGGTGGCATTTGTCTGTGTAGTGCGAGTACGATTCAACTGAATATAGCCGATTTCAGCAGCAGTGGTATTCGCCGCATAAACATGGATGCCGTTTTCGCCCTTGGTGTGGCGCAGAACGATCATATCACGAGCACCCAGATGAGCGCCGTTTGTGGATTCAGTACCCCAGGCAACCTTAGAGCCATTGTTGACCCAGAAGCGGAAACCATTCATGCCGTTGGTCTGGAAGCACTGAGCAATCACAGAGTTTGCGGCAGAATCTTCGTCGATTCGATAGTCCAGTGCCATAACCCAGCTACGATCCTCAGACAACAGAGATACGCCGGTATCGACATAATTTTTGCCAGTAAAGATCTTCGGCTCGTTGAACAGAACTTTCTCTTCCACATCGCTAAAGGTGAAGTCATTGCCCATCTTGATGGTGATAGCGTCTTTGTCAGAAACAACACTCTGCTCCAGATTCACCTTGGTCATGGCATAAATCTCAACAGGGCGTAGGTCACTCAGCTGCTTGTCTCTGAAATAACCGCTGACGTATTCGCATATATCGTAAACAGCATTGATATCCTTGTCGCCATTGACATAGCCGCCCTTGTCCCAGCCGCTGAACAGATAATACTTATAAGCAGTCTCTTCGCTAGTATAGGTCGGAGTGTCGCCATCGTACAGAACCATAGAGCCATACGGAGCAGTTGTCTGCTGTAACACAGCGCCGCGATTCATATAGCGCACCCGATACTGACGCACGGATTCATCGTACACGGCAGTAACAGTCTGGTTATCAAAGACAGGAGTAAACTCAGTGTCCCAGCCGCTGAATGTAAACACGGTGCTGATGGTACTCGGGAAGGTAGGTGTCGGTATCGGATTGTCAGAGCGGGTCACAGGGTCAACTGCACGCTCGCCCTTGTCAATATACTGGATATCCAGAACAGTGCCATCCTTATTCACGAACTTCCAAGCGTACTGATTGATCATGGTGTTGTAAGTGATCTCCAAGTCAGGCCAGCGCTCAGTGTACAGCAGCTTCTCACGCTCACGGATAATAGGCACATGCACTTTGCCTTCCACAACGGAATTGTCAGTGTTGTAGCCGTTTTCATCAAGACCGCTCATTGCGTACAGGCGATTCAGCAGGGAAGTATCAGCCAGTTCCCAATCAATACCGGTAATACGCACACGGTTCAGGTTGGTGCACTTGTCCAGCATATCTTTCAGATCGATGGTTGCACACTTCTCAACAGTCAGCGTAGTGATATTGGTGTAATCCTCAACCGTCAGGTCAGTCAGATAGTTCAGGTTCTTTGCGGTCAAGCTGGCGATTGCAGGCAGATGAGCGATTTTAATCTTGCCTCCGCTTGCAAAGGAGACACCGGTAATACCAGAGCCGTCAGCATAGAACTCGGTCAGGCTTGTACATCCGGTCAGACCAATAGACTTCTTCAGGTTCGGCACGTTCTGCAGGTTCAAATGTTCCAGCAGAGTGTTATTACCAACAGCGAAATCGGTCATGTTCGTATTCTTATAGCCGCTCACACCGGAACCAACTTTCAGTTCAGTCAACTTAACACCGTGGCTGAAGTCAACATAGCCGGGATAGAAGCCAGAGATATCACCAATGCTCTGAATGATAGAAGCATTATAGATATAAACTTCAGTATCGTTCATTGCGGTGATCGGGCATTCAATCGTATAGGTCTGTCCGCGCTTGCCACGCACCTTCACAGGGTTAGAGCCATACAGAACAGAGACATAGGTATCAGCGTAGGGTGTGATATGGAATGTGCCATCCGGCTTCACGCCAGTCCAGTTGGTAGGAGTATAGCCACGAATGGTCATATCATCACTGGTTGCAACAGAACCGGAATACTTAGATGCCATGTATTTTTCCTGATAACGCTGGAACTGCCGACGTTGGTGACGCTTGTTGCCATGCATCATAGGCAGATAGCTAGTGGTATTGATGGTAGGATCTTCGTAGGTGCGGAAATATTTGCGCCGCATATCCATGATCCAAAGCTTTTCTGGCTTCACATCCTGATATTCCTCGAACTTTTTCAAAATACGAGTCGCACTCCATGCCAGCGCATTCTCACGGTTGCGGAACATCGCTGCCATCTCATCGGGGAACAGGTCACGCAGCTTGCACCACAGCTTGGAATCCGCAGCGTTAAACACATTCTTTGTGCCGATAGTATCAGTGTCCTCATAGCCATAAGTCAGAGTCAGACCACCCTCGTTATCATTGCCCATGGCGGTATCGTTATCGTAGTCAAAGCAGAAGTCCCAGTGAACCAGATCGCTGGTGTGCGGGAACACGTTCTTTGCACGGTTATCAACCATGGTGTGACGCTCAGTAAACAGATAATGGAAAATAGCAGAATCCAGATCGAAGTGATCCTTGAAATGTGCCTTGAATTCTTCATCATCCGCATTCACCACCCAGTTCTGAGCTGTAATCCACGCCTGTTTGCCAGCCTCGATCTCTTCCTCAGTGCAGGCAGGGTTACTGTAACGGAACTCAAAGGAGTGATCGCCGTCCCAAGTTTCCTGTGAGAAATCGCCGCTCAGGAAGCGGGTTTGCTCATCGGCGTTGTTGTCGATCTCAACAATAAATTCCTTATGATTCTCGGGGTCCATACCCATCGTATCATTGTTCTTTTTGGAGTTGCCAATATCGCCGCAGGCATAGAAGTGCCACTGACCATCGTTAAATACGGTCGCATTGGTGGTATCGGTCTCCTGAATAAACACGACACAGGGATAGAACGCCATTGTATCACGCACTTTGGGATTATCCTTCTTAGCCTGACGCACATAGGGGTTGAACTCATTAAAATCGTTTGCCAGCAGGGCGTTGTTTGCATTCTCAGAGGAAGCAACATTGACTTTGATGTTAAAATACTTCTCAGGAACACTATTTTCGGTCAGTGCATAGGTGTCACCGGTAGTGTCGTCACCAAACGTAAAGCCGCCCTTGCAGTTGATATCAATGTTTCGGGCAGATGCGCCATAGTGGTCGGAGCTGGTGCCTTGACCCTTGTGAGAGCCGGTAGCAGTCCAGTTATCCTCCTTGGCACGACCATTCTTATAGATCTGCTGGATCGTAGTGTTGGCGACTTCGTTCTTCTTGCCGGTGGTGAAAGTAGGTGCTGAGATCTTGATGATACGCAGATCAGGGCACTTCTCTGCCAGCAAGTCAGGGGTCAGTTCGCCGCTCGCATCCGTAATGTCGTTGCGCATATAGCGAGAGACCATCTCTTCGGCGTTCTTCGCATCGGCAATAAAGTTGTCCAGAATCTCATCATCCGTCAGGTTCATGCCGTAGCTCTTCATGCGGTACACGATAACGTCACAATCGTCAGAGCCAATAGTAATGCCAACGGGAGCAGCCTGAGTAAAGCTGTCGCTGGTGTCATACAGTTCAACACGGCAGGGGATACCGTCACACCACAGAACCATCTCGCGGAACTGCTTGTCCGGCAGAATATTGAACTCGAACTCAAGGAAATCGTCCTCACAGATGGGCAAATCAATACTGTTCTGATGGCTGGTCAGCGTAACTTTCTGAGCCTGAATGTTCAGACCAACACCGCCATTCAAGCAAGTCACGGCAGTAGCATCATAGTTGCGGACGTTCGTGGTCTTAAACACCAGCTTGAAATTCTTGCCGCTCTTTTTTGCATCGTCTGCGAAAAGCTTATAGCTGATGGTGGCGGTCGTACCAGCCTTTACACAGAAGTAGGTGTCGCCATCTTCGTCGATCTGGTAGCCACCGTTCACCCAGTCAAAGTTGTCGCTGACAGTCATCTTATTGCTGCCGGAACTCCACAGGCGGTTCACGTCTGCGTTGCTGCGGCCAGCTGGGTTAAAGTCCAACATCAGACCGGTTTTAACTGGCTCAATGGTGATACCCAGGTCTTCGATCTTTGCGGTGATGCTCTTAATAGTAGCGCCGCAAGTAATGGTCAGAGTGTGGGTGCCAATATCAGAAGATTTAAAGCTCCAAGTCTGAGCAGTACGACCAACAGTCAGTGTAGAAGTCTTAATGCCGTCAACTTCAAGCGTAATGCTTGCAGTAGAAGAGGCCGGGTTATAGACAGTGTAAACAATGCCAGTGGTACTGTACTGTTTTGCGGTGAACTCCTTTGTGGCGCAGCTGATGATCGGTGTGTTATTGCCTTCTTCTGCCCACATGATATCTTTATAAATGGTATTGCTGGTCACAGCTTTGCCATTGATATTTGCAGTCATGGTCACTTCCAGCAGGTGAGCGCCGTGTCTCTGTGCCGGAATCGCATAGGTCATCTGTCTGCCGGTAACCGCAGTTGTAACACTACCAAGCTTTTTGCCATCCAGAGTAAAGGAAACGTCCTTATTGATATTTCCGTATGGAGTAAAACGGAAAGTAACTTCACCACTATAAACCAGAGAATCATCGAAGATACTCTCCAGATAAAACTCGACAATATTGATATTCCAAGTCTTTGAACCCATACTGCCAACGGAGTCAGTAACCTGCAATTTGATCTTGTTGTCGCCATTGTGCAGATACTGAGTGATGTCGAAGCTGTTCTTTCCCTGGTAGACAGTCGAAGTGGCGACCTTTGTATTTCCAACGTACCACACGCCAGTAGCATCGCCAGTGTCTTCGCCAGAGTTGTCCACAGAAGTAAAGTTGAACTCGACAGTTGCGGTGTCACCCTTAACAACAGCGATAGAAGACTCTCCAATACGCTCAATGGTGATTGTAGAGGTACTACCACCGCCACCGCCGCCACCTTCAATAATAACAGTGGTCTTGACCGTGCCGTTCTCCAACAGGTTCAGCTTAGAATCTTCATAAGTGATATCGTACTCGCGACCAGAATTCTCATCAGGCTTAAAGTCTTTCAAGGTTTCCTGAATCTTGGCGATATCCGCATTGGCCAGATCAACAGAAGTCTGAATGCCGCCAACCGTATTCTTCAGGCCGCTCACATCACTGGATAGCACGTCAACGGTCGTCTTGTCTGCTTTCTTATCAAGCAGTGCATCAGTAGCTTCCTTATTATAGTAGGAGGACTTCAGTGTCTCCGGCAGGTCGCCAACACTGTTCTTCAGTTCCTGCACGGCGGCATCATTTGCGGTCTTGTATTCAGTCAGCTCAGTCTGAACAGGGGTCACAGCAATGCTGATCTTATTGTCCACAATGCCGTTGTACATGCTTACCCACTCAGCAGAAGGGTCAGTGTTCAACTTGATCTTTGTGATTTCTTCAGCACCATTCAGGAACGTCAGAGTGCGAGTATCGTTGTCATACTGCACATTGAAATTTGCCAGACCATCCACGGCGGCAATCTCACCACGCAGCATCGTAACAAAGCCATCAACCTCGTCCTTCTTATAGAACTGCGCTAGCTTTTCATCCACACTTGCAACTGCATTCTTTGCGTCCTGTGCGCTCTTCTCAGCAGCGGTTGCGGCAACCTGTGCTTCGCCAACTTTTTGACTCATTGTTGCCAGGAACTGGGTATACCAGTCATTGCCACTCGGATCAACCATCTGCTTGCCGGTCAGCGATTTCAGCACATTCAGTCGGCCATTCGGGCGGGTGCGCCACAGGTAGCTCTTGGTGGTGCTTGTATTCGGGACATTCACAGCACCGGATGCCATGATCTCAAACTGCAGCTCGCCATCTTTTGCAGTAGCATCATTTGCTACCAGCCAGTAGAAGCGGATCTTGGTATTGCTGTAGCTCACGTTGATAGGGGAAGCGTAATTCTCTTCTCTGTCTGCGTTCAGGTAGTGGATCTGAATCGTCATCTGAAGCAGGTCAATACCGTCGTAGTAACGCGGCATTTCAAACGGAATAACCTGCGAGTTGGATTCCTGTGTGATATTGATCTGATTTGCATCCAGCTGAATATCTTTGTTTTTGTCGATGTAAGACCACTGGTCATCAGAGTAATCAGCAAACCAGGTGTAATTGCCACTACGCTCAAATGTTTCTTCTCCGTTATCATCATACACGGCAATTTGGTCTTCGTCATTTAATTCCAGAGTTGCGACATCTATATCATCAACAGAAACATTTGCGGGGCTTGCGGCTTTTTTCGCAGCCAACCGCTTAGATTCTCCAAAAGATAGTGCCATTTGCTCACTCCTCTCTTATTGTTCGTCTGCCGTAGTGGCAGTTAATTCGGGAAAATATTTATCAAACAAATTGTCCTGATAGAACGTATATTTGTTGTTTACGATATAAGTGTAATAGGGATAATAGCGGCTCATAGAAAGCGACATCGTGCCTTCACCCAGATTCATAGAAATGCTCTTGATGATCCAATCCACGGGGGTCTTACCGCCCAGATATTTGGCAGCATACTGGATCTTTTCATTCACGTCGAGCCACGGAACCAGTCGCGTGGTCACACTCAGGCCGTCGGTCAGGCGGGCACGCTTCCACAGTTCGTATTGACAAACTTCCATGGCTGCGTCATCCGTGGTGTAATTCTCGTAGTCTCCACCCGATAGAATCTCAGTTCTACGACCAATCTTTTCAATGGATAACCTTGCATTGTACAGGTCATCAATATTATTCGGGTCATTCACACAGATAAAAGCCATATTGTCGCAGTTATCTTCTGCCTTTTGAGCTTCGATCTCTTTGGTAGCCGGGATTTCATCCACCAGTTTTGCCATAGCGTGGCTCTGCTGTTGACCCAAAAAGTAAATGCGGCCAGTATTCGGATTCCACTGGAGAACATAATACTTTGTAGCCTTAATACATCCTGGGTCTTGAATGATATCTGAACCATTGGCATCAGTCAAAGAACGATACAGCGTGCTGGTCTTTGTCTCAGAGCCAACTTGTTCATTACCGTCTTTATCCTTGTACTTCCATGTAAATGTCAACACAACTGTCATAGCGCCACTTGTTACGTTGCCATTTTTGTCCGTCTTGGCAGCTTCAACATTTGCAGGAGCTACAAAAGATACTTTCGTTTCACTTTTCCATGTTGATTCGGTTGCGTTCAATACAAGGTTGATTGTCTTATTTGTTCCAGACCATCCTTTTAAAGTGGCTGCTCCATCCGCTTCAATCGTCGCACCAAACACTTCAACGCAATTTCGGACAGCGGCATAATCCACCGTGGCCGATTCGCCATCGTTTGTCACAAGCTTCTCGAATATTTCTGGATCAAGCACAGGCGGGTCGTCAAATCCACTGGGAATTTCTTTGCATACAAACACATCATCGTCAAAATACATCTCAAACGGATAATACAGGTCACGCAATTCTGAGAGAATATCCCAAACAGTTGAACCGGTATCATAATCTAAGTCATGTGGAACAGTGCGGCTCCAATAGTCGATGGAATATTTCTTAAACTCCGTCTCATCTCTCAGCACCGCCCAGATGGCATCACCGATACGAGTGCCTTTCTCAATGCGATGTGTGCCACCAACCAGCTGTCCACCCAGATCTCCATTGATACGAGAAACCAAGTCAACACAGCTTGCCTGCACAGTGTTTTCTGTTGCGCTATATGTAAAGCCATTGGATGTAAATGTATAGCACCCCTCGTTGTACCAATAGATTTTCACACCATTAACATAAGAACTGTCAGCTGAATTGGAATAGCTAAGGAACAGGTCGTTATACAGCTCATTCAGCTCGGTCTTTGTATCAATCACTTCTGCTTGAATGTCGTGCATGGAATGTCCTGCAAACACACTGGTTTTTCCGTAGGTCTCCCTTAATTCGTCCTCGCTCTAACCGGCAATAGCAGAAACATCCACCTTGCCAAGTGTAACTCCGTTCAGAACCATACCTTCAACAGCAGCAATCATCCCATGGACATGCATTTTGTTACCATACACGAAACTATCGATGCCTGACTTATCTACCTCAAGGATATTAGCAGGGGAGAGACCGCCGCTCATTGACTTCGCTTTTATTGCCACAGCATCCAGATAAGCATAGATATCATCCTCCACAAGCGGCACAAGTCCATCTTTGGTCTGCAGCATCGGTGTAAATGCGATATAAGGGCCATCTTGACAAATTGGGTCATCACTTCCCAAAACTGTAGAGTAATCACCAAGTTTGGTGTACCATTCCTCTGCTTCAGCTGGGTCATCCGGTGGCGTGCCGTCATTGATCTGGTCAAAGAACGTATGATACTTTGAGATATTGGCTCGTGTCCACACCAGCACATCTCGATTCAGATTGTCGATATTGCCGTATTTTGCATAGCCTCTATTTGTGATGTCCTGAATCAAATCATCATAATTCGTCGCAGCGAGCTGATAATCCGCATTTTCCCTGATCATCTCGTCAATACTCTTTGAAGCACTGATTTTCGACATTCCTCTTCCTGACAGACCAATGAATACACGCACATTTTTACTGATCCAATCCTCTTCCGTTAGGCTGGAAATGCCGCTCTTCTTACCCAGATACAGGGTCACATTAAAGGTTCGCCGCACATCAGATTCTGAGTCGATAGAAATAGAACCATCGATCACAAGACCTTCCAAACTATCAATTGTAATAAAATCTTTGTTCAGCATATCAATGCGGCAGTAAATATTAGATGAATGATTGTTCAATAGCGCCAGGTCTGCGTCAGTCGGAAGATATGTCATACGCTGCCTCCTGGCTGATAATCACTCAGCCCATTGTTATACATGTCGCTCTCACTCTCTGCGTCACCGAGCTCCACAAAGTCGAACTCCAATACGCCCTTATCGTAATGATCAGAGCAGGAGATAGAAACATTGCCATTGACACCCATTAGCCATCTGCGGCCATCAAACATCTTCAGTAGCTTCGCACTGCCGTTGGTTAGCCATTCGCTCAGTTCATCACGAAACGCATTGCCGCCATTGATATCAAAGTCTTTCATTGTGTTATCAAAACGGATGCCAACACCAGAGAAGTGGCCGCTGTAATAATTGGCTTCACTGCCAGCAAACAGATACGGGTATTTACTTCCCATCGTCTCGACAACTGTAGCAGAACGTACCTTCTCAACATTGTCCACTTTCGGTTCAAGGAAGATATGGTAGGTCTTATTGCCGTCAGTGATCACTGCACCGTCAAAGTCGCTCACAACGCTGGCCTTCGCATAGCCAAGCTCAATGCCATTTGCAACGGGAGCTACGGCGTACTCATAGTCGGTCTTGCGGCCAATGGCGTACAGGTCGGTATAATCGATCATCACATAACCATCGTCAGCGCTGTACATATAAAAGTCATTGAAGTCTTTTGTCTCCAAATCCTGATTCTTTGTTGCCGATACCTCAACACGATAGTATTTCATGTTGTTCAAGAAGGTCTCAGAGAACCACTCCTTGTATTCGCTGGAACTTCTGAATTCGTCGGTCGATGTAAAATCACTTGATGCCTTGATGAATTTGCGGTCAGCGGTATATGCAATCAAACAGAACGCCTTGTCCTCAGATTTGAACTGGAAAGAAAGAACTCGATTTTTGTCGATATAATCCGAGGTCACTGCCTTATAGTTGCCCATCGGCTGACCGGTCGTTTTATTGATGTGAAGGTTTGACCAGCCCATCTTCATAATGACATGATTCAAGTCGATCTCTTCCTGATAAAGCGAAGTCCATATTGCTGCGCCTTTCTTGCGCCGCTTGATCCGCAAGGCATTTGCACCACTGCTTCTTGTCAGGAAATACTGTGCGTGCATACTGATATTAGCCATACGATAATTATTCTGCACGGTGAATTCTACGTCATCCACATACTCTGGATAGTCAGTTCGGAACGCCTGCAAGCCAGTGTCCAGCTGATAGCCGCCAACAGATTCTGCCGTCGCTCTCAGATAGTACAGGGTATGGTTATCCAGTCCATCGATCTGAAACCCCTTCAATGAGTCGCGATAATAGTAGCTCACTGACTTTTTCAGCAGCTCGCGATTCGCATCATAAAGCTAGAATTCATAACGATTTACAGATTCACCCTCCGATACCTTATACTTGTAAGAGAACTCAAAGGAATAAGAAGGGTAGGGGATAGTAGTCACGCCAGAAGAACTCAGGTCGTTCAGTTTGATTGTTGGTTCCTCGTGACAATAAAACAACAGTTTGTCAGAGTATTCTGAAAACAGATTCGTGCCCTTCAGTCGGCATCGAATAATCATATAGTACGGATCTTTGCGGTTCTCAAACGTGCCTGCCGGAATTGTAAAATATCGTGCCAGACCAGTGCCACCGGCAGGGAATGTACCAAACTTATACACGCCTTTTGAAAGCATATCACCCTGCAAAATACTGCCCGTCGGAGTATCGAAGACGATAAGAGCAATGATATCAATGTCTGCGTATGCGGCAAACTGAAATGTATGATCCTTTGTGGCATCAAATGCGCCGATTTTAGATAGAATTGGTTTCAAGTTATCACCTCCGAATTATCCTTCGATATATAGCAAAGCTCACCATTGGTATTCACAGCCAGATTCAATGCGGCCAGAAAATTGTCAACAGTGATTTCTGAAATCGTTTTATTGATATCTGATACGTTCGTTTTCAGGGTCGAGATGTTTGTATTTGCAGCCGAAATCTTGCGTGTCACATCTTGATAGTGATTAGATTCAGCCGTTTTTGCGTCATCAAGGTCTGTCCTCAACGAAGTAATATCAGAAGCATTTTTCTCAATGTTGCTTTTATTGTCGTATACTTGTTTCTTTGTGGCGGTATAGTCTTTGTTTGTGAAATCACCAAAATTATCATTGAAGCCATTCATCGAGCGCCACAGACTAGCTACATCGTTGGCTTCTTTTGTCTCAAGAGCGCCAACACGTTCAACCGCTGCGTTTGCAGTCGTATCATCCGTGTACTTTGTCGCAACAGCCCAGTCGCTGAATGTCCATTTTTCAGTTTCGCCCCTCGCGGTAGTACAAATATACAATGCACCACCGACACCGCCATAAATCCATAGATCATTCACATCGTATGGAGCAGTCGGTGTGTCAGTAAAAACACGGACTTTTTCTGTTGCAAGATCTCGTGCGGATGTTGCCATCGACAGTGCATTGATAACACCGGCGTCCACAATCTCCATCCAGAAATATTGCTGTTTATCCTGGTCATATACCCAGCGATAGCAAATACCAGTCCTTTTATCATAGTAGATGTCGTTGACGTGTGCTTTTTTCTCTTCATCTGTTTTCCAATCCGAAGCAGGGTAGTTGTATGTATGCGGATGACCATTTCTGTACCAAGTATTGATGGTATTTCGCAGCTGACCCTGAACAGTATCTTCTGTCTGTTGGGATTTGTCTTTCATCGACTCAAACTCGGCGTTCAAGCTATCGACACCGGTCACCAGAGATTTCACTGTCAGAATTTCAACGCTGGTATTACTCTCCGATACGATCAGGTTACGAAAGTTGCCCTGCAATGCAGTTACAACAACCTTCTGGCCTACAATATAGTCATGGTTTGTTACAATGCCGTACTCGCCACCGAATACAGCAATTTTATAGTGCTGGTCTTCTTTTTCTGTAATCACTCCATAGGCGGACACGTCAAATTTTGCATTCTTTACAGCGCGTTCAGCGGCAGAAGTCACCACCTCGGCCAGCACATCAATAGCTGATTTATCTGCCATTTCTTTTCCTCCTAATCAAAAATAAAAGCCGACCCGCTAGGCTATCCTAGTGGTATCGGCTGTAAAAGCTATTACTTACCGCTTGCTTTGCATTTGAGCAACCTTAGTCGGTAACTTCTGTTTGATTTCATTCGCCAGAGCGTCAGAGCTGCCAACAGGATTCGTGATAATAATATCGCCAATCGAAGTTGTAACATCTCCACCGCCACCCTGAACAATCGGCTGAGAACCGTACTTTGCCATCTGCTTCTGGAACCATGCATCCGGGTTGCCACCCATCTCGAACAGGCGAGAGGTGATATCAGCAGGGACAACACCGTCGCCGGTTTCAAGATAGGTATAGCGCCCAGATTGCGGCTGACGAACCAGCATCTCAGGACCCTGCTCGTCAACGTTAGCAAAATTAGACTTCTTTATTTCCTTTGTGCCACTTGCAAAACCAAGTAATGATCCAAGGAACTTAAACGGTGCTGTAACAACATCGGCTATGCCTTGGCCAACGCCTCTAATGAACTGCCCGGCTCCTTCCGCAATATTCTCAAGAGCCCCTTTCTGTTTAGCAGGCTGTTGAGCAGTTTGTTGTTGCTGTTGTGTCTCTTGCTTTGCCTTCTCCGCCTTTGTAGCGACAGCTTCAAATGCATCACCTGTGGTCGCCAAATCGTTTTTGATCGATGTAACGGCAGCTGTACATCCGGCCTTGATGGCGTTGTAAGACTGATCCATCACCCACTGCATATTGTTTGCTAAATTCGTAGCGCCAGGTTCTACATTCTTCCACGAATTATCTGCATCCGTTTTCAACTGACCATTCTCACCGAATGTATCAGAGCTCGAAGAATCAATCTCGGCATAACCATCTTTCACGGTTCCTTGAGTCATGTCTGCCAGATTAGTTACGCCAGCCTCATTCATGCTCCAACTATTGTCAAAGCACGCACGCATATCGTACATCAGTTTCTGGGTGTCTTTGCTGGTGTCAGCCCATGCTTGCTCCATTGTCTTTTGAACATTGGTGCTCAGGGTTTTTACACCGCCACCAACCTTACTCCAGCTGTGACCGAATGCTTTAGAGATCTCATTCATGGCCTTATTTGTGCTGTCAACAGAAGACTTATAAGATGCATTCAGCTTATCCGCAATCTCCTTAGACATATCGCCTGAAGTAGAAGCCAGGCTGTTCCATCCGCTGGTATAAATCTTTTGCAGCGAATCAAACATCGTGTTGGTGACATCTTCAACCTGTTCGGCGCTCAGACCGGTATTCTCATTCAGTGCATCAAAGGTGTTGTTTACCAGCTCATTCATCTTCTCAGACATCTTTTTGCTGGTTTTTTCAATATCCTTTGTGTCCAGACCGAGCTCGCCAACTACAGACTTCCAGCTGGACTCAAAGTTACTCGTCATAGACGAAATTTGGCTCTGAGCCGCCTTCTTTGTGTTGCTGGTGGATTCTGTCACCGTCTTAGAGGAGTTGATCTTGCCAACCGTAGACATACGATATGCAGTCTTAGTGGCCATATAAATCATGCTTTGAACGGCAGCAATGATCGGATTATCACTTTTCCTGAAGATATCAGAGAGTCCAGACATGAACTCGTTTGTATCACCAAGGATCTCATCATACTCGCTCTCGAAAATTGAGCCAACACCAGCGGCTGCGGCAGCTGCTGCACCACTCAATTGAGCATTCGGACCTTGGGCACTCATACCAGCACCGGCAGCGGCACTACCAGTCACTTCGGCCAAGCCCTTTGCCAGCCAGCCCTCGGGGTCAGCGCCAATCGCCATCAGGTTGTCGGTTTCCTTTGCAGGAATAACACCGTCGCCCTTTTCAAGGTAGGTCATGCGTCCCTGGTCTGGGTTACGAACAATCAGCTCTTCGCCCTTTTCATCAACGTTTGCAATCTGGCTCTTCTTAACGCCACGAGTACCCTTTGCATATTTCTTTGCTTGGAATGCGGGAGTAGGTTCATCAACCTGTGTATTGGAAACATTACTTGCAATCGAAGCAATCGTAGCAATTAGAGCAACTGCACCTGCAACAGCTGCGGCGGCAGCAATCCAACCAGCGATAGGAATGGAAGAAAGAGCAGCAGCAATCGCTTGCATCATAGCGGCCATTGCACTGCCAACGCTAGTCACCAGAGTACCAAGTCCGGCGAAGATAGAAGGGAAGAAGCTTACAACGCCAGACGAGATGGCACTACCGATAGACTGTGCGCCAGCCGCAATTGGGCCAAACATACTTCCGACGGTCTCAACAATGCCATTAAGACCAAGCCCTGTCTGACTGTTCAGCAGACCAAATCCTTCTGTGAAGAACGAACCAATGTCACTAAACATCAACCCGGTTTTCTCAGAGATAGATGTCTATGCACCTGAGAAGAATTTACCGATACTGCCAAGATTGTCTTTCGCAGCACCAACCAGTCTCTCAAAGAATCCACCAGATACACGCTGAATGTCGCCGGTATTCACCTTTATTGTGTTGCCAAGAATATCCAATGTCGCAGTGGTGTCTGATTTTAGTGCGGCAGAACCAGCCCTGTTCTTACCAGTGATCCAATTCCAACCGTCAGAAACCACCTTGGCTGCCCCATCGAACATCTTCTTGAAACCGCCACCAAGATCAAAGTCACCGCTTTCGCCAGTGAACATGTTCTTGATCTGGTTGAAAAGTCCAAAGATTCCACCGCCATCAGTGCTTACGCCGCCAGAAGTGAAAAATGTTATAACGTCGTTAAGCGTTTTTAGTGTGTTGATTAGCTTTTCGAGATTTGTAATAGCATCACTGACATTAGTAACAGACTGAATGTCACGCATATTGTCTAGGATACTATTCTTAAAGCCATCATAGTGACCTTCCATCTGCTCAAAGGTCATGGCCTCGAACTCTGCGGTGTATTTTAGCTTCTTCTGATAATCATCCCAACTGGTGCCGATAAGATTATTGGCTTCCTGAACTTTATCCTTGAGCTTGTTTAACCTGTCAATTTCATCTTTCTTCTTATACTCGCGTTTCTTGTCAGATAGGTTTTGCCCAGCTTCACGAACGGCATTTTCATCTGCTTTCCATACGAAGCCCTGACCTCTGCCGCCATATACATGGACAGTCTTATTGGCCTTTGCACGCTCGTATTCATCCTGAAGTTTTGCCAGTTCTATTGCTCGTTCCTGTGCATCATTCTCTTCGTTAAGGGCTTTAATTCGTTTATCGATAACGTCAATCCAAGCATCACCCTGAATCTTTAGGTCATTCGATTTGATCTCGTTGAACTTTTCAAATACACCAATTAGGTCACTCAGGAGGCTCTTAATATTTCCGAGTGTTGTCTCGAAGTTTTTAGCCTTATCTTCTGCGCTTGTAAAGCCATCACCGGATGCAATTACAGCATCCCTCAATTCACGAAGACGTTGAGCAAGTGCTTTTGTTTCGTCTGCGGCATCATACTCATCAATCATTGCGTTCAGTTTTGCAATGAAAAGTTCCTTATATGCTTCTGTATTGAACTTCAGCTGATTACCTTCAAGACTCAAACACTTAATGTAATCATCATCGAGACTCATCAGCTTCTGATAATTGTCGATACTTAGGCCACCATAAGTGTTGTACTGAGTGACGATATCAGAGATATCGGAGAAACCACTTTGAAAATGATCAATCCTGTCGGTTGCATAATTCAAAGAAGAACCAATTCCATCAATGCACTCACGAATGCTCATCACGTTGTTTGCAATCTTGGCAGCAGCATCTTCAAAACCTTGTGCAAGATATGCTCCAGCAGCACCACCGGTCTCACGGGCAGACGCCGCAAGTTCTTTCAAATGATCTGCAAACATCTGTTTAAATGCATCGCTGTTGTAGTCAACCTCTCCGGTTTCTGAATTTAGAGCACTAGCATATTTTGGATTTGTAAATAGGTCTGTGTTTTCATACAGATTACGAACAGCCTGATACTGCTTCTCAATGGCATCCATATCCAAGAAGCCAAAGTCGTTATCCTTTTTCTGTGTGCCAACATCGTAAAGATCAGAAAATGCGGATTTTATAGCGTCTGTCTTTTCCTTGGCCTCGTCCATCGCAGTGCCGTAACCCTTGATGGCGTCAGTCAACTGCTCGAAAGAGATGGTTGTTGTATCTACATTCTGATCAAGATAGTTCAGAATTTTATTCATCTCATCAGCTGATTTCCCGCCATCTTTTGCGGCATTTGCTTCCTTGAGTTGCTCTTTCACAAACTTACGGAACTGCTCTACATTGATTTGGAGCTTTCCGTTTTGTTCAGTCAGGCAAGCAGTGAACTTGTCTTCGAGCCCAACCAAAGACTTTGCTGTGTCAGCACACAGATAGCCATACTGGTTATACTCCTTCATAGCCTTATTCAAGGTATCGAAAGCAGAAGACACGTCGGTAACAGATTTTGCTGTTGATTTGTTGTTTTTATTTGTTTTCTCATTGAAACCATTCAATTGATTTCCGAGAGAAGTACCACTGCTAATAGCCGCTTGGGTGTTCTTCTTCAACAATGTGATTTTTGTATTCAAAGCTCCCATAACGGCATCGATTTGAGCCTGAATCTGCTCTGCATTTCCACCGTTTGCGGCACCCTGCGCAGCTGCTAAAGCGGCAGCTAATTTACCAGTGCCAACAGTTGCGTCCTCAATGGCAGGGCAAAGAGCAACGAGTTTATTTTTCTCATCTTCTGTTGCAGTCGTAAGGGTCTGAGTTTTCTCTGCCGCATCGCCCTTTGCAATCGTGTTTAGCTCTGTAATGGCTTGATCAATAGCTTCAACTTCTGCTTGAGCGTACTGAGCAGCCAGTAATTCTGCATATCTCTGCTTGTTAATCTGGAGTTTTCCATCTTTCAAGTCAAGACAATTTAGATATTCTGTATCCATTTGAAGCAAAGACTGCATAGTGTCAGTGCTCAGATAACCATATTTGTTGTACTCCTCAACGGCAGAAGAACAAGATTTATACGAAGATTGCAAGCTATCAATAGCTTTCATGGTCTCTTCAAGCTGAGTTGCATAGTTTGCAATTCCGCTAGTATCGCTTGTGGCAACAATACCAAGTTGTTCAAATGCACCGATCAAATCCTCAAACGAGATATTATTTGCGTCAGCGATTTCATGAAGCTTTGCAAGAGCGGTAGCTTCAGCTTCAGTCTGATGAGCTGTGTCAGAATCAATGTTAATGATGGCCTCGCCAGTCATACTGCCAAATGCTTGCAGGGGAGAGAGGTCTTTGTATTGAGCAATAGCTTCCTGCATAGACAGATAGCCATTATCAATTTCCTCGATTACGTCCTTGAATTTACTCTTAAAAGCATCAAGATTTGTATTTTCAACGCTTGTTGTGCCGTTTAGCAGATTGTTTGCACGCTCAAGAGCATCACTTGCTCCCTGCATTGAATCTGTACATTCCTGAACTTCGGAAGAAACATCTCCGTATTTAGAAGCATCTGTCTCATACATATCCGCAAGCTCAGAAACTTTTGTGCCAGCATCATTTGTAAGGCTGATTTCATCTTCAAGATTTTTCTTTGCCTGAGCACGTTCCTCATCGGTTGCATTCTCATCCGACATGAGTTTTACATAAGCATCCGATAGCTCGTTGACTCTAGCTGTATGCTCACGCAAAGCTTCCGTCCGTGTGACATTCTTAGACGGAGTGACAGTCACTCCAATGCCATTCGGGTCAGCTTCCGCATAAGACGTTGGGGTTTCATTAGATACTACAACTTCTGACTTGTCGTTGAATACATCAGACGCAGCCTTGTTTGCTTTATTATTTTCATCGTCAGCGATTTGCTTCTTCAATCGAAGTTGGGTCTCCAGCAGATTGTTGATTTCCTGAATCTTTGCTTTCTCTTGTGGGTCAACAATGTCCTCAATTTTTTCTGCACCAAGGTCTTTTACCTTTTGGTCAAGGTCATCCAGCTTTTGTTGGATGTCATCAACATCCTGCTGTGCTTCTTCTGCGGCATCATGTGCATCTTCCATCGTAGAAATCAGCTGTTCGGAGTGCGTCTTCGCATTCTTCATCCAGTTAATGAATGCGTTCATTCCAGCAGAAATTACCCATCCCGCAAACATGGCAAAAACCATATTCAAAGCAAGTGTGGCCGCTTTTAGAGCGTACATTCTAAGCTCTGTTGCTACAATCTCACCTTGACTGTTTTTTAACCATTTGATAAAATTAGATATGCTATAATCCTGCCCAACAGTGTCTGCCCATGCAACATAAGTGTTAATGAGGTTGTTTAAGGAATCTGCAATTCGCTTTAGTGCAGTCGCTTCAATCTTTCCATCTTTAACGCCGAAGAAAGTTAATATCGGTTTGAGAGGAGAAATCAAAAAATGGAAAAATATGTTAAATACTGCCCGTTCTGCGATAAATTTTATTCAAGATGGGATACATTGTGTGCTTTTTGTATAAGAGATCTTATTTTATATGAGAACTGGACTCGAATGAAAGAACGAGAACAGTACGATTGGAAAGCAAAAACCAATCCTAAAAGAAATATCTCAGAGATTGATAAAGAGCACCTAAAGAAAATACAACTCAAAGCTACCGAATTTGACACTCAATATAGAGCCGACTTGGAGGAGAAAGAACATCCGAAGTATGTTCCAAAATGTCCTACTTGTGGCTCGCCAGACCTTGAAAAGATCGGAACCGCTTCTAAAGTCTTAGATGTAGCATTCTGGGGCTTTGCCAGTGGAAAAGTGAAGAAAACTTTCCATTGTAAAAACTGTGGATACGAGTGGTGATAAAAAGAAAAGCCCTGCTATACAAAGTAGCAGGGTAGTGGGTCGTATTTAGATTTAGCGAAAAACGTATTTTGCCATTGCGGAATTTCTATCGCAATACAAAAACTCAAAACTCTTAACGCGACTCATTGGGATACAGAGGACAGAACCGGTATTTGCATTCTTTGCGGCATCATCCATATCCTTACCAGACTTTGATTTTGCAGAGCAATGATATGTTAATGTAATATACTCATCATCTGCTGTTTCTAGTTTTCCTAAAATATGAGACCCATCATCCATGTTTAGCATCATCAAATTACCATGAGAATCGATATGCCTAGTCCAAATATTGTCACTCGGCTCAACTCCAAGAATGTTGACCATTATTTTTCGAGCCCAAACAGAGTTCTTGACTTTGTAAAATGCGGCAGCGGCAAGCAGCCCTAAAAGAACGTATGCCAGTACGATAGGAAAACCAACTACAACAAAAGGAAGGATTCTATCTAAGTAATCAACCGTATACTTTAATACAAAACCAACTGCGATACTTAAAATAAGATATCCCTGATATTCAATTTTCTTTAAAGACAGCTTCATATAAAACCAGACACAGATTGCGCCTGGAACAAATACATTAAACAGCGTATCAATGCTGTTGATTAGTTTTACTATTTCCGTCATCAGCGCCTCCATCTTTGCTTTTCAATCTATTATCACTATAATCTCTGAAATAAGCATTCAGCTGATTCTCTGTAGTTTCGTCCTTACCGCCATGATACGTGTAGTCCGTAATAGAACGACCGCCAAAATTAGAAATTTCCATATTCGGCACATGCTTTTTATTGTTTTCCATGAATCAACACTCCTTTTTATAAGAGTGTATCACAGACTGTCGTAAAAAGCAACGCAAATTAAAACACCCGGCCTCCCAGTAGTAGGAAAGTCGGGCTTAATTCATGTGCCGTGGCGCAACAGTTATTTCAGCAGCTCAAGAATATCATCAACAGTAGTTCCATTTGCCAGCGCCTTCTTTACAAGATCGACGGCTTCCTTTTCGGCGGCGGCCTCGGCAGCTTTCTTGTCAGCTTCGTCTTTCTTTTCAGTAAGTTTAACTAACTCTTTATCCAGCTTTTTGATTTCAGCTTTCTTAGACTTCAGATCAGCCTTCAAAGAATCGATATTAGCCGCGATAGAAGTAACCTCTGCATTCAACGAATCTTTTGCGGACTGCTTTTCATCGATCAGCGCGGCATAATCGATAGAAGCCGCTGCAATCATGGTAACCTTGTTTTTGCTTCCTTTAGGTCTCGGCATGATAAATACCTCCGTAAAATAAATTTATACGATTATATTTTCATTATAGCCGCCACTGCGTCAGCTGTCAATATGAATCATGTCGGATTATATTTTTAAATATTTTCTCCTATTTATATCGCGCTAGAGAATAGCACGTCTCCTCGTTTCCACCTACTTCTTTAAGTCGTCTGGTTACGTCTGAGGTGGACTTCTGAACTTTCGTCCAAAACTGACTATCCTTCCAGTGGTTGCTCACTGACCCTTTTTAGTCGATGAACCTTCCACCCTCCTACATTATATAATAGGGGAGTGGATCGGCTGCTGACCGCCCATTGTAAACGCTACTTAGCACTCAACTATTACCATATTTTTACAATACGATAAAACCGAGCTTTTGTCTCAGCATATAGCATCCATATCCTTGTTTCTATCTTTCGATTCCTACATTATATAAATATAACAATAGGCGATATGGCTCTTAGGGTTTCCCAGCACTCTAGGGGCTATTTTATTTTTACATGGTGCCGCATCCTATATTTTTATACGCAACAAATATAAGAGGGCATATTAACTTTACCCGCACCATTCTTGAGCTTTCCGCTCATCTGCATTACGGACAACACGCCAGAGATGGCAGCTGTCAAAGTGGGTAATGCACCTGCAAATTTTACAGCACTATCTGCACCGTCAACAAAAACTGTAGCAAGGCTTACAAAGAACTTCGGAATATCTGACTTCATCAAGTCCGTACTAAACTTCTGGAATGCAGAATCAAGCTGATTAAGCTTTGCCTGCAATGAATCCATGTACGTCTGGTTCTCACGCATTGCGCTGCCGCTAGAATTAAGCGCCTGCTTCATAGCATCTTCAGCAACGCTAAAATTATTCAGCAGGGCAGATGTACTCTGACCTCCTCTCTTTCCAGAGATCAACTCAGTAATATTTGCCTGTGTTGTGTCAGACAGATTTTTCCAAACCTCAGAAAGTTCCTTCATAATCTGATAGGTTGATTTGAAGGTATTGTTATCCTTCATAATATCAACACCAGCAAGTTGCTTCAACTCAGATCGAAGTTCGGATACAGAATCTGCCATCCCATCTGTTGCGATACCGGCATTTTCAGCATCTGTTTTTGAAGCACGAAGGTACATACTCAAAGTTTTTAGGTAAGTGCCACTCGTATCGGCGTCCTGAAGTACACCATTCACAGCAGCCGCCAAACTAAGCGTCTCCTGATATGTATTTCCGGCGGCAGACATCGCAGCTGAACTTTTCTGCATGATAATTCCAAGGTCGTTCATACTGACTGGTTCGGTATTAGCGATTTGGTTCATGCAGTCCAGAAGACGCTCTGCATCATCAGCAACCAACCCAAAACCTTGCATTGCAGAAATCAGGTAAGAAGAAGCAGTTGTTGCATTATCTATTTGGTCTCCAACGTTAGCCATAAGAGCAGACACACGAGCAAGCTCTTCTGAATCTTTATCAGTGTATCCAAGGCGTTTCCAATCGGCTGTGCTACTCACAAGATCGGAGATATTCGCACCAAGTTCACGAGCGTTTGTTGCAGTTCTATCGAGATATTCATTCATCTCGTCGCCAGTCATTTTACTGACTTTTTTAAGCTCTGTTACAGCCGTGTCCAGTTCCAGAACATTATCATAAACCTCTCGCAGACCTTGTTTGACCATTGCAACTCCGGCCATAGCGATGGCGGTCTGGAAATGTTCCTTGAACAGACGAGACAGTTTTTGACCAAGCGTTTCAGTTTCTAATCCAGCTTGGTGGCAAGCATTTTGGAATTTGCTGACTTTCATTTGAGCTTCTTCAAAAGAATAACTACCATTTTTAATCGCATCAAAAAGCTCATTGTATTCTGCTTCAAACTTTGAACCTTCAAATCCATGAAGTGTTTCTTTATACTGATATAGAGTACGCATAAGATTTTCTATCTTATCTGTATCAGTATTTGCTGTCTTTGTCTGACGGCTTTGCACCAAAGCATCGTCAATATGTTTTCTCACCCGAACAAGTAAATCGTCAACTTGACGAAGTGTTGCTTTAAACTCTGTTGGACCTTTATTTTCGTCCAACTGTTTCATAGCAGCATCTAGCTCTGCCAATACTTGTTGCCCAGTTTTGCCATCATCCAACACGCCAGTGTTAAATCGTCCTAAAGCAACACTATTTTTTCTTGTGAATTCCGTACTACTTAATCTATTTTGAATAGTGTTATAGGCAGCTTGCTTTGAACGGACTTGACCGTGCTTCTGTTCGGCTTCTTTTTCCAAATCCTCTTCGGATCTCAAAGCTTGCTCAATTTGAAGCTTTACCTTTAACCACTCTTCAACAATTTCACTTACTCGTTGTTTGTACGTAGCAGATTGAGTGTTCATTCCCTTTAAGGAATTAAGTTGACTTTCAAGACTATCATCAAGAGAAGTCGTCTTACTGTCGCCAATAAGAATACTGTCAAAACTATGGTTTCCTGTCTGCTCTAACTCTAACTCTTTTTTGCGAATTTCAGTCAGTGTTCTTCTCGCTGTGGATTCAAGGTCTTTATAGCCATCTGTATACACGGACATCGATGCCTTTGTACTAATAAAAGCATCATCTAAGTCTTTTACGCCTTTCTTATATGTATCTGAACTATGGTCTGAATCCAACTTTTTAGACGCATCAATAATACCGTCAATGGAATCTCTCAATTCTTGCGAAGCAGTATCGCTGTCCTTAATGGATTCCTTCCATTTCAGCGCCTGTTCCGTCATGCTCTTGACATGATTTTCAGCTTTCTTCTGAGCTTCATCAAAAGTACTCATCTGGCGAGTGGCGTCAGCCCATGTATCAGCGACAACCTTTAATTGATTAGCATAATCTTGCGTTCCGCTTTCAAGCGTGTTAAGAATATCAATCTGCTTTTGAACATCCGCAAGAGAAGATTTTACATCAGAAGCTCCAGAAAAATTCTTATATTTATTATTGGCGTCAGCAAGATTATTTGAGTACGTATTAGTTTGATCGCTTTGTGATTTTTTTAAAGCTTTTAACGTTCCATCATTCGCGGCATTCTTTAACCCTTGAAGCCGAGCCTCAAGCCTAGAAATACTATTAGTTGTTGCTCGTTCAATTTCGGAAATTTTGCTAAACTCTTCCGTCGGAAGAATGTTTACAAGTTCTGTACGCAGCCGCCCAGCTTCATTTCTAACCGCTTGAAGTTGACGTAAAACCTCTTCTAACTCTGGCTGATTTTTACCAGACGATTCAAGTTTGAGAGCATCCTTGTAAAGAGAACCTTTTTCTTGAACCCTTCGGTAAAAAGCATCTAGTTTTTGTTTCGCTTCATTAGTGTTTAAGTTTACTTTGACCTCGGTTTTCGCATTTTTCGCGCCAGACTGTGCTTTATTAACAGCCTTCTTTACAGCAGCATCAATATTAGATTCATCTATTTTCAAAGTGAGTTTTGGAGACTCTACCTTTTTAATGATTCGCTTCAATGCGGCATTAACATTGCCGATGGTTGCGCCTTCGTTTACACCAAAAGCAATCTCCACAGGAGCCTTTTTAAAACTGTTTTGAACTCCTTTAAATTGATTTTTTAACTCCTCGGTAGTAGTATCAAGAACGACCTTGACCTTTATGGCCGTTACAGAGGAAGTATCAGCACTACTTGCGGTGTTTGTATTATCCGCCATACCGTTGGTCACCTCTCTTTTCCATTTTCAACATTCCTTTCAAAACAAAAAAGAGAAGCGGCCAGCTCCTTAAAGCCAGCCCTCCTCTCATTGAATTTTATTCCAAATAAATTCTCATAAAAGATGGCTTTTACAATCCATGTAAAGCCGTCTTAACAATCATTGCCGCCTCTACTTGCGCAGGGGCAATAAACGGACGTGCAGGGCGATATTCTTTCTGCCCGCCAGACCGAAGATAATAACTCAGATCCATCCAAAGACCATTCTCGATCCAGTTCGCAAACATAGTTCCACCAACAGCCGCGTTCTCACGTTCATCAAATAGAATATTTGCCCCACCATATTCGTTCCAAACAATCGGTGAGCCACCAAAATGATATTCTCTGTACAATAAAGTATCTGCTACACGTTGAGAATCGAACTTCTTCCCACCAAGAAAATAAGACGGTTGCGGTTTTGCGATGTCTTTCACAATCATCGTAACAATGTTTCCATCACGAGTCACACTACTTACAATATTATTTGCATCTTCGATTCCAGCAGAACGGGCTGATTGTGACTGAATATTTTTCTTCGCACTTGCTTGAAGAACTGTTTCGATTTGCGGAGCTACGTCCTGCATAATTTGCTCCACACCATCTGCCACATCACTCAATAGGTCATCGAAGTTTGTATATGACTGTTTCATTCACTACACCTCAAATCTCAAACCGATCCTTTGCAGACTGAATCTTTGTCGTATCCTTTTTGATGTAATACTTGTTGGTCACATCCGTGCCAGCATGGTTGAGCAGGGAAGAGACATCTTCCAGACTCATACCCGCATTCTTCAGCAGGGTAGCACCACTGTGCCGGAAATCGTGCGGATGCAGCGTAGGCTCATCAATCATCTCACCAATCTTCTTACACCAATCACCAGCCGTGCTCGAAGTAATCGGCATCCATGCGCCATTGATTTTCGTACCAACAAACACATAGCCGCCATCCTCAATATCATGCTCAGTACGGTATTCCTTCAGCTCTTTCAAAAGCTCAGAAACTTCCTTGCTGAACATCAAATCAACAATTTTGCCTTCCTTCTCCAGAACGTCATGCACCATACGGTTCTCATAATCGATAGACTTCCAGAGTGTATTTCGCACAGCATTAACACGAGCCATCGTTGATAGTGAGAACAGTGCGTACAGACGCAACGTCATCGCATTATCCTTCATGTGAACGGTGGTCGCAGATTCAACCATAGCGTTCAGCTTCTCTCGCATCAACTTAACCTCGTCCGGTGTAAGGTATGTCTGCTTCACAACAGCCACGTCCTTGGTCGGTCGGTCAATGAACTCCATCGGATTTTCTTTGATAATTTTCTTCTTGCGAAGATACCGATATAGCGCAGAAATTGTACTCATACGCCGTTTCATACGAGCAGAGTTGTTTCCATGCTTCTTACAGTAGAACAGAAATTCCTCGATATCCTCTTCCTCAAGTTCCGTCACAGGGGCATTACCCTGATTGTCCAGAACATAAATCATCCACTGCTTGAAATCAGATTCATAATTGTAAACAGTAGACTGGCTGAGGTCACGGATGCCCATATCAGTCTCATATCTATCCCAGTATTTCAAAGACACTGGGTTTACGTTCTTGAACTTCTCAGCATCCCATAGCTTCAGCGGTTTACTTCTTGTAGCCATATTAAAATTCCCTCCAACCCACCTCTAAAAGTGTTTATTCCTTTTTATCTTTTGCCAGCACAGCAGAGATCTCCTGCTTATTGTCCAGCAGGGCAGACATAACCTGAGAAGCCTGATTTACATCAAAGTCTCCAAGATTCTTCTTTGCCTCATCCAGATAATCCTTCAGGTAATCAATAAACTCGGCAAACGCATCGCGCTTGTTGCAAATTGCCAGAGCAAGATACTCATCGTGAGAACGCTGCACACGCTCCTGCACTGCCTTCTCCAGAGAATCATACTGATCCCAGAACGTAGAAGTATCGCAACCTGCAGCTTCAATCTTCAGGTTAAAAGACTCATAAGCAATGCGCGGCCACTCAGTCTGCGGTTCATTGCGATAATCATAACCAACAAAATACTTCAAACAGGTCAGCCGAAATGCCACATCAAACAGCGCAGGCTGATAATCGTCCTGAACAGTACACATCTCAATGACCTCTTTCACGAAGTCAATTCGCTCCTGAAAATTTAAAACCTTCATTTTATCTCCCTTTCGTCTGTGCTTGCTTTAATTTCTTTCGCTCTTTTCGAGCTTTTTTTAGGTCGTCGTAATCGACCCAACCTCCATCAATTTTGGAGTATGTAATCCAGCGGTAATCTACATCAGGGTACTTGAACCAGAACATCTTGCGCTTCATCAGCGCAACACTATCAGCGAATCCTTTCGTATCAATCACTTGTTTACTGCCATCTCGATATGTAATTTCATAGTCCGCCACATAATCAATCTTCCGCACCGCTACGTCCTTTCCGTCCTTATCGACCCGGCGGAACGCTTCCTGCAGAAGGAAGGGGACTTGCTTACGACACTCTACAATTTCGCCGCTTGCCAGCCTTGGCAATACAATATCTCGATAAAACAACATTTCTGCCTTACTATCATAAACTACGCCATCGTATGTTCTATCTGCTGGATTCTTACTGACATTAAACTTTGTCCTGTTCTTTTTCTCCATAAAACCACCACGAAAAACAAAGGGGCGGTTATGCCCGCCCCTTACGATTTGATGTTCTCTTAACTACCGGCTTCACGGGCGTCTCATCCTTTACATCACTAGATGACTCATTCTCAGCCTTTGCAGGCTCATCCATGATCTCATGGAAAACATCACGAACAGCTGGGATAAAAGTCTCTACCTCGGCTTCCGTAACATTCTTATACTTGCGCATCAAAAGAGTAGTCAGATCTGCTTTTGCCGTCTCTTTTGAAATAATTCCCTGACGATACTGGTTTACGGCAGTCCACACAAGAAAGTGCGGCTCAGTGTCGCAAATCATTCGCCAAGGATTAAGACGCGCATCCTGCTCGCAATGCGGGCAAACCGGATATTCTTTTCCGCAAGTACGGCACCAATTCAGATTTGCCATTAGGCAGCAGCAGTCTCAATACGGAACAGGCGCTTGTCTTCAGAGCAGTATTCCTGAGTAGCGCTAATCTTGACCGGATGAGCCAGCTCATTAGTGAAAGTCATATCGATAGCATTATCCATCTTGGCATTCGGGAAGATGATACGCATCAGCTTCTTGTTTGCCTTATCGCAGGGATTGTAGCAGAATGCCTCAATCACGAACTCACCCTCGGTAGAGAACTTATCGGCGCTATCATTGATAGCAACACCCTCCTCGCTCTCGTACTGATACTTCACAACAAAGCGGTCGCCAGCCTTCAGATTTGCACCAGTGGGCAGAGTGACCTCAGTACCAGTAACAGAGAACTGAGACTCTGCGGTTTCACCCAGCTCAAAGGTCTTCAGTGCATTACCCTGACCATCGACCAGATCGATGTACTTAAAGGGGGCATTTGCAACAGCAGCCTTGGGGGTATGGGTCAGAGTCAGCTTCTTGCCGTCAGCAGAAGTCAGGTACTCAACAGTGGTAAAGACCTGCTTTGCCTCAGAGGAAGCAACCTCCTTCTTGGAGCCCATCTGCTCTGCCAGAGCACCCAGATGCATCAGAGCATTAGACCAATCTGCCTCTGCAGTCTTGCTCTTATCGAATGCCATGATGTTAACGCCCTGTGCATCCTGAGCGTAAACGGTCTCGCCGCCCAGAGTCAGCTTGAAATCCTTAACCTGATTCATGGTCCACAGACGCTTGCCATTCAGATCATACTCGTGAATGCGATGAACGCGGTCAATAACGACCTCATTAAAATTAAAATCGCTCATAATATTCTTCCTTTCAATTTATTTGGATAAAATAAAAGAGCAAGGTCAATCAACCTTGCTCGTCCAATCTAGTTGTGCTTTTGGAATCTTTCCAAATTCCACGGTGCCAGCGTAAACGCCATGCATCGTATTGTCGTAACTTTTTATTTGCTGAATCTTTCTTACATGATTCATGAATACACTCATAGGGTAATCCATAGCCTTGAAGTAATCCGCTTTAAAGCCAGACGAACACGCCATCGAGAGCACAAGCTCCGCAAGGTGTGGTTCATAACGCTTAATTTTTTGATACTCCAAGTTGTCTCTGGCTTCCTCTATCATTGCAATTCTTGTCGGTTCGTCAGCAGCAAACTCGGAATGCTTTTCAATTCCATTCGCAGCACATAGGTACTGAGAAATCGTTTCATACACCACATGGTCAATACGAGTGTCCGTAAGCCTGTTGTGTAATACAATCTCACCACTTATGTTATCTTTCGCCATCATAAACCCAGAAGTGTCCATATCGCCAAGCAAAATAGACATATCTTGATCTTTATTGCCTATAAAAAGTTGCCGGAACATTTCAAAGTCCGAAATCTTCTGCCAATCAATTCCAACAGAGTCAAGCTGTGCCTTGTAATCGCTCGATGTAGAACAGAATAAATAAACCAACTGAAAATACTTTTGCTCACCATAATCGATGATGTCACCGACCGAAGGCATGTGAATCGTAATTTTGTCGTTGATTTTAAAGTCTCTTCCGCGCATCAAGCTTGGCTCGTACATTTCCCGAAGCTCCATCAGCCACACCCCACAAGGTCATCCAAATCCTGCGTCTTGAACGTCATAATTCGCACACGATGGTATAAATCCATATTGTCCTCGATATTGGATGTGATTTTAAGCTGTTTGATTCCAAAAATTGTACTGCCGTGTAGTTCTTTTTCCACAAGACCACTCAGATAGTCAACTCGTGTTGCACCACCATGGCCCTTCATTTTCATCAGCGCCTGGTTCACAATAACCCACACAGTAAGTGTGAAGTTTTCATACCAGTCGTTGACGTTGCTTCGGTCAGTCATATTTACCTTAAAACAAATATAGCTGTGCGCTGCCTCAATCGTGTCAGGAATATGGAAGTATGGGAAGATGTATGTATAAATCGCCTCGTCAGGCTCTTCAATGTCATCATTGCCCATCGCTTCAACAAGCCCATCAGTATTAACCAGCTTCAAGGCCAATTTGTTTTTATAATCAGTAATCAATTCACTCGTTGTCACAGCAAACTCACCACCTTACATTCAATGGATGCATTTGCTGTACCATCTGCATTCGTCAAAGAAATTCTTACAGTTGCGCCGTCCATGATACTATTATTTAAAATACGAATTTTAAAAACACCATCTATGGTACTCTGCGTTTCTACAAATTCCTTGAATTCCTCAAGGCAAACAAACTTCCACTTAGCAATTTCAGTAATTTCCTCGCCAGCAACACTTGTGAACATAGGAGAGAATTTTTTCCAAGAACCACCAATACGAACCTCTGGTTTTCCTACATACTTTATAGTAGCAGTCACACGAGAATCTATCTCTGATTCGTCGATTTTGTTTGGCTCAAAATAATCACAAATCATCTTCTCAGCATTATCCGTCTTACTGTTATACTGATCCTGCCGGATGTTCAACACAAGGAACCCCTGTGTCTTACCATGCAGTTCGTAACGCTCTGTACTCTGGTCAACAGAAGTCGTAACATACGTTTTCGGCTCGCCATTGATAATTTCCAACATAAAGCGCTTATCAAGGTCAATCAGTGCGGTCTCGTCATCAAAAGGCATCTGTACTTTATATTCACGTTGACTCAATGAAGTCATGATAATCTCCTTATTATTTGCGTAATAAGGCTTACTCAGTGTTGCCCAACGAGAGACTATCTCACCAGTAATCGGATTTTGCCATTGGATTTGACGGTTACACAGCTCCATTTTTCCACGAAGAAAAATTTCATCGTTTGGTTCAATCTCAGTTACCAGCTATTTACAATTGTAGCAGTCAACAATGTCGCCAAGATTCAAAGAATCACCAGGATAAGCCCAGATTTTCTTTTCCTTAGCAATACTATTACTGCGACTAACAACCAGCTTCTGAGGTAAACCATTCACAAGAGCATTATCCTCGTAATCAACGCTATCTTTAAAATGTGCAGCAAAATCTCGCTTTGCAAAAGCAATTTTGACATCCTTTTTGTTAGACATTTTTGCGGCACCACCAACAGCTCGTGCCCTTGTATAAAAGTCCATCGGTACACCTCCTTACTCAGAGTAGGAAGCGTATGTATCATAGTCGATGGTCTTACGCTTACGGGTCGAGCGGTCTTTTGCCATATAGTTGTCTAACATCGTCATATTCTCCTCGTGAATGTCTTTCACAAGAGCACGAATACTCGTGCGCTCATTAGCAGGGGAGAATACTTGTAAACTCGTAGGAAGGTCCTGTGCGCTAAATGCTTTCAACTTCCCAAATTCACGCTTAAAATGTTGCTCCAACATCAAATGCGCTAACATATCAATCTCATCGAATGTGAGATCTGAATTAAACTCTTCTAGTTCTGAATCGTAATCATCGAAACTAAAATCCTCTTCCGGTTCAATGTTTCTGGTAATCACAGAAAGTGACTCTATCAAATAACTTTTTGCACGGTCATGTACAAGATCTCGCACTTCATTCTCGCTCAGGTCAAAATACTGAAAGAAATTACTATCAGTTTCGACCAGCTCGTAGAACTTGTCGTATATTTCCGAAAATGCGGTCACATTATCCCTCCAATCTTACTCGGCGGGAACAACCTCCGCCTTTTCTGCCTCTGCCTTCTTACGGCCACGCTTGACAGTAGTCTTTTCTACAGAATTATCCAGTGCAACAGTCTGTGCGCCTGCCATCATAGCCTGCATCTGTGCCATCATAGCCTGCATCTGCTTCTGCATTTCAGCCATCTGATTCTTTGCAGTTTCAAGTTCGGCCTGAACATTATCAGCAGACTTGGTCGCAGGTACGACAGACAGCTCACTGTTACGCTTTCCAGCACGGAGCTCCTTATAACGCTCGTCAATCAGGCGCTTGACCTTGGTAGACAGATCTTCACCGGCATTGGTCATACGATAAAAGCGACCACGAATACGCTCAAACTGAGCACCATCCTTAATGTCAATCATACGCTGAAGATTCTCGACAGTGGGATTTAGAATCGCATTGTCGATATCTTCAATGAATAGAACATCGTCGCCCTTAATGCCAATAGCCTTAAAGATTTCATTCTGCTCTTCAGGGCGGAAACGCAGAACACCATTCTTGAACGCAGAACAAGTGCTATTCATATACATAATCTCCTCCGGCGGAATAGGAATCACACAAGGATCTTCCACACTACCGGGCTCGAAAGTATAACCCTTACCGTTCAGTGACGAAATGGTAACCACGTTATCGTCGCAGTTCAGAACGTCAATAAACTTCTTTTCCATCACGGAACTCATAATTTGTCTCCTTTTCTATAAAAGCGGAGACCGCAAAGTCCCCGCTCAAATTTGCCTTTGGTAAAAATTACTGCAGAACAATCTTAGCAACGCGCTCGATATGATCAATGCTATAGCCGAAGGTAAAGTCCTTGACCATCAGATGAATCTTTTCGTTGTTGTTGTCGTGATCCTCGTAAGTATGAGTCTCACCCTTCATGTCAAGGCGACCAATCTTGCCTGCGATGCCATAGATACGCTTATCCGGGATCAGCAGGGAACCATCACCCAGCTTTTTAGCAGAGCTAATACCAGTAATAGCAACACCATCATAAGTCTTAACAAGACCATAACGGTTGAACTCGTCCTTAGCTGCGTCAGACAGATACTCAGCGTAACCGGTCATACGACGCATCTTGGCACAATACTTCATCAGGCTGACAGTGAAGGGATTACCACCATCGGCGTACTCATTCAGATACAGAGCCAGAGCGTCCATGTCCTGCATAGTGGGCTCCTTTCCCTGTGCATCGATCTTCTGCTCACCACCAGTGATAGCGTCATCAACCATGCTGAAAATGTCATAGAACATCTGGTTCTTCAGAGCCTCAGTCATAAAGGTGGTCAGAGTTGCCACACTCTTCCAAGCATTACGTCTTACTTCCACAAAGCTAAGATCAGCCTCAATCTGCTTATTACGCCAGACGGGCTTAATGGTCTCGTAGTGCAGGTAAGACTTCGGCACGTTGCCACCCTTAGCTGCATCATAAGCCTTCAGAGTATTCTTAACAGTACGACCTGCCTCGTAGTCATCAAACTCACCAACATTACCACGCTCAAACATGGAGTCCAGAAGCTCGTCAGGTGCACCATACAGCTCATCAGTCACGGTGCGGTTAACAAACTGAGCAATCTCCTTATTGGGATCGCCCTTGTCAATCAGCTCCTCAACATGAGCGCCAACAACCTCTGCAATTTCCTTGTCCTCGGCATCCATAGCGCGATTGTACTGAGTCTTCTCAGCAACTTCATAAACACGACCAGGCTGCTTCATCAGCTCGGCCACTTCAATATTCAGTGCCATAATTCATTTCCTTTCTCTTCGCGCAAAATAAAAGAGCTACCGTCCAAAGACGATAGCCTTAAATTTCACGTATCATATTCAAGATTTTTCTCTCAATCAAGCAACAGTCTTTGCCTCGGGCAGCACACTGATCATAATCAGCTTGTGGCCGTTGTCGTCCATCACACCAGCAAACTCAAAACGAGAAGTACCAGTAGTAGCAACCTGCCACTTACCGTCAATATTGACCTCCAGCAGCTTGCCGATATTGGTATCCTGTGCATCGCCATCCTTGTACTGGTCGGTGCCGTACAGCTCGCCAGCATACAGAGGAACACGCTTCACCAGCACACCTGCCTTAATCTCGGTTGCCATCTTATCATAGTCATCAAAATTAGTCTGGCTTGCATAGATGCCCTCCGGGATAAACTCATGGGCAACCATCTCGATGCCCTCAGCGGTAGCTGCGTCAGGGAACTTAACCTGACCAGCCTTGTGGTCAACCTGGACACCCATGCCGGTGACCATATCGACCTTTGCGGCATAGTTAGCGGGAATATTCTTCGCGCCGTTTACCATCAGTTCACGAATCATAATATTTTTCCTTTCTCTTAAATGTTATTACTTACCCAAATATTCCCGCCATGCATCACGCTTGTTAGCGTTAGTGGTGTTATACTTGGTTTCATTCAAATTCAGCTTGATGCTCTCAGACTTATGTACCTCAGAGGTCTCAATCTTCTTTTCAGCAGGCGCCTTCTTGGCAGCTTCAACGCAACGCTCGGCAATCACATTCTTGATGCCGGTCTCGTCCAGATTCTCAATCAGACTTGCGTAATTGCCACCATCGGAAACTTCAGCTTCAGTAATCATCTTGCTGGAGAGTGCGTACTGACGCAGATCCTCCTTCTTCTGTGCAAGCTCTGCAGCCGCTTTTTCTGCCTCTGCCTTCTCTGCCTGATCCTTATATGGAGTCAGAGAAGCAACCTCTTCCTTTGCACTCTGCAGCTCAGTATTCAGACTTGCAATAGTGTTATTCAGCTCCGCAATCTTGGTGTTAACATCAGAAATAGAAACAGTCAGAGTGATACGCTGCGGCTCGCCAAGAGAAACCTCGTTGCCCTCAACGGTGTAAGAGAACATGATGTAATCCAAATCGTTCATACAACGACCAAATTTCTTACACCAGATAGTGTGATCTTCGGGGAACACTTCGGCTAGATACATATCTGAATTAAACTTCACAACAGCCTCATTCAGCTTCTCGTACAGGTCATGACCGGTCAAACTGGAAGTCTCAGTGGTAGACTCCGGCTCTGGCTCACCAGCAGGCTCAGTACCGGTTTCAGGCTCAGTCGGGGGAGGGGTTTCACCACCTTCCTCGGAAGTCTGAACATCAGGCTCTGCCGGAGTGGTGGGCTCAGTGGTAGACTCAGTAGCCGTCTGCTCTGCCTGCTCAGTCTCGGTTTGATTCTCAACCTGTGCGGTCTGAGTCTCCTTATCCTTATTCAGTTCCAAATTTTTTGCCTCCTTTTCATTAGATTCTATATTTGAAATCTCTTTTGTATCCTCGATATAGGCATTTGCCAATTCAAGACCAAAATCGGTTTCAGCGACTTCAAGCAATTTAGAGCACTTATATGCTGGTTCAACATTTGCACCAAGCAAGCAATGTGCAGTAAACACACCATCGTCAATGATTTTTGCCATGCGGCCACCCACGATTCCCTTATGAGCTTTCAGCACATCAATTTCCCAACTGGTATTTAATGTGCCGCTCTCAATACGGCGCAGAATCGTCGCACAAGCCTTTGGATATCGCTTCCAGATCTTACAAGAGGCAACAATAAAGTCGGTATCGTCAATTCTCTCGATACCGACCGACTGAAAACTACCGAACGCATCAGTGTCAAATTCGGCAGTCTTGTATTCATTGCCATCATCGTCTTTTCTGGTGACGACTTTCATATTGTGACCGGAAAAATCCAGTTCACCCTTTGGAGCTACGACCAACTTACCAACAAGCGGGTTGCCAACCAATGTACTCATCCAACTTTCAATGGTGTCACGGTTTAAAGCAACCTGATTCCCATTTACTGAGAAATCACAGATGACAAACTTGGCAAGATAGTGGTCTGGATGCTCCGTAATCTCAGAGCAACAGATATTTCTACTATAGAAATACTCCTTACTCATCGTTCATCACCTCACTTACTATCTTCATTTCTCTGCTGGTCGTAAATTTGTTTTTCAGTTTCCTCGCCCTTTGGACGACCTGTCTTTTTATCACTGTCACCACCACCGCCGGAATTACCTGTCGATGTATAAGATGTCTGGCGAGCCACAAATACATCGTCATAACCTTCCTCAGTCTCAGCCTGACGCTTGCGTAATTCGTCCTCAGCATGAAGTCCCATATACTCGTAAGCAGTCTTGTAAGAACAGTTCAAAGTGGTGAACAGGAACTGAGCAATCGCCTTCTTCATCTCCATACCCATCATTTCAGTAGTAGAGACCTTCACATCAGGGCAGTACATCGGGTCTACACCTGCATCTTCAAGGCGAATACGATACCATCGTTTTAATACATCTTCAATCTGTTCTGCAATCTTACCGATATTTTTCATCAGCTGGTCAAGAGACACCTTTGCAGTTGAAACAGTCTGCTGACCATCAGTATTCAAGAAACTAATACCCAAAGCAGCCATTTCTCGATTGCGATACTGTTTGACAGTCTCGATATTTGTCATCTCAACTTTTGGCTCAACATACTTGATATCCTTTACATAAGGAGCGGTCGTCACAAGCACGGTATTTTGCTTCCATGCACGCAGCAGGTTATCGTGCGCTGTCACTTGTTCAGAGAAGCCCTTTTTATCTTTGTTTGGCCCCATCAACTCAGGGTCAAGCTGTTGCCAGATGATTTTCTTTGCCTTAGCCTTAGCATTTACACGGTCTGAAGTATCAAAGGTCTCAAGCATCAATGCCGGACGTAAGGCGCGAAACAGGGGAGAGACACCATATTTTTGTCCCATATTGCCAATACGAATCACGCCACAATGGTCAACATCCAATTTTGCGTATGTATCACCATTCTTAAATGCCTGATACACCTCATCTGGATAGTTGTTCTGAATCTCAGTCTCCTGATTTTCAAAGAACAGTGCTTTATTCTTCTTGTCCTTCAGCATAGATTTGCTCAAAGCAGATTTCAGTTTAGACATGTTAATAAGCACAACAGGCTGTCCATTTGATAGGTAATCACTTATCTCAGCAATACCAAGAGGGTAATAGTCTACAATGTAGTTCTCATCCTTCTGACGCAGATATGTAATATAAGTGCCCTCTGCGTAAGTCATCGGAATGGCGGCACGTAGCAGACTTCGCACATTGATTTGTGCGTTGAAGTCATCAATCACTTCACGGGCGTAATTTACCTGTTTTGTCTTATTACGCTGTTCAGGGAACTGAGCGAAACTGCATTTGAACTCAGTATTAACATTCGCCTCAATCGCATCATAAGTAATGCCAATCAGGTCATCCTTGTTGATGTAATTACGGATGATTCCATTGACCGTCTGCACATTCGTCAGACTTGACTGTAGCCCTTGTGCAAGCTCATCAATTCGGTCAACGGTCAGTGTCTCAGAGGAGGCTGAAATTTTCAGATATGTACTATACTGCTTATTTTCAGGGTCATAAGACGCAACTGCATTTCGGATGACGTTATTCATTCTCTCTTCTGAAAGTTCATTCAAAGAGGTAATAACTACAGTACCGTCATCTGTCTGTGAAGCAGTCACGACATCAAAATCTTCCTTTTTCTTTCTTGCCACATTTTCACCTCCTCTGCTTAGAAGTCAATGTTAGAAATACAAATCGGCGGAGCAGTCATTGTCTCCACCGCAGACTGGCGCACTTTATCCTTACGACGTAATTCGTATAGACGATGAGCAAGCAAAATTGCAACATAGAACCTATCATCGTGGATTTTGTTGGCAACGTCGGGTGCCAAAGCATATGTTACGGTCGTATTTTCAGAGTTTGTCGTTTTCTGAATACTTGTAATCTCGTTCTTCATCAAGTCGATGTTAACCCACGCAGTCTGTTCCTCTAAGGAAAGTTCATGCGTCTTCAAAATTTCTTGACCAGTTGATTTATCCACACCGTCTACTACCTGAACATAATCTCCGCCGTTGTATTCAAGAGGGAAATGAATGACACCAAGATTCATCAGCTCAATAAATTCCTCAACCATTGCAGTACGGAATTTACGAGGACTAATTAGACGTAGCTTATCAACAGCATCTGGGTAACGGGCATCATATCCTTCATATAATTCATGATTTGCGTCGATAAAACCACGATGTTCTGCGCCTGTTTTATCAGTCCAATTGTTAAGTAAACCGTCCGCATATGTGGAAGTACCACCGCCGCCAGCGCCTTGGTCAATCATCAATCTATCAATGTACTCGTAATCAGGATTTTGACCATTGTAATGTAGAATCAACTCATGCAACTGCTCAAGCTGACGATTAGAATCGAGCTTGAATTTTTTCTCGTTTGCAAGATCAACCATGTTCACGCAATTTATAATGTCGCCACACATGCCGTTTTCTGGATCGTTATAAATACGCATAACGCCAACAATAGAGTTATCCATTGTGCGGGCAGGATCAAACGCAAGAATATACTGATAGTTCTTATCCCAATAAAGCTGTGGGATATACTTTCGCTCATTGCGACGAACCGTACCCCATTTGATGATCTGGTTTACGCCACCATCACGGCTTGGTCGATTATAATATTCACGCAACGCCTTCATTTTATTTGACTTTAGAGCTGCATCTACCTTGTCTTGTGTCAATAGTGCTTTGTATGGCTTACCCTTCATATAAACTTTGATTGCAACGTCACAAATCATATCACAAACAAAATAATCTCGATCTCCTGCAATCATGCGCTTTGCAAATTGTTTGTAGTATTTATAAAAAAGCTTGTCCATCGTGTCCTGACTTGAAGCATAAACTAGCTGAGTAGGAACCTGACGAGGCTGCATTTCAGGATTATAGTCACTGTCAGTGTCAGTGACGAAATCCGTATTCTGTGTTGCAAAAGCTTCACAGACAACAATCAGTTCGTCGGAGCAGAATGCCGCCTCATCAAAGAAAATAAGACTAGCTCGCTTGCCACGCACACCATCTGGGTTGGAGTTCAAAGTGTTAATAGAACTACCGTTATAAAACTCAACAACATACCCGGCTGGATTATGACTAAAACCACTTTTGTTGGTTGCAGACTTTTTCGTTTCTTTCTCTGCAATATCTTGCAGACTACGGATAGACGCAGCCGTCTTACCAACACGAGTAACAATTTCCTCAATCTTATTAAATGTCTCTTTTGCCTGGTCACCCACATTACTTACAATGTAAATAGATTGGTTCTCATATAATATTGCCTTTAGGATAATGAAAACAGAACCTACAAAAGACTTGCCAAAGTTTCGACTACACGCCTAAAGAACATGACTTGCATTCCAGCTTTGTTCCAGCATATATGCCTGAGCGTCAAATAATTGGATACCCAATAAATCTCTGGCCGCAATAACAGGATTGCGCCGATAGAATGCAATCGTTGCCGCATCACACTCATAAATCTTACGTTTTGCGGCTGTAATAATAGGCGCTCTTTGTTTCATCCTCATACGGCATCACCATCCGTATCTTTTACACTTGCGTCAACACCGGCATCTTCCAACAGCTCCTTGAGCCGCTGATTCTCAATCAAAGACAGCCTGTATTTTTCTTTCGCATCATCACTTTCTTTCTGAAACTTATCAATCAGTTCTCTTTGTATATCGAAAATTTCCTGCTGGTCATTTTCGTCAAAGAAAGCGTTTTCCTTGATTGCCTTAGAGCTCATATCTGCCGCCCATTGAGTGCCAGGAGACCGTAACTGATCGTAGAAGTTTGCTTCTGCGCCAGCAATATCCTTTTCACGCATATCCTTCATTAAGAATGTAAGCGTATTACGTCCTGCATCCTTGTTGGAACGGTTCTTGACAGAAATCTCATTTTCCTTTGCAATCTTGTCGTTATTAGAAACTAGCTTAACCTTAATGTCATTCAGACTTTTGATTGCCTCAGCCGAGTTCATCGGGTTTAAGCGGGCAATCTGCAAGTCGATTTGTCGAATCTGATTATTATTGTTCACGACCTGAACAATCTGAGATAGCTTGAATGGGTCGTCCTCAATACCATCCTCAAAATACTTGATGAGTTCACTAAACAAATAGCGACGGTCACCCTCGTTGTAACCATCAAATGGGTCGTATCCAATAACAGAAATACAGTCATCCTTTGCTTGAATCTCTGCTTTCGACCACTTCTGTTCCTTCTCTTCCTGTAAATCGAGAGCGTTTTTATTGAGTTCACCGTTCACAAGAGTGTTAGAGAAAGTTTGAAATTGATAGTTACGAGCGTTTCCGATAATCCGAAGTAGCAAACCCATCGTTACACGGCCATTATTTTGACTAATTGAATCAAAAAGTGAATTGTAAAATGGTACGTCTAAAACATGAGACATGATCATACAGGCAGTACGATCACTTCCAAATTTACGAGAATATTCATCAAACATCTCGTTCACACAATCCTTACAAATAGGCGCGTAACAATCATTTGCTTTCCATAAACTTGAATATGTAATTTTATAAAAGTGACCAACTGCCACGTCATATTCTTTTCCACAACGTAAACATTTAAAAGTCTTCTTGTTTTCTGTCCCCTCAAGAATAATATCTTGGTCTATGACTTTTTTCTTACGCGGCATTTAGTCACCTCTTTCCGTTCAAAAATAAAAGCCGTAGAACGTGCGCACATCCTACGGCAACAAATACACCCTCTAATGTGCTTGTAAAACAGAGGCCGAGAGTGTTTCCTTCTATAAAAGACCTATCATGATACGCATCGTCGAGAGGCTTAATAGGTTCTGTTCAAAATTCGACCTCAGCATTTTACACCGTAGTGAGCCGAGGTCTTTATCATCTATGTGGACTTATGTCCTGCCGACGAATCGGCTAAATTTTGTATTTACGGCCAGCTTTACGCCGACCGTGCCACCTGAAATACACAGGCAGGACTGTTCATAAAAGAACCTACCGCCAGAGGGAGTAGAAAACTGGCGATAGGCTTGCGAAAGGGGAGATGTTGGGTGCGGGAGTTGGATTTGAACCAACGACTTTCGACTTATGAGGACGATTAGCTACCAGACTGCTGTATCCCGCGTTATATAATGCCTAAATGTCATCTATTTCTTAATCGTGTGCGCATCACAGGTTAATCATAGATCGACTTCGGACTTGCCTCCAACCGCGAATTGGAAGCCATTTTTGGCACGCCCAGAGAGACTTCAACTCCCAAGAGGCAGATTTAGAGTCTGCTGTTTTAAGCAATTAAACTATAGGCGCATAAAACCTACCTTTTAGCCGGTGGTAGGGAACCGGTATAATATAGGCCCTCCGGGAGAAGGACTGGCGCGGTCTCAGAGATTCGAACTCTGGCATCGGGTTTACCGACCTAACGGTTTTCAAGACCGTTCTCTTCAACCACTTGAGTAAGGCCGCACAATAACCCTACTTTCCTGCACAGCTACCTTTATATAAAGGTGTAGGGAATAGCCGTACAATCTTTGGTGAGCCAGGTTGGAGTCGAACCAACGATGTTTCTAATGTCACGGAGTTACAGTCCGCTATCTTCGCCACTGGATATACTGACCCATAATAAAACAAGCATCCATCAATCCGTCCGAGCTAGTTGAATTGTTCTCGTGTTGATAAAACGCTTGTTTTAGACTTTTAAAGCTTCGCATTAACGTAGCGAAACACGATTGGCTTGGCATTTTGCTTCTCAAAGCTACTCTGCGTCTGACTTTACAGCTTATACACGGTTGCAACCAATGACCGCTTTTGCCATGCCACCTACAGGAATCGAACCCGTATGTGAAAATTACAAATTTCCTATTCTACCATTAAATTAAGGCGGCACAATAAGCTGGAGCAATCGCCCCAGCACATAGAAAAGGAGACAACAAATGATGTCCCAAGCAGACCTTGCGGTCGTACTTCTTTTTTAAGTCCCCGTTTAGTGGTAGGGGCTCACCGCTTTTTAATTTAGACGTACAATGTGCGTCTTATCTTCATTCAGCCTTCCGAATTTATCCTGATAAACCAGAATAAATCCTTCTCGCTGAGATGGTGTTAATTTTCCAGCTGCGTAATCCATTTTTGATGTCTCACAACAACAGCCCTGCTCATAAATTACAGAATTACCAATATCATAATGACCTGTTTTATGAGTGTGTGCCATCACGATAGTATCAAAGAAATAATCATTATCCTTGAAATACCGATATGCCTTTTCTGCTGTTTTCAACATACCGCTAGAATAAGCAAGTGGATGCACAAAAATTGTTTCACCAACGAAACTAAACCAAGTATCGTTATAAACAATCTCGATACCACTATCCTTAAAAACATCAGTCAGAGGGTCGTAATGAACCTTTGTATGAAGCTCCTTGTTGTAATGGTTAAAGCCATCAACAAAAATAAGCTCCAAAGATGTCTTTGGCATCAGTTCAAGCAAGTCGGTGTCCAGATTCTTAGCAAGATAATTCTGGAAACGTAAGTCATGATTACCATAATTTACAACAACCTTCTTAGGCTGAAGTATCTCAATTAGGTCAATCATATACTGACGTGCAATCAGAATTTCCTCCATTGGACTCTTACGATACACCTTATTGAAACGAGAAATGGCCTGCGCATCTACCAGATCCCCGTTTATCTGAAGGATATCAATCTTTCCAGCATACTCACTAAAAGTCTCAATGGGCTTCTGGAATGGAATATGTAGGTCGGAAATAGACAGAATGCAGGTTCCCACATCTCTATTAGATAAGGACTCCTGATACTGCATACCCGCACGGAATGCTTTAAAACGCTTGCGATATGCGCACTCACCAAAATTCTTACCCAACTCATCATTGAGCACCTTGGATGCGCCATCCCAAGTCAACTCTCTAGCCAGAACAGCATTCCCGATTCTTACAAAGAAGTCATCGCTCGTTTCTTCTGGCCGTTTATTATAGCAACCCATTGGCATCAAGCTGGGTCGCCCAGCAGCTCATCAGAAGTGGAAATATTGATGGTGACACCCTCAATACCATCCCACTTTGCCAGAGCTTCCGTCAGATTGAAGACGTTCTCGCCATCCTTGGTGATCTCGGTGATAGTGCCCTCTGCAGTATCAATAATAGCGTTCTTAAAAACAACACTCTTCTTAGCAACCATAATTCTATTCTCCCTTATATTTTATTTCAATTTTGAAATGATTTAGCAAGACTCTGCAAGCTCTGGAAATACCAAAGCTGCTGCCCATTTGCTAATCCAACTGTTATGCAGTGACTCAAAATGTTCAATGGCTTCATCAATCGTTTTTATACGACGTAAATCAATTTCGATATACCGTCCATGTTCGTCAGCATACTTTTCCTTAATATTATCTCGCTCAAACTGCTTTACAAAATCTTCTTCAGTCCGGTGAAAATATTTAATACGGCTATAATGCTGTGACCCCATAACTTCACAAAACAGTCTTTCGGATGGAATATAAATGTCAAAAGGCATATATCTTCCAGTCTTTGGATTTTTAACAGCCTTATATTCAACAATCGTGTCAGGATATGTTTTTTTGCAATACTCTTTTAGCTGTTGTGCGATTTTGCTTTCATATCTATGATACGCACACTCTGGGCAACCTGTTCCATGATGAAATGTGCTCCATTTTGTGATTTTCTCGCCATGCCTTGGACAAATATATTTCAATTCTCCAAACGCTCCCGTATATTCCTCTTTCTTTGTTAAGAGTGTGTATCCACGAGACTCAAATTCGCTTTTTATCACATTAAAGTCTTTTAGTTGATTTTTTGAAGACAAAGCATGTGCACACAAACTACAACCAGATCCATCTCTAAAACTTCCCCAAATAATGGTTCTTTCACCATGAATCGGGCAAAGATAATGTAATCGAGTTCTTGTAAAAGAAATAATATCCTCTTCCTTTGTTATAAGCTGATATCCACGTTTACGAAATAGTTCTGCGACATCCGCATAATTGAGTCCACTGTAAGTAAGCATTCCTTTTCTCGCTGAACAGCTTTTACACCCACAGCCTTCAAGAACTGCGCAAGCAAACATATCAAACATCTTGCCGCAAGTGTTGCATTTCACAGTTACCTTTTTATTTGAGCCAACATACTTTCCAACAACAGTTACCTTTTGATTCTTTATTTTGGCTTCTTCTTGAAATTTTTCGTTTGTTTTTCTTACAGCTCCTCGCATTAACTCACGTCCATTTCGTCAGCCCACTGGCTAATCCATCCACGGTGGTTCGTAGTCAACTGACATACGGCTACGCGGTCATGCTTCGCAAAATGCTGGAGACAACGCATAAAGCCAGAGTCAGAAGGTTTATCAAGATCACACTGTAAATCATGACCAATAATAATCAACTTTACCTTTTCGCCATCACTACCATCGCAACGAGAAATAGTCTTCTGTAACTCTTTAGGAGTATAGTTTTGGCTCTCGTCCAACAAAATTATTCCACTCAGGTTCGTCCCACGAAGGAAAGTATGAGTTAAACAAGAAATATAACCAGTACCATTCTTCTGGTTTACCATAGACTCGTCATTGATAACCTTGTTAGGGTCAACGTTGCATTTAATCAGAGCCTGATAAAAGGGTTCAAAGAAAACTTCCGATTTTTCCGTGATAGATCCAGGGAGATAACCCTGACGCTTCTCACCATAACTAGATACAACGTAAGTCAATTTATCGAAATAGCCAGCCTGAACAAGCAGATTTGCAGTCGCAGTCGCAATAAGCGTCTTGCCAGAACCAGCTGCAGCGTTGCAGATCACAACATCAATATTTGGATTCCAAATAGCGTCACGGAATACACGCTGTTCAGGGTCTAAAGAAATGCCATAAAAACCATACTGATCAGGATCGGTAATCTTCTCCATAGGGATATCAGTAGGAACCTTTCTCTTAGCCATATATTACAACTCTCCCTTAATTGAATTCATCCACATCATCGCAAATCTTATCTACGATACCAAAATTGACCTGCTCATCGGCATCCAGATACCAATCCTTAGCCTTATTCTTGGTCATTGTTTTCTTATCAATAGTAGAGTGAGCCATAATATACTCACGCATCTTCACGACCTGCTTCTCGTAGTAGTCCATAGCCATCTTAGACTGCTCAAAAGTACCCTGCGTACCGCCAGAGCCACTATGAATCAATGCAGTAGAATGAGGCAGAGCAAAGCGCTTCTGACCAGACAGCAGCATCACAAGAGCAGCGCTCATTGCAATACCTGCGTTGATCGTCCAAACAGGAGTCTTACTCAGCGTAACAACATCAATAAAGCTAAACATCGCATCCAGCTCGCCACCATAGCTGTAAATAAACAGCTTAATTGGCTTGCGCTGCTCAATAGGAATATTCTTGTCGATACGGTTGTATTGAAGAATCTTTCGCTCAATTTCAATCAGAGACTGGTCAATCTCAAAATCAATAAAAAAGATGCGATCCTTCTCGTCAACGTAGAAGTTCATCATCTCAGGAGAGGGGAGACCACCACCATTCATCAGGTTTGTAATCTCCTCGGGCAGCTGAATTTCAAAATCCAAAGTCTGTACCTCGTTCTTTCATAAATTAGTCTCGAATGCCGCGCTTGGCACGTTCAACAATTTCACGAGCTTCAATATTAAACGGAATCAGCTCCAGATAACGAACAGATTCCTCAATAAATCGCTTGTGTCGAGTTTTTGCAATGAAAACCTTCGGATAAACCTTACGAATTTCCTTTGCCTCTGCTTTGGTAATCTCAATCATTTAGGTAAAACACCCTTTCAAAATAAAATAGGTAGGAAGAAAACAAGCGTCCTCGCTCTCTCCCTACCATAACTTTCCGCACTATGTTTTGCTCTATATATGTAAAATTGTAACGTACCTACGTTGAAATATCACGCTTTTTCACATTTCATAAATCAAACATTTTTCTATTTTGTGCAGTTTTCTCGATATTTACGTTTTTGGCGCACTTACGACAGTATTTTTGTCTGCGTCCAGTGCGAGCAACCATCTTTCCGCAACAATCACACTTGATGTATTCTTTCCCACAATACTGGTTCCACAGAATACCAGCATTCTCAAAATCGTCCACGAAAATCTCATGAGGAGAATCCGGCTCCGCAATCAAAATATGGATATTCAAGTTGTCAATCTTTTTCAAGCTGGCAAACCCAATAAAGCCAAGATTATGTAACTCACAGATCATCTCGTTCTGTTTTTTCTCATTTACAGATACGTTTGCCATCCTGAAAATATCAGCCGTATCTTCCGTAATCCAGTAGTTGCATTTTTCATTAACAGCAATATGGTATTTTGCCAGACACAGCATCGTAAACATCAGGCGTTGCATCTGCTTGCCTTCAAGTGCTTGAATCTTCTCTACCTCAACCTTCGTAATGCACACACCATCAAGTTCCACCATAGGACGACCCTTGGCAGAAGCAATTGCTTTATCAATCAGTTCTCTATCCAGAACCTTATTATACCCTTCAAAATGACGCAGCATATACTCGTTAAGCTTTTCTCTTACGTCATCCTTTGAATATCCCTTATAGAAATAATACTTCGCAATATAATGCAAAACATGCCCCGCTTTCTTCCAAGGCACATCCTTCTCTAGCCACTCTTCAGCATAAAGAACTTCATTCAATACAATCATCTGCATCCTCCTTGCTATTCATGTTAATTAACACATCCTTGAAACGCTTGCCATCATACTCAATATCGCCATTCTCATCCTGCACAAGAGAATGAATCATACCGTCATGGCGTTCTAACAAGCGTTTAATCAAAGTATCGTGAAATAGTTCCCAGACTATTGCAATACTGGATGCATTCTTCTTACAAAGATCAAGCATGATGTCGCAAAGTACATCGTCATTAGAACACTTGTCATGAAGATTGCGGAACATACTTTCCTGATACAGCGCAATGCGCTCCTTGCGGTCTGCGCCGGTTTCTTTATTATTGTTTCCGTTGCCAGAATGGATTGCGTTACCACGAGCAAACCTCAAGTAATCCTTAAAAATAGAGCGGATACCATAGTATTGAGAATTGGTGTACTCAACGCCAGACTTGAGTGAATCGTAATCAAACTTGCGCCTTATCTTGAGTTCTTCTTCAAAATCTTCCAGCTCGTCCTCGATAGTCCAACACAAACGGTTCATGGTACAAGAATTGATTCCCACCGGCATCCGATAGAGGTAATACTGAATAACCATCTCATCCACATCATCCTTAACGGTCTTTTGCATAATCTCATCCAGACCGGCAAATCCATCCCACTTGATACGCTTGCGTGCTGCAGCCACGTACTGCTTGTAATCACGCATTTGAGCAGGGTAGATGTAGCTCATAAAGTATGGCTTACGCCATGCGCAAATACTACTCCAGAACTTCTTATCTTCGATAGTATCAGGATTATCATCGTCTTTAACGGCGCAAGCTTTATTGTCATACCAGTATTGCGGCATATCTGTCGTAGCCACGCCTTTTATTTTGTCGATCGCGTTCTGTTGATAAAGCTGTCCGCAGATAATGCGATACGTAAGTTCATCGTACTCTTTACTACCTTGCTCAAATTTACTTCGCACATCAAACATAGTTGTAATTCGGTTTGTTGTACGCCCAATATTATCTCCAAATCCGCTGATATTAGATTCAATAAAATCCTTTTCGGTCGGAACTTTTTTCTCGCATTTGCGCTGGACACAAAGAACGACCGGCTCATTTACCCATTTATCAATGAGAACTCTATTGTCGGTAGAAAATGTAAGGTCGGCATCGAAATCTTCACCGTTAAGTGCTGCACACATATTATCCCACGCATTGGTGATAAACACGGACTTCATATAGCGATACCAGTATTGGCAATCCTCAGATGCGCTCAAGTTCATGCACCGAATATTTGCCATCTGACTCATAGGAGCTCTAAAACAAGCAACCCTTTTAACATCCCTGTCGTTCCAGAATCGGCTATAAACTTCACCAGCCTTTAAAAGTCCGGTTACCTCCATCCGAAACATTGCCTGACAAAGCGCATATGGGTCTCCACTTGCCACCTGAAAATTCCCTCGTACCTTTACAACACCCGTTTTTGCCTGAGCGATTCGCTTTTTAATAAAGTACCGAATCCGATTCTGCACATAAGGGTCGTTAATCATTTCCGGCTCAATCATAAGAGCCTTAATATAGTCGTTTTCCAGACTATTTATGTAATTCGGGTCATCACGCATTCCACTACCACGCAAATACAGCAACGCATCACGCCAATCACCGCCCATGACGCCCTTGATTTCGTCCAAAGTCGGCTTTACAAGCTCACGAATCTCATCATTCGTAAGCCGATAGCTTTGGATAAACTGATAATTCAGATTACGCTCCTCATCAAGCTCCAACTCACAAGTCTTGGTTACAGAGAAGTGATAGTGATTCTCTCTACAGTTCTCAAGATAGTCCTCACAACTATGATAACTATCCCACAGTTTCAACATAGAGGTGCTAAGAACTACTTGAATCCTATTTATATCACGATAATCTCCCCATGCGTCTTTTAGCATATTCTGCTTCGCTACCTTTTTAGCGAACTCACGGAAAGGGAAGGGAAATAACATGCCTTTACAGAACGCATTCCGCACACAGAAACCAGACGCAGTAGACGGCAACTTCAAATCCTCACTCCACTGTTGTGCAAGATCATAACTAATAAGTCCAAACCCATCATTCGCACACAGCTCACAATCGTGTTCCTTATCTTCAACTATCGTAGGTTCTCCAGATACTCCGTCATCCAGAACAACAACATGATCTTTAAAATGCGTATAACAATCATCAACGACAAGCACACCATCAGGGTCAGTAACCGGAATAGAAGCAGAGCAGGCAAGTGCTCTATAAGCCTCTAATTTTGCAGGTACAAACTCAATTCCTTTATTACGGCCATTGTCGATTCGCTTACGGATCTCATCAACAAGACGGTCGCTCACAAACACAATCGTGCTATTCTTAACACCACCGGTAGTCCCAACCAGACGGCGATACGTGATTCCATTGATTTTAAACCCCTTTGGAGAACATGCACGGCGGTAATCATTCTTCTTGTCAACCACCAGACACATATAATCCGGCTTGAATTGAACTGCGTCCAGTTCAGTATACAGCCTCCGAATCTCCCGGCGGTTCTCTAAGCAAGACGGCTCATTCCGCAGCATCTTGATTCTACGCTTAATGCTCCGTGCTTTAGCCTCTGCATCCGTAACACCATTCAACTCATCAATCCATCGTAAAACAGTGCTATCAGCCAGCGAGATGATCTCGTGGTTTCGTCTAGCCTCATCTAATGGTAGAGTCAAATCCCACTTTGCTTCAACCAGACGCTTCGTATGGATCTTAAAAACAAACTTCTGGCAAGTTTGCTGCTTTGCCATTCGGCAGTCACCTCCATGTTCTTCCTGAACGTATCCTGTGTTTTATAGCTAAAGAGAAAATATAAAAGCAGGCTTTTACAGATAGCAACTCTCGCCATCTTCCATAGCCTTGAGCCAAAGTCGTTCGCGCTCCTGATAGAGCTCATCCAGCATATCGTCGGCAGCCTCGTACTCACTGCGTGTCAGACTGGAACTATTCATATCACGTACAAGTTGCTTGATTTCCGCATCAACATCCTCGTAAGTACGCATCACTTAACCTCCTCGTCCATGACAGCTCCACAGTCAGGACAAAACTTTGATTCATCAATATTTTTGCTAGAATGACAAGCCGAGCATTCAACAAAGAAGCTTTCTCCAAAATCCGCCTCGTGCTCAATCCAATGAGCATGAACTACTCGACGGAACTCACCGCCAGCAGATATCTCTTCTTCAAGAATGCGCTTTGTGTATTGCATTGCCATATCGCACCACATATCATCAATAGACTTTGCATTACCTCTAGCCATAGTACGAGCGATAGCACTATCGAGGACGCCAATCAATCGTGTTGCATTTACAAACTTATCCATCACTTGACCTCCTCTGCCACCCGGCGAATCGTCTCATCAATCTGTTCAAGTTCTGCCAGTAAAACGTCCACTGTATCAGCATCACTTTCGGAAATATTCAAATCCTTAATCTTATGTAAAGCCCATTCAAGGTTCGGGTAATAGCCGACCGTAACCTCCTTTACGCCGGTGCCCATCTCACCAGTCTTTGGATTCTTGCCAGCTGGCCGCTGCTCAACGATAACGAGATTCCGCTCGTCGCAGTTTTTAATAATGTATTTACCAATTTGCACTCGCATCTCTTAGCCCTCCTTATATAATAGCGCATCCTTTCTTCATCAAATGTTTGAAATATTCAATGAAGAAGTCCTTGCCTCCCTGAGTAATCTTTGTAACATACACAAGACTGTCGCCAACCGGTTCATCTTGATAGTATCGATAAATCGGTTCTCGTCTCTTGAATACTTTAAATAACCCAGAACCTTGATATTTCTTACAAGGAGTGTTATACAACATTCCCTTCTTTTTCATTAAATAGCCTTTGTGCCGTAGAACTGAAAATACATTACTGCTATTTGGAGTAAGCCTACCAATGGATGCCTCGTTTATGTAAATCTCATTTTGGATGAGAACTTCAGCGAGTTCTTCTGCCGTTAAACAACCGTCAGACGGATCTTCTTCATCGAGCATTTTAATTTCAGGAAGAAGTGTTAACTTATCTTTTAACATTTGATAAATAAACTTTTGCCCTTCTTGTGTCCAGACAAGATACTCTTGAGAATAATATCCTGTTTTGCTAGTAAACAATGAAGATTCAGTGTATCCGCTATCTTTATACTGGTCTGTTACAAGCCATGTTTTATGCTCGTCGTTGAAATAGATCACATCATACTTGTAAAGAAAGCTGTTTAATCGTGCGGCACTCCAACCATATTGAAAAGCAATAGTTGAAATAGAAACTTTTTCTTCTGGTCCAAAACCAAATGGTAAATGTTTCTTATCCATTTATGTAACGCTCCTTAAATATTTCTAGCGGCCTCAAATGCAGCCACATCGTTCATGAAATCATTGATATGTAAATACTTGTCAGCCTTCCGCACAGTCTTAGGCTTAAACTCTTGGCACTTGCATCGCACATCATCACAAGTAGTGAAGCACGGGATCTCATACTGGCATTTTGTGCAGACATGCTTCTTATAAAACTCCGGCAAGCGTCCAACCGCTTGGTAACACTCATAAGTTACCTTTAAATCAATCCAATAGGGGTTATCAAAATTCATTATACTTAACCTTCTTTCAAACCTCACCAATTAAATCATCAATATTAAGACCACAATCCAGCACATTGCGGCCAGCTTTCTTATTACTTTTTTCTGCCATCTTGTCCGCCAACACCTTATCGACAATATCTGCTTCAAAATTCATAACGCATTCTACATTTACGTTATCACGAACTACCATTCTCGCATTCGCCTCAGCCACAAGTCGAGCCATAAGTTCTGCATCCGCAGATTCTTTATCCGCATCCTGCATAATTTGCTCATATTGCTCTTCAGTCAAACCGCTTCCAGCCAAGAAGTTGTCAATATACAGTTTTTCGATAATCTTGCATCCATGGTCTTTTTGGTTCAAGGTAACAAGTAACTGGTCGGTAGACTGACGAATTGTGTTGTCAACCATATCTGCCACCTGCTGGTTAGTCAACTTAACTTTTTTATATTCAAATTCCTTTCGGATTTTTCTTTCAATCTTATTATTGTCGCCCCATGGCTTCTGCTCTTCCAGTCGCCGCTCAACATCTTCATGTTCCTGAACTCTTGTTGCCACAATGACTTCCTTATTAAATATCATTGAGGACAATAAGCCATCACAAACAATTGTATTTAACTTTGCCATCATCTGCACAGCGAGTTCCACATCTGCTGGGTCGATTTTTCCAAACCTGCGAGCAAATAGGTTCATAGTTTTTGGCTCAACAACAATTCTATAAACCTTTTGAATGGTACTATACGTTTGCTCTTTTTCAAATTCCTCTCTAAGCTTTGGGTTCAGCTTGCGATAGAAATCTCTCATCCGACCAGTTTGCCAAAGATCCCGTTCAGTTGCCGGAGTTCTACCATCAGACAATGTGTAATCTTTTAGTACCTCGGCCTTCAATCGCATGTAGGTTAAATTCTGTTTGTCTGTCAAAGGAGTTATGACAGCACGGCCATCGACATAATCAATGAATGCTCTCGTCTCCTCATAATCTAACGCATCGTTTACCTTTAAACTATGCAGGGCACTATCTAGCCAAGTTTTTAGTTTTACACTTCCAACCATTTTTCGGAACGCCTCAGCAACAGCCTCGTCATCCTCTGTCTCAGCATTCCGTCCCCACCATCTGTAATCACGACCAACCATTCCACATGTCTCCCAGATGTCTTTCTTCTCCCATAGCAGCTTAATGCCGTCACATGGCTGCGACTGGCAAAGAGCGTTAAAGTGGTAGACGAGCAATTTCTGAATAAGGTCAATAAACTTTCTATTACCGCCCACTGGCTTTGCCGGAAGTATCTCATCATCTGGTCGTATGCTTTTTATAATGATTTGCCGACCAGCCTTCTTTAGAACCACGAATCTGTCCAGCTCTTCCAAGAATGCAGGACGACTATCTCCAGTGATTGGTTTTCCATGACTATCAAGTACGTCCAAATATCTTGCAAGCTCAGAAAAGTTCTTAAAAACTTGACCATCTGATAGTTTTGTTATCATATCTGGTGTAACATCGTAAGTTTTTGCCATACGGTAATACCTCCTAAAGTTTTTGAATATCAAATCGTATATATAGAATGTGTAATATCAGTTTTGATATTCAAAATTCATAATTTGTTAATATTTAGTTGTACTTTGAATTCTGTAAGGTTTTATCACCCACAACTCCTATCACAAAATATCTTTTAATGGTTTACTCGACTTGAAGCTATGGAGCGTAAGCGACATAGATTCAATTTGAGTAAACCTACGAGCGTCCGCAGACGCGAGATCCCTCTCCACGCCCTGTCTGGAAGACTGCTATAAATATCCACCACAACAATCCTCCGGCTAACTCCTTTATAGTATCCTGTATTATATAGCTATCTACACTCATTATACCATGAGATTGCCAAAAATTCAATAGCTACATAATACAGGATGCATATTTCTAACGCCTATTATAATAAGGTATGTTTCTGAGAGTGTTACTCTCTATGAAGAACATTTAAATGCTCTGTGTGTTCAGTATAAGCTGCCAGAGGCTACAATTATGCTTATTAAATGTGTCTGGAGTCTCTAAGAGTGCTGCTCAGATGCCAGATCAGTTTATTTATGGCGATAGGGGAGTATGGATGAGCATAAATAGGTACTTTATGCTCCGAAGGATGGTCATTTTCGGTACATTTAAGGTGCACATCGGGAAAACCCGCATGAATCCTAGCTTTTTCGGCTTTTATTGAGTTAAAAAGGAACAAAATAAGGGGTAAAAAGGTACAAATAAAAAGAAAAACTAGCCAAAATATAACGAAAATACGTTAAAATTTAGCCAGTTACCGAATGAGCTACCGATTGAAAAATAGCGATTTTAAGCCATTTTTAGGTATTTTTGATGGAAAAGTGATGGAAAGATGAGTGATTTGTAGGTGTATGTAGGAGAGGGTATAGGGATATATTTTTTGGATATTTTAGTCAGAGAAAAATGTACCCGGATAGGAACAGGTAAAATGGATAAATTGAGTTGATAGGAGAGAGGTTGTGGTGATTAGAAAGGATTGGTATTTTTGTGGAAATTGTTGTGCAGAATGTATATAGAATAAGAGAAGATGAAATTCATAATTAGTGATTATGAACAAGAAAGATGTACTGGGATCTCGGCCTGCTGCCTGGAATGCCTCAAAAATGAAAAGTATCCCCCATGGGGGAAAAGCCGCTTTTGTGCAAAAAGCGGTATTTGCTTTAATTGAATAAAGTGCCTGTTTTGTCACTTTCCAGGCCGGGAATATTCCTATTTTTCCAGTATGTTTATAGTGCTGATTTTTGCCGGGAATTGAATTTGCAAATTAGTTGCATTTTCAAATGTTCGATTGTTCAAATTTGAAATACTTTAACGCTTTAGCACTTTACCATACTAAAATATTTATTCTGTCCAGATCAAGCACTTTGCTTTAATACTTTAACACTTTACCACGCTAAAGCATCTCATTTTCCCATATAAGGTATTATATATTATATTTTATCCTTATTCCGGCCAAAAAGCCCACTACTTGCCAAAATATAATTTTTAACGATATATCGCTATTTTTAAAAAATCTATAATTCTTGCGTGTTTTGTCCATGCGTTTGCAACATTTCATCATGTAGCTATGTAGCTACATGTGGTATTATGTAGCCACCGGAAGGCCGGAAGGCTTGAAGGGACGCACGGTCGGAAGGTGCGGGAAAGTTCCCCGACAAATCGCCAAATGGCAAGCGGTCGTTCCCCGAACGGAAGGAAGTGTAAAAGCAAACAGTACGGAACGGCGCTCAAGCATGATACCACGTTTAACAGACGGGTCGAGAGTATGGCGGTTTGAACGTGTACACACAAAATCAACCCTTTAATCAGTCGAACGGTTGAGCAAATGGCACGGCGGGCAAGGCGGTCGGATTCCGTATTTGTTCAAGTGGTTTACCTTGCAAAACAGGTCAAAACCGATTCCAGATTGACAAAATGCGCTGGAAGGATAAAAACAATATAACCGTTTTGAAAGAATCCAAAACGCAAGTTTTGGCAACGTTTCAAACGCAAGCTATCAGTTTGTTACTTTTAGGCGGTACAATGCAACCTTGCATGGTTGAGAAAACAGAATATTTTTGCAAAGATATGCAATTAGACGGCGCTGAACTTCAAAAGTTTGGCGTTTTTTGTTTGGACTTCAAAAGTTTGGACTTGTCGCAGATAATAGCAAAAATAGACAGTTTTCCGTGACAATTGAATAATAGCAAGCATGGTTGAAGGGCTGTTTTTGGCAGACAGAGGGTAAACCATGCTTTACAGTATACATATTTGCCCATCGTGGGCGAACCATAGGCTACAGGCAGAACCTGGAATTTTGTCTGTAGCACTTGGCTTGCTCATAATAGCAAGAAATCCATACACACATTATAACACATAAAGGAGAAAAATACTATGTCTACTACTACCATTCTGTCCGCTATCAACTTCAACGCTACCGCAGCCGCAGAGAAGAACCGCACCACCGGTGCAGCCGTTGCCCTTTTCAAGAAGGGCGGCAAGGAAGTCAACACCTCTGAGAAGGCCCTTGGCAGAGACTGCCTGAAGGGTATCACCGCAGAGCAGTACGAGACTTATTGCAAGGCCGTCCGTGCTGTCTACTTGGATGCTGATTTGCTGGCACGCTATGCCGCAGACGCAGACTCTGTTCAGAAGATTAAGACCTTCTACTTCAACGATCTGACGAGCCTTACCACCGCTATCATGGGCGATACCTTCAAAGTCAATGATGTCTTTGCAACCTTCACTGTTGAGCAGTTCATTGAGCAGAGCGTGGGCAAGGTGCGTGCATTCACCGCTACCACAGCAGGCCACGGCTACGACACGGAAGCAGAATCTCAGACCAAGTTTGTCAAGTGGGTTGAAGCATGGTTTAGTGCCAACGCAAGCGGTGTTGCTATGCTCTCTATGGCAGAGCGTGACCGCCGTGCAAGTGTCCGCAAGCTGTCCTCTAAGGTTGTGCGCCTTACTAAGAGTGTTGAGAATGCAGAGGAAGTGCTGTCCTCTGCAAAGAAGGAACTTGATTCTCTCAAGAGCAAGAAGGACACCAACGCAAAAACCCTGGAAAAGAAGATGAAGGCTGTTCAGGGCATGGAAAAGGATCTGGCAGACGTTAAGAAGAGCCTGGAATCTGCTCAGACTAAACTGGCAGACCTTCAGAGCAAAGACTTCACCAACGACTTCAGCGCAGAAGAGACCCTGTAAGTGAACCACGCAACCATCGTGAACACGCAAGAGCTCTACATAAATGCTAGGCGATTAGTGGTACTAGGGAAGACGTAACCACTACCAACACGGCAGAAATGCCGTAACTATCAATCGAAAGAAGGGAATACTATGCAAAAGTTTCTGTGCAAGAACTACGCAGACCGTCAGATTAAGTTTGACGGTCATTCTGTGCCGTCTGGTGCATACTATGGTCAGACCGCAGAGGGATTGCGCTTTATCGCAGTCGTTAGAGTGAATCAGATCGGCATGGTTTGGCGTTCCGGTAAAGGTTTGATTCCGTGGGAGAAGACTTACAATCAGACTGTCGTTGACTTCATCAGAAGTGAACCTATTGGCGTAAATCCTGAGACTGTGTATTTTGATATGGCAGTGAAATCAGAGCGCAAGAAGGCTGGACGCTATGCAGCACGTTTTGCTGGAACTGGGTCTGCTAGTGCAAATCGCAAGAGCAAGAAGGCAGCAAAACACACTAAGGCTTTCCGCACTCGCAATGATTCCTTTACGGCAGAGTACAACAATGCCTCTAGTTTGATCTATGGGAAAACAATCGAGATGAACAGACGGCCTCAGAAGGTCTATGGTAAGATCGCAGAATACATGGACGGCAGCGGTGCTGGAAAAATCCGTGGCGATATGCGTCCTCTTGAGCCTGTTTTTCCTGTACCTTCTGGTAGAAAGGCAAGGTGAATCATGTCAGCAACTGTTTCAAGTGGTCAGAACTTGCGTAAGAGTGAAAAGTTTGCTATAATTGCATCAAAAGGTGGTGCGACTATGGCAAGCAAGTACGACAACATGAGCAAAGAAGAGCTGTTAGCAGTCATGAAAGAAAAGAATAAAGCATACTGCTGGCGCAAAACTTGTACGCTCACAGTTAAAGAGGGCGAATTTTTTGATGATTTTCTTCAAAAAAATGATTGCCCGAATATCTCTCAATTCATCAAAAAGATTTGTCGTGGTGAATTAGTTGTTTCTCAGGCAGAGCCGTCAGAATCCAATTAATAAACCCCATAACCCTGGCAACAACGTCTTGTGAATTTATCGCAAGGCGTTTTCTTTATGCTCTGTTTTGCATAATTATGCAAATAATTTGCAGAATATGTAAAATGAAAACAAAAAAGGAGAACACAATGAAAGAATACGCAATCTTTGTTGCCTGTGAAGAGGATAAGGACCCCAATTTTGGTGGCCGTTACGTCCTCTACACGGAAGAGGAAGTGAATACCCTGGGTGGTCTGGACGCTGTTCTTGTCAAATTGAAGGCAGAAGGCGAGATCATCACAGGTATTCAGACTGGTGAACAGTGAAATCAAACACGTCAGAAAATCACATAAAAGAGGACTTTTAACAATGAAAAATGATATCAATTTCGTTTCTATGATTCATCTGGCAGATACAGATGGAAATCGGTTTGTAGCAATCTATAAGCCGATGTCAGAAGAAGAGCGTCAAGCGTTGCTTGAACGTTATTGGCAAGAGAATCGTTGGGGCACACGATTTGGAGCCCCTGATATTCTCGATGTGTTTCCGCTTAATGACTCATGTTTTCCGAACCAGTGGTTTGAAAACATGAGTGAATGCGAAAGAAACTCAAGATGCAGCTACTGAATGAAAAATGCCGTGAAGTTAGTGGGCACGGGTAAGAAAGATCCCACTACCAGCCCAATAGGGTACGCAATAGCGTTGTAAAAAATGAATTTGCAAAGCCTGGTTTATCCTGGCAGAAAGGAAGTCTTGTTATGAAATCGCTTCTCATGTTCTTTGGCTATTCTGCTTATCATGCAGAGTGCGTTGCACCTATGATGTGGGCCTTTGTGATTTGTGCCATCGCTATTGGCGTGGCAGAGTGGAAAGGGTGGTTGAACTAATGTTTCGTAATGTAAAGAGCTTACGATTCATTGGAACGGATGACTTTCACCGTGAAGTATTTATCGATAAGTTCGGCACAGTATGGAAATATACAGAACCCGGTAAAATGCCGCAAGAACGGCATGACAAACTTTACACTTCATCCAGCAACAGCATGAAAGGAGAACCAGAAGAACCGATGGCAGATGACCTCGATTACAAGATTCTAAAGGGAGAAATGTAAGATGAACAGAGAAGATATTGATGTTCTTGAAGTAGGCAATGCTTATACGGCATTGTTTTACAAGAAGAATCATTACACGCCTTACATTGTGGCGTGGCATTTTGACCCGGATTCCTACACATGGGATCAGGGTCATTATTTTGAATCCCTAAAAGATGCAAAGAAATTCTTTGCGGAGCAGGAGCGCAATAATGCAAATTGCAAGTATTGCGAAAAGCTGGATTGCCCTCACAGGGATTGCGTCAGACGATTGCCCTATGAAAAGGGCGGAATCCTTGCTTGTGAGAATCTTTGGTAAAGGAGAATGAATATGGCAAAAATGAAGCTCGATTCTGTTTACCCTGATATTGTCAATCGCTTTCAGTATGTGAAAACGACTAATGCAGACGCTTGGCAGAAATATGTTAAGAGCGTTATTGCAGAGCATGAGTACAATGACCTGTTGACCCGGATTGCGTGGGATTTGCTCAGGTATGTGTACACTTCTGGTACGATTTGTGGGTGGTACGATAAGTATAACGTACATGATTCGCATATCACAACGGCAGTCAAGAAGGCTTATATTGAAGTCTTTGGAATGCCATCAGAATAAAAGATATGTTTTAAGGAGAGCTTGATATGACCGCAAGAGAATATTGTAAGAGCCATCCTGTAACCGCTTATGATAGCAGCTACGGCAGATGTGGTGGTTTCCAGATTCATGGTGACGTTCAGTATGGCATTGATGATTATATCTATGCTCAGTCTGGCGTACTCATTGAAGATGAAAAGTATCACAGTTACCATCACTTGAAGATCATCTATGCACCGTCTGGCAGAGCATACGTCAAGTGTTTCGGTAAACGAATCTATCTTGATGAGTGCATGAGAGTGTAAAGGAGAAACGACAATGAAAAAGGGTCAGTGGTTTATGAACGATGAAACAGGTGTTATCACTAATATTCATCGTGAAGCTGTCGAGTGGTATCGGCAGGGTGCAAACATTTCCATCTGGATCAACGGCGTTATTGTTTGCCGTTGGGGTCATTGATAAGAAAGGAGAACGCAAGAATGCGTGCTACTGTTGAGGTTTACGAGAATAATGCAGGCGGTATCTTTGTTGCCGTCTTTGGTAAAAATGGCTTGAAAAAGTTGTTTGTTGTTACTCCTGATAATAATGAAACAAGAATGACGAGGGCATTCTATCAGGAAGCATTGTACGGATTCTCTGGTGTGGATGACTACAACGCAGCAGATTTTTCTGGTCTGTCTATGGATGATGCTTATATGGATATCTGCAGTGGCAACCTGATTGCAGAATTTTACGACAATCGTGTTGTGAATCTGTATCCGGCAGACATGGGATCTGCTGGTATGAAATTATTTGGTTTGAAAGATTGAAAAGGAGATACATAAAATGAAACTTACTCAGAATAAGCTGTCCGTTATCCTGGCTACTGTTGTGGCTGGTGTTTCCATTCTGGCAAACTGTATGACTGCAAACGCAGCAGAGCCTATGAAAACTCGCCTGAATAATCGTTATGTCCTGGCCGGTAGCGTGGATGAAATCGAAATATTCCGCAACGGAATTAAGACCATCCATGTTATTGATGAGAACGGCGAGGAATGGCTGTATTCTTATGCAAGCATGGAAGAAACCCCGGCAGATGGTCAGAATGTGACCATGATTATGAACAGCAATGGAACAGAAACCATCTACGATGATACCATCGAGGATGTTCTGTGGGCACGGCCTGATGAAGTGGATGTTGATTGATATTCACAGAATGGTCACGAAAATAAAACGTATTAACGCATTAAAATGTGACGTTAATAGAATCTACATTTTAGTGCTTGACAAAAGCAATAGTATCCTGTATTATGTAGCTAGAAAGGGCAGTCCGTCATAGGGCTTTTATTTTTACCATATAGCTATATAACACAGGATACATAAGAAAAGGAGAGTCAACTGCTATGGCTATGTACAAAACTAAGAAGGATGCAGCTTACGCATGGGTTCGGGAATTTAATGCGATTCCTCAGAGCGTTATTGAAAAGCTCGCCAAGGTTGATTTGGAAGAGAATGGTGAAGGCATTACTGAAATCACGCCGCCGTCTTGTTGTGATCGTGTCTATATCTTTAGCGGTGACCACTATGGCGAAGATGGTGAGATTCAGAGCTATAACGAAGATGACAACACTTACAAAATTTATCTCGATGGCACTGGCGAGGAAGTTGATGTCAAAGAAGATGATTTTGAAGTCGAGCGTGACGGCTTCCTTCCGATGTGGGGAACGATGTGGCAGTTTAATGACCCGTGTGATAACTGGTGGCTCGAAAATCATCTTCAGGAAATGGCAGATTGCGGATTCCGCATCTACGAGCAAGAAGATTACGGTTACATCTTTGGCATTGATGGTTGTGGCTACGACTTTTTTGAAGCTCATTGGATTCCGCTTTATGAAAAGCGTGGATTCCATTGGGACGATGAGACTGTAAAGGAGATGGAAGAAAATGCGTAAGTACACTCAGAAAGAACTGAAGAATATGGTTGCCCTTGGAATGGCAGAGGATGTTACTCGTGCAAACAACGAAGATTATGAAAGAATCATCAAAAAAGAAGGGTTTCTTTCTCAAGTTGGATATTCTTCCGGTGTTTATGGTTGTAACGGAATGTTGTTAAGAGGTCATGAAACCGGTGTTTATTATGCTGTGACTTCAAGAACGTTAGCCATTTTTATTTTTGGTTAAGAGGTGAATATTTTGATTATTGATAGCATTCTTGATCGCCGGGATGGCAGACACTACAGCGCACATGACTTTTATCTTGAAGTTAGAAAGTATGAACGCCTGGGTGTTGGAACTCACGGTGAAGATATTTCGTTAGCGATGGATTACGGTGATAACCGTGATGTGCAGCGTGTCCTGTGTCAATACATTGACCGTAATGAATACAATCCATCTATTAAGGATTATATAAGAAGTCAGGAGTGGGTGTCATAATGCCTTATAAATCTGAAAAAATAAAACTTTCAGAACAACAAGATAGAAGAGTAAAGATTACATCTGTAATGAAAGAAGAAATCCGAAAAAAATATTCTACTGGATTATTTAGCTTAATGGATTTGGCGAAAGAATATAACGTGAGTAAGAAATCTATTTTGCTTATAGTTAATCCAGAATCCAAAAAGAAAAACGATGATCACATCAAGAGTCACTGGAAAGATTATAAACCGTCATTAGAAGAACGAAACAAAATTATGAAAGAGCATAGGCATTATAAGCAGGAGTTATATTTGAAAGGAAAATTAAAATAATACGTTATTATGCTAGGTGATTGGCGGTACTAGGGCAGACATAACCGCTACCAGAACGCGAAAACACAAAAATATTAAAAGGAGTGTTAGGTATGGCTTATATCGGTAAAAAGGACTTTCAGATGCTTGGAAAGATGTGGACGCAGATGCGAGATCACAATGGATATGTACCTGAAAGTATGTTTCTTGAGTTTTCTGATGTGATGCACAGAGTTTCGATAAATAACGATAAGGTCACTGAAAGAACTGTTAAAAAGATATATGAAGCTAGAGAGAAGGATAAGAAGTATGGTCGCCGCCAGCAGAGATTTGTAAAGGCTTATCGGTGGGCATACGATTGTAAAGCAAAAGAGGCAGTGGAGATGTATAAGAAATATAGAGAAGAATCTCCTGAGAAGATTAACGAAGTTATTGATTATTACGACAAGTGCCAGGAACAGTGTCGTCTTAAAAACGAAGAGAGTGATATCTAAAAGGAGCGATTGATATGGAAACAATGTACGACCGTATTAAGCGAATGGATAAGCATGAGCTTGCTGAGTTTATCTATGTTGTTTATCAAGCTGGTGTTAAAGATGGTGAACAGAATCTTTGTGATTCTCCCGCTGGATTTTTTGGTTGCGGTTACTTCCTTAATGATAATACAAAAGTATGGATGCCGAATGATAAGCCCGAAGATCTTTATGATGCTTTTGATATCTAAAGATTAAAAAGAGTGTTTGTTTATGAAATATCGTGTAACCGTTACTCGCACTGGATTTGTTTATGTTGATGCTAAAAACAAAGAAGCGGCAGAAAAATATGCAGAGGAAACCGCATGGGATAGTGACGTATGGTGGGATGACGGTTGGGATGCAACGGATTGTCAGGAAGATGAAAACAATGATTGTGTTGATGACGAAGATTATATCATTGTCTAAAATCATGCTTTTATAGGAGATGAAAATATGAAAACTGTATATGTTATTGCCGTAAAGCATTTATTCGACTACGAAGGAAACACTCTTAATCGTTGGGAGTATGTTCAATTTGGTGAGTGTGGGTACACATTTTTTACTGAATCCGTTGATGGTGCGCAGCACTTTTATTCTATTGATAAGGCTCAAAAATGGTTTGATGAAATCGGTCATGGACTTATCTTTTACGGAAATTGTAAAGGTCAGTATGAGTTGGAGTCTCTTTGTATTAAGAGTGTTGTTTTCCGAGACCCTATTGTAAATTTCGTAAGAGATTTGGATTTCAAAAACTGCTAAAACAGATATTTTACAATGATTGACGAGGGGAAATATGAAAGTACAAAGAGATAATCCTATCGAAGAAGGAATAGATGATTTCTTTGAAGAAAAACAAAGACTCGAAAATGAAATTCGAGATTATGAACAGGAATATTTAGACCAATATTATGATAGGTTATATGAACAAGAACTTTCCGAACGCTTGGAATACTTGGAGTTTTATCGTGAGTTTTTGTCAGAATCTGAACGATGAAGATTGAGGTGATAAAAATGGATACTAACATAAACCATTTTAACAGTAGAAAAGAATACATGGAGCTTGTTTATCACAATTCTGATCCGTTTGATTTTTGGGAAGAAGTGCGAAAATTTCACAAGGAACGTGAGCAGGAGGAAAAAGAACATGACCAACACTGAAAAGAATATCGTTCTCGCAGCTCTTTCTTTCTATCGGCGTAAGCTGATGGATCAGAGTGTTTCGTTTCTTAGAGCTGGCAATCACGAAGACGCAAAGCAGTCAACGATGGAAGCAGCTAACGTGAATGCGCTGGTGATTAAGTTTACAAGAGAAAAGGAGTTTGCAGTATGAATAGCGAAAATAAGATTATTGTGACCAGCTGGAATGGAAAGTCCTGGAAGATGACGCCTGAACAGATTGAGGCGGCATACCGTTATAGAGAATTTCAGTATCGTATCAGCGATGCAAAAAATCAGATTGAACTTAATATTGATTTGATTGAAGCAAAATATGGTTATTCCTACGATGAAGCGATTGAGTATGCAGAAGAATTAGCAGAGTGCTTTAATGAAAATTTTGATTGTGATGTACCTGAAAACGATGCGTGGAGCAACTGTATCGAAGAAGTATTTAGCTCTCTTGATAGAGTAGGAAAGATTAAACAAAAGTTGGAACGTAATGGATATTGGATTGATGAACTTGAAAGTTCTGATGGTGATATTCGTATTTGTTCTAATTTGAGTAGTCTTCCGATGTATTTTGATTCGTGGAAGGAAATTAAAGAATGGATTGATGAGGTGGCAGAAATTGACTGATCCTTGCCGTTACTGTGTGGCACCTGATCGTTATCCTGGTTGCCACGATCATTGTGAGAAACTAAAAGCCCATCGTGAAAGTGACGAGTATAAGAAGCTGTGTGAATACAAGAATACATACCTAAAAAGCCATTCGACAGCAAGCTCTACACAGATTAACAAAGCGATGCGGTACTTCAAATGTAAAGGTTATAGCCTTTATGGATTCAAGAATGTTGGGAGTGTGTAAAATGTATGTGATTGTAGAAGATTTAACAAATCAAAGAGTCTGTTGTGAAAACGCAATCTTTATTCACGGAACTGTTGAAACTCTTGTGGACGCTATTGCGGCAGCGAATAAAGCATATGAAAAATGTGAGAAGCAATATTACGGAGAATGTAATGTGGACACCGATAAATATAAAATGCTCTCTAGGGCAAAAGTTTCTCCTTTTCCAGAATATGTTATCGGTGAAGAAAGCGAAGGCGGTTGGGACTACCATCGTTATTTTATGGTCATTAAAACAAATGATGCATGAGGAGTGATAAAAATGAGAGAATTTGAAGGTTTTATTTTTCCTAACGGAAGAATTGTAGCGATTCCTGAAGAGGAATATATGGCAGCTATCGAATCAGGGAAAGAAATTCTTGTGTTTTGTGGTGGATGGGCTGGTGGATACGCTAGAGCGTTTGGTGCAGATAAGGAACAGGATATTTATGAGCCTGATAAAACTTGTTACATGGTCTATTCGTATGATGTTATGGATAAGACCTTTACGCCAGAAGATATGAAGCGGTTCGCTAAAGTGATTGTCACAGATGGTATCCGTGTGTACATGAAAACAGGTGAGTCGGCCAGTGATTATTATTCTGGAACCTTCTGTGACTGTGATACGAAAGACAGGCTCGAAGAACATTACCCTGACACTTGTAGCAACGATATTGAACAATACGATTTCAGTGATTGTCAGACAGTTGATTTTGATATGACGGTTCGTATGCTAGGCGCAGATGATAAAGATTATGAAGGTATGGTAAAGATGCTCAAGGAGATTTTGAGGTGATAAAATGTGGGATTTAGTTGAAAATGAATATTCTAAAAAATATGGAATTGGGTGCGCAACCTTTTTTCGTGACAAACAATTAAAAACAGCAATGGTTATGTATAAATATAATGGCCGTGGCGTTATGTTTTGCTATTCCGAGTACGATAATAAGATTCTATCTGACGGTGATAAAGACGAAATTGAGATGACAATCAAAAAGAAACTCAACTTTTGGAAGGATTAACTATGTGGGATTTAATTGAAGATAAATACTCTGAAGAATATAAAATCGGAAGTTCAAGAAAAAACAAACAAGTCATTATTTTACAATCATGTATAGAGTATTTGATTGTTATTTTTCTTTTTATTATCCAGAGTATTCTTTTTCTATCACTTTTACCACCGAAAGAGATAAAGAAGAAATGAAAGAAATTATTATTTTAAGACATTCTAAAACTTTGGAGGATTAACTATGTGGGATTTAATGGGTAACAATTATTCAGAAGTATACGGTATTGGATATGCTTTACTGAATGGAATTTCAGCTGGGTTTTATGTGAGTGTCATGTACAAGGATCTTGGAGATGAAGTACGCTTCTATTATCTTGATAATGCTCCTTATGGAAAGCTCGATGATGATACAAAAAATAAAATTGAGGATATTATCCGTGATGATCTTAACAAGCGTCATATTTTTAGTGAGGACTGATTATGTGGGATTTAATAATAAATAATTACCACGAAGAAGATGGAACAGGTTGCGCCTTGATGTTCAACACAAGCGATAGGTATTATCTTGATGTTATGTACAGGTGTAGGCCGTTATACAATTCGATTCGTGCTTTTTATTCTCTTAATATTTCGGAGAATGAAAAAGAGAATATCGAAGAAGCACTTGTAGAAGAGCTGAGAAACAATGGAGTTTTAAGGAGTGAAGATTATGTGGGATCTGAGGGAAGTTAACGCTTGTTTTGATGGCGATGGTTGGGTTTGGAATGAATCTTTTCATCATAAGGATGTGTTCGTAGGTGAGAATGAAGATCCGAAAGAAATCTTTTGGCAGGAATGTCAGATGTTCTTTCTTCAGGATTATCTAAGCAAGTGTGAAATCGTGGATGATGGTGATATTCTGGAACTTCAATTGAAGGATTCCGGCGAGCCGGTTCTTGCTATGATGATTGCAGAGTAAAGGAGAATGAGCTATGACGCGGTTTTATCTTAATGCGGGTGCTCTTGACCGTTGGATGCACCAGAATAAAGCACAATACACTGGTGCTTATGTTGAGGGTGTTCTGGTTGATAGTTTTGTCGTTGAAACAAAGCGTGGTGTTGCAGCTATCTATGAACACTACCTAAATGAGTGGACAAGTAACTATTATGTTGAGTTTACCGATTATAAAAATGGTTTTAAGAATGGCGAGGTCGATAAGATTTGGTCTGATTGGTACGCCTTTGAAGAAAAGGCTAGTGCATAAGAGGTGAATGAATATGGAACTGCTTACTTTACTTTCAATTATTCCGGATGACATTAGCTTTACGCTTTGTGATTGTAATTCAGGCAAAGAAATTGAATGTTACAATAATAATTCTCTTCTTGAAATTTCAGAAGCAAGACGCTACACGGTTGACTTCATCACACCAGAGTTCAATATGCTGATGATTTTTGTGAAAGAAAAAGATTGATAAAAGGGAGATTTTAGATATGAAATATCTGTATTGCTACGATAATGAAATCATAAAATGGACTTACGGCGATAACCTGTATTGCTTGCATATTCAGCACGACGACGTTGCAGACAATAACCCTCGTTGGTGGGACGACCACGATTCCGTGATGGCTTGTTTCCATCCTCGTTACCGTCTTGGTGATAAGGTCGATGCAAGCACACCGGAAGAGTTTTGGAACAATCTTGTTTACGAGATGTGCGAGCCAGAAGAAATTATCAATGCACTTATTAACAAGAAAACCATTGATGTAATTGCAGAAAAGAGTATTCGTGATGATACATACTATCTTTCTGTTCTTACTGATGATGGAGAATATACTCATTTTTGTCAGGGTTTGAAGGAGAATGAAATCCCAGTATATGCTGAGGGAGAATTATCCATTAAGGATTGTCAAATCCTTCTTGATATGTATATCGTATGGCTTCCGCTCTGGTTACATGACCACTCTGGCCTGTCTATGGATTATGATACACGATTCAGAGGTTCGTGGGACGATAGTAATGTTGGTTGGATTGTTACAAAAGTTCCTAGCGGTTCTGATGTTTACAAAACAGAAGCAGAACGAATCATGCGTGATGAGGTAAAGACTTATAGCGATTATCTTTCCGGTGAGAATTACGGCTATACGCTTTATCGAGAAGATCACGGAGAATGGAAGGAAATTGACAGAGCATTTGGATTTATCGGTTCTGATGTGCTTGAAAACGGTATCACATACAGTGCTGGTTGTGGCCTTGAAACAGCATTGAAGGAAGATCGATGCCGTATCGGTGATGCAGAGAAGGTTGTGACCGTCACTTATAACTTTGATAACATTTAAGGAGGCATGGATCATGAAGAAACTTACAGCGGAAGAGTTTGCCGAAAAAGTTATGGAGAACGGCACTGAAATTGATTACAGTGAATGGGCTTCTAAGGATCGCGGTTGCGAGGTCTGGGAAATCTATGCGCACATCAATGAAAATGGCGAAATAGTACATGGAAACGGAGAAGGAATTAAAAGCATCTTGACATACTTGGAACTTGAAAATGAAGAACAGAGCGAGGCTTTTATGAACGGCGAGCTGGACGATAAAGAAAAAGAGCTCATTATCAAAGAGCTTTATCCTGAATATCTTGGTATTTTGAAAAACCTATAATAATTTTATTTTAGGAGAGGAAATGAAATGGATAAAAATATGATGGAAAGAATCAAGTATCTGAAGCGTGAGCTTTTTATGGATGGGCTTGATACTATTGAAAACTTTATTGGCTACAAACTGAACGGAGACGAGGATGATGATGTTATTGAACGCCGAATGGATATCGCAATCGATTGTATGTCGGAAGATGAGTTGAATATTTGGTTTGTAAAGTATAATATCGTTTAAATTTTCGGATGAAAATGTTCTCAATGAGGTGTAAAAGCATGAAGATGAATATTGACATTGATATTGAACGTGTTGGAAAGGGTTTATTTAACGTCTATATCAGTGATAATGGAAATTCTGGTGCGGAATACAAAAATGTAAATTGTGATCAGATCGGTGAGTATGTAGCAGATTTGATTGATTGTCTGGAAGAAAGTTATGAGGTTTAAAGTATGAGTTACAACGGTGGGCCTTGTTGGTCATGCATTGAGAAGTCTTGTAAGAACTGTCCATGTGCTGTCGCAGAGTCTTTTGATAGTACATATCTTACTGCACAATGGATGTTAAAACTAAGAGAAAATAAAGATGATTGCGACAAATTTGTTGAACGTCTTTGGAAGGAGAACACTGATTTTGCATGGGTTGAAAACGAACGTGGAGAATTAGTTCTTGATCAGAAGTGGAGAGGCTTTCCAGTTGGCAATTTCACACAGGATGAATGGTTTCATTGGGTAGATGAGTTCCATAGTAAAGGCGTTGGCTGGGTTTACGAGAATGTGAGTATGTGAAATTTAAGAGGAAAAATATCATGAAAACTTACACAAAAGACGAACTTTATAATCTCCTGAAGAACGGTGCTATTCTTGATGAATTGCTTGATATGAGTAATGGGCAAGAGTGTACGATATTTAAAGCGGACTACTTTCCTGAAGAGGACTGCTATAACAGCGTTATTTATATTCCTGATCTCGATATGAATGGTGTTATCTATGACCGTAAAATGACTTTGCAAGAACTTGCAGACGCATATACGAACTTTTACACTGCACAGGATATTATTGATATCTGTGAAGGTGATGAAAAGAAGGCAAAACGCGTGTTTTACAATTGTGATTGGCAGCATCCCTCCACCGAATTTACAGAAATGGAAGCATTTGACGAAGAAGATGATTACGATGTTCAGTATTATTTTGCTGAAACTCGTTGGTGTGTCGATGACGTTATCGATGCAGCGAAAAGAAAAGGTATTGTACTGAGCCCGCAGCAGGCTGAACAGTGGTGGTTAAAGAACGAGAAGTGGTTTAAGGATACGCTTACTGAATATGGTAACGAGATTCTTTTTAATGCAAATTTTAGTGAGGTGTAAGTTATGTTTGTAGTGGTTAGAGATTATTACGATGAAGATGTAATGGCTTTTCCCAAATGTGAACTTTGCAAGACATTTGTTGATGCTCGATTTGCAGTTGGTTATGCTGACAACCTATACTCTGATTATAAAAATGAAAATCGAGATGAAGATGCAAGTTATGACTTGGATAAGATTAGTTTATATTCTTCAAAAGATGATTGTGAAAACATTTGTGGTTTGCGAGTAAAACCGAACCCCAAATATATTGTTGGTGAATATGCTACGAATTGTTTTGGTGATGGATACCATAATTACTATTGTGTTGTTGAAGTGTAAAAGGAGAGTTTTATTGTGAAAAAATTAAATGTGACTGTAACCTACATGGCTACTTATAATAGTTATATTGAAGTTCCTGATAATATGAATATCAATGAGGCTATTCAATATGCGAAAGAACATATTTCTAATATTCCTATTGGTGTTCTTGAATATATTCCTGATAGTGACGAGTTGGATGATGAAAACTGTGATTTTGAGGATGAGTGATGTATTACCATCTTGAATACTCTGTCAGACACTTTATGTATGGTGATACATATAGAGGGCATGAAATCTATCCTACAAAAGAGCTGCGTGATGCAGAGCTTGACTGGATGAAAACGTGTTACAGCAAGCCGACGGAGCTTGTCTATACAACGTATGAAACCGAAACGCTTGGTGAAGATAATAATATAAAGGAGAATGAATATGAAAACGGTTTGGTGTGTAGTAAAAATTGATACGTTTGGTGGTGGGTCTGATCCTATATTTTTTGATAAAAAGAAATGTGCATGGGATTACATTAAAAAAGAAGCTCAAAAAGTAGCAGACAAGTTAGGTAATAGCGTGATCAAGAAAGTTCAGAATAAGGGAAAAGCATATCTTAGCATTACTACAAAATATACAACATGGGCATGGAAAGGATTTGAAGCAAATTTAAATCTTTATGATGAGAATAATACTCCAGAATAAATAAAATCGAGGTTTTAGCTATGTTTGAACTTGACAGAATTTATCTTCGTAGAGACTGCATTGTAATCGTTGAAGAAAATGATGAAAAGAGCGTGATTACTTCGAGTGTATCTGATTTGGTGAGATTGTATCACAACGGTGGATATCAGTGTCCTAATGATGATGCAAAAGTTCTTTATTGTTCTATATGCGATTTGAAAATGAAATGCAAGACATTCGGAGAACTTATGAATATATTTAACAAGATTGTAGCAGAGTGCTGTTAAGGAGAAGTGATTATGAATATCAACGAAATTCGTTACTTTGAACGTAAGATGACCGACAGTGCATTTGATGATGCAGTGAAGTATGATCCTAATATTGCGGTTCGCGCAAAACGAGCATGGGTTATGAAAATGCATGGCTTGATTTCTTTCCGAGAATATATTTCTTGCCTGCAGGATATCACTGGCTGCGCACGAATCTTTTGGAAATATCAGTTTTAAAAGGAGGGAATAAAATGTTTTTGCTTATCAATATTTACATTGCTAAAGGTGAACAATCGTTTTTACCTGAAATTGTTTATAAAGAATCGTTTGACACTTTTGAGGATGCAAAAGACGAGATGGAAGGACAGGTAGATGACGCTCTATCAAATCATTACTACGAAGGCCATGAAGACGATAATTGGGAACCTGATATGGTACATCTCAAGAATGAGGTTCGTATTGACTCGGAAGATGGATATGATTGGTGGAAGATTATTGAAGTTTGATAAAACAGTTCTTCTAGGAGGAAAAATAATATGAATGAGAAGCAATTTGCAATTGATACACCTATCGGAAAAATTATTGCAGAAGGTCTTACAGAGCCATATCCTGAGATTGTGATTTACCTTAAAAGAAATGATGGCGAAGTAATTAACCTGTCCAGTATCAATTACGAAAGTTGTGGTGATATTGAAAGTTATCTTTGGATGGATGTGTTCAGTGATGAGTACACGAATCATAAGAGCTGGCCGTTTGAAGATTTGACTGCAGATTTTTCTTAATAAATATAAAGGAGTAAAACAAAATGACTACCAACAATCCTATGACCGTAATAACCTCAAAGTCCTTTGGCGCACTGAATGTGGATGTGTACCAGAATGACAAGCACCAGTATTACATGACCCGTGAACAGATTGGTGCTGCGCTAGAGTACAATAATCCTAATAAGGCAATTCAAAACATCCATGTTAAGAATACGGATCGTCTTGACCCTCTTTCAACATTCCTCAAACTGAGGAAAGTTGAAGGCGGAATCACGAAAGAGCGTGAAATTATTTGTTACAGTTTGCGTGGCGTTATGGAGATCTGTCGTCTGTCTCGTCAGCCGAAGGCTGATGCGTTTATGGATTTCTGCTGGGACATTATGGAATCTTTGATGCGTGGCGATACCGTTTTAGCTACTCCTAAGATGGATGCTGCACTGAGCAAAGAATTCATTGACGTAAGACTTCATGCTCTGTTTGATAGTATGAAGAATCTTCAGAGTGAACTTGATTCCACTCGCAAAGATCTCAGTGAACAGATTGAGGAAGCTCGCGCCACCAGCAATGAAGCACTGAATGTGATTAGCAGCGTATCTCAGTGTGTCCATCAGATTAAGGACAAGCAGATGAATGATGCGATTCGTTCTACCAGAAACTTTACTCCTCGTAAGGATGTAACGAGTGACTGGCGTAAGAAGATGTATGAACGCATCAATGTGATTGCGGCAATCAATGAGATGAAGGTTCAGGATGTGTTCCGTGATGTTTACGAATACATGAATCGTGTTTATACCTTTGTCATCGAGGAAGAGCGTAAAAAGTATTGCGCAAAAACTGGTCGTACTGGTCACATTCCTACGATTGATGTGGTTGAAGCAAGTACGATGTACAAGTCTATCTTTGGTGCTCTGGTTGAGGATCTGTATACCGAAGCGGTCAGCAAAAAGAAGGAAGAAGCTACTGAACGGAAAGCTTTGCCTGAAGCAAAAACTATTGAAGCAGCTCCTGAAGTGGCTGTCTGTGATGCTCCTGTGATTGAGGTGGAAGTTAATGAAGTTGAGTCTGAGCCGGTTGCGGAAGAAAAGCCCAAGAAACAGAGCGAAACGGCGAAGATTCTTATCCCGATTCTGTTACCTTTGGCAGAAAAGCTTAATGATAAGCCTCAATACAAGCACACTTATACTCTGATTTACGAGCATATTGGTTATAAGAAGATGAATAATTTATTTATTGCTTATGAAAAAGCTCACGGTAAAGCACCGAAATCCGAAGACTAAGGTGTTTATTGAAAACGAAAAGAACCTCGCGTTGTTTAAGAAAGCCGTAAAGCAGCTGATGAAGGAGCAATTTGAAAAGAATTGAGGTACATAAAAAATGAAGGTTTATGTTTTGCACGAATGTATTGATTTTAGCGATTTCTACGCAGAGGATTCTGTAATCATGGTTACAACGGATAAGCTCAAGGTGCTTGATAAAATGGTTCATTTCTTTAATGACTGTAAAGATAGCAATCAGCCGGTAAGCGATGACGAGACGTGGTGCGTTGCTACTAAAGCATCCGTTGTTAGTGGGGATTCTGGAAATTATTATCGCCATCACTGGAAAATTGATGAGTTTGAGGTATAAGAAAATGATGAAATATGGAAACATAACGTGTAAACGATGTGGGGTTACGTGGTATGGGCCAAAGTGTGGAAAGCTCTATTGTGATAATTGCAGAAGGATTGTGGATAGAGAAAAAGATATTAGATGTAAAAATAAAAAGAAACACAAACCGACATTTGTTGAAATTACAAGAATGGCAGATGCAGAAGGACTGTCCTATGGCAAGTATTGTTTAAAATATGGAATCTAAAGGAGACGCAAATATGAACGCAGTATCTGAAAAGAACGAAAATAACGCAGTTGAGTTTAATCCGCCAAAGGTCGATCCTACTCCTAAAGTAAAACATAACCAGGCAAAGAACTATAATATTAAACGCCAGGAAGCTTGCAATGGAACGGTGCAGCCTATTAAAGATGTAGAGGATATTAAACGAATTTCGGAATATTTTTGGAATCGTGGGATGTACCGTGATTGGTGTTTGTTTAATGTTGGTGTATGTACTGGTTTTCGTGCAAGCGATTTGCTTCGTTTTAAGGTTTCAGATGTTACAACGCAGAGGGTAAATGGAAAGTTGCAAGTAAATGCAAATGCAAAAATACGAATGAAGGAAAAGAAGACTGGAAAATACCGTATTGTTTTTCTTCCAGAATCTGCTTTGGAAGTGATTTCTACTTATATCAATAAAGTTAAGCTCCATTATGACGATTGGCTTTTCCCGTCATGTAAAGGCAGCTCTCGCAATTCGCTGAGGAGCACAGGTGGGACATCAATTAGTAAAAAGACTGGAATTATGTATACACACGAGGCAAATCCAAAGGTAGCCGGGGAGCCGCTTGATGTGGATAGTTTTGGACGAATTATGAAAAAGGTTCAAAAGGATATGGCTCTTCCATATAATCTTGGAACACATAGTTGCCGTAAGACATTCGGCTATCAGTTTATGGTACAGCACCGTGATGATGTTATGGCTCTGGCCTGGCTTCAGCACGCTTTGAATCATAGTAGTCAGGCAATCACTCTTCATTATATTGGTCTTGATTCAGAAGTGGATGAGAGATATTACTCTGGAATCAATTATGGTGTGAATACTCATAGTGAGAATTCTTGAGGTGTATGATGGCTGATACTTATATTAAAATCTGGGATACTTACGAGAGCTACTTTGAACCACTTAGTGCTGCTGAGGTGGGGCGTTTGGTACTGGCGATGATGAAATATAAATCGTCTGGAACGGAGCCTGAACTCAACGGAAATGAGCGGTATGTGTGGCCTGCTATAAAGAGAGATTTAATTAAAGATGCTGAATACATCGAAGGTAAGCGTATTTCTGGAAAAGCTGGTGGCGAAAGCAAACGCAAGCAAAGCGAAGCAAACGAAAGCAAAAGCAAGCTAGAAAAAGAAAAAGAGAAAGAAAAAGATAAGATATCGTCTTCGTCTTGTGATGGGACGACAACGACGAAACCTATCGAGGATGTTTTCCGAGAGAATATCGGGAAGCTTGGTGCTACTGGTCAAAAAGCTTTGGCAGAATATGTTGAACGCATGGGCGATGAACTTGTACTTGCTGTGATTGGAAAATGTTCTGATCTCGGTGGTAGCACATGGGCTTATGTACGAAAAGCTTTGGATGAAGCGGAATCTCTTGGCTGTAAGACAGCTGATGATTACCGCCGGGTGTGTCCGATTGGTTGTGGTCGCAATCTTAGAGTGAGTAGGGACACTCAATATGGAACCGATTGGCTAAAAAACGCAACTTTGGACAAAAGTCTTCGTAGAATGAAAATGATAAAAGAGTGATTTTAGGAGGTTTAAATTATGGGACTGCTTTTAGGTCTTGGTTTGCTTGGTGCAGCGTTTGGTATTGACGCAGTAAAGCAAGCACCGTTTGATAGAGCGTATCGCCGTCTCGAAAACGAATGGGGCACTTGTACATCAGAGGAGAATAAGCGCTGTAACGCTCTTGAATACGCAGTCAAGAATGGTTTGTGTTTCGAGGATGAGAAGAAACCGGTTATTACATGGCAGAAGCTGAGAGATCTTCAGTGGAAGTATCAGCTGGCCGGTATCTCTTGGCCGAGAGAATCTGCGATTCGAGATGTGTGCCGTCTGGCGGCTCGTGACCGTGGATTTGAGTACAAAGGGTATCTGCGAAACACGTTGACGTTTGGTTATATCACCGATCCGAAAAATATTTGCAAGCTTGGCATCGTAGATTGAGGAGATTTGAAAATGAATGACACTCGTAGAAAAGCTATTAAGCAGACTATTGATCGTTTTGATTCCATCAGTAAGAAACTGGATGAGCTTGTTGCGGAGGTCGAAAGTGTAAAGTCCGATGTTGAGGATATCCAGTGGGAAGAAGAAGAGTATCGTGACAATATGCCGGAGAATCTGCAAGGGAGTGAGCGGTATGATAAAGCAGATGAAGCTTGCACAAACCTGTCTGATGCTGTGGATGCTTTGGATGATATGATTGGGGCTCTGGATTTTGACTTTGGCGACGTGACCACCTCTCTGGAGGAAGCGATGGAATGATTAACACAACAAACCCATTGAGGAGAAACGCATGGGCTGTGTTCTTGTACAGAGGCAAACAAGTTTATTCGTATCTTTTGCGTAATAGCAATCTTGGGGATAAGGAACGTATGGTAGAACTGCTGGCACGAAGGTACATGACAGAGCCTGAGAATATTGTTGTAGATATTGAATTTAGAGATTGAGGTGATAAAGAATGACCGCGTTTATGATGTTTACTTTCAATGTGGCACTGATAATAGCAGTGAATAGTAATCCGTTTGCGTTTTGATTGAGAGGTGTAGATATGAGTATGCTGCAAGAAGAATATAATTTGACGGATGAAGAACTTAAACAGTTGCTTTATGATATTCGACATCCGAGTATGGAAGCTGCTATACGTCGTGAAAAGATGTACAAAACATATTTATCGAATGTAGATATTGAATATGATGGTGAATCAGAAGTGGTTGATTTTAAAGATTTAGATATTTGACTTGAGGTGCAAATATGAATATTCTGAGTTTTAATGGAAATGAAAATCCAAAAGGGAGAGATGGTGATGTCGTTGTCAAGTTAAGTTATCAGGAACTGTTTAAGTTAAATAATATTTTGTATCACGCTCAAAAAGGCGGTGAGATAAAGGACGTAGTGGACTTTAATATTCGAAGGAATTTTTACATGGCGCTTAATTTGGTTCAACATGGTAGTCTGGATTCTATTTCGCTAGAAATTATGTTAAAACTTTACGAAAACAATAAAACCTAAATTCTTTGGAGGAAAAACTAAATGATTGTTACTATGTATCGAAGGAAATGGAAATTCTCGGTGATGAGTGCAGAAGATGCAGAAGACTTTATCCGACAGCCACATTTTGAACGGATTCGGTTTATCTCAATCACTGAAGCTAATGGTCATCATATTGATTTTCATAAGTGTGAGGGCAATATTACTTTTCTACCGCTGAAGTTTGATGATTGCACTACTGATTTAGAAGGCACCTGTATCACTGATGTTCAAGCTAAGAATATCGTGAATTTTGTTCTGGATAACCATAAGGAAGATAAGACAGATTGGTTCTGCGTGAATTGTAGTGCTGGCGTATCAAGATCCGCAGCCGTGTGCGCTGCTGTTATGAGAATTCTGTGTAATGATGATATGCCGGTATTTACAAACAGCTACTTCTGCCCGAATATGACGGTGTACAGAGAGGTTCTAAATGCTTGGGTTAACCGCCTTGCTGATGAAAATGAAAGCGTTTCGACTGAGATATGGGATACTGTAAATAAAGATATGGTAGAGGAGTAAAACATGAAATATACAAAGCGTGAAATCATTAGCGCATATCGAATTCTTACGAAGAATATTCAACAGAATGATCTTGGTTGGCGTGGAAAAATGATTTTAAGTGATGTACTTGATGACTATTTCAGCCGTATTGAGGGTGAAATAGTTGTCGTCGATCCGAAGTATGGAAGTTTTCGCTGTCCCAAATGCAATACGGTAATTACAAGTAGGTATGATCACTATTGCAGAGATTGTGGTCAGAAGTTTGATTGGAGAGAAATAAGATGAAGATTGATTTGACTCTCAATGAAGCACGAGTTATACAAGACGCACTTGATGCAACAAGCTTGTGCCGTTCTGGATGCTACATGGGTTACAAGAGTGGTGATGAGGATTTGTGTTTCAAACTTGATAAGGATGGAAATTATCGCTGCAAGCTAATGCGAGAAATTGATTCTATCAATGGCAAGCTTGAGGATGTAATAAATAAAGGCCGATAAAATCCGGGTTCTTGTGGATATTTAACAAAAGGATGTGTAGACCGATGATATAACTATTGATGACGTAGGATTATTAGTAAAATTTTGGAAAATAAAATTGTTGGATTGAAAATTACATTCATGTGGTGTATGATTTAAGCAACCTCAGCACAAGATGTTTAAGCTAAAAGAAATGCGAGGTTAATATAATGTGGATTATGATAATATCGTTTATTGCATTTTACTTTGTACTGCTTGTTCCTTTTGGGATTTTTGTAATGGGACTACTGAAAGTGGCGTCTATTGCTGATGATCAGAGTGAGCGGCTGGAAATGGAACAGGGAAGGGATGGTCAAAATGTATGATTTGAAATCGTGCCCATGTTGTGGTGGTCCAGCAACGCTTTTTAAATTGAGAGCGCAAGTCATATGTGATTATTGTGGACTGAGAACAAAAGCGTATTATGATAATCTTGTTAATTGTGGAATGCCAGATAATAATATGCTTTTGGATGCAGTAAATGCTTGGAATAAACGAGTTGATAAAAGTTAAGATTTAGGAGTGTATATGTGGATTAAAGTTGTTGATGAACCAATTCCAACTTATGGAATGAATGGTAAATCGTTTATGCTTAATCTTTATTACAAGGACTACTTCGGGCATACTCTTGAAAGAAGTAGTGATCTTGTGATTGCAATTTGGGATAGTGTCTGCGAATGCTTTCGTGAGGTTGGAACAAAGAAAGAAATTAACGACGATGATATTTCCGAGTGGTGGAAAGACATCTGATAAAAGCTGAGATTTAAGGAGGACGGATATGAAATATCGTGTTGACATCCAATTGATTACATGCGTTGATCTCGAAGCAGAAAATGAAGATCAGGCATACGAGCTTGCAAAGAATGTTCCGCTCTTAAATCTTGAGTTTGCGCGCGGAATTAGAGTTCGTGAAGCAACACAATCTGATAAAAACTAAGATTTAAGGGGAGATACATTATGAAAAAGTTCGTTGCTCTTTTTGAAGGTTGGAATGATACGCACGACCATGAGTGTATGTGCTATGTTGTTGATGTAGATGATGATTTTGAAAGTATTTTGAGTGTTGAAGAACAGGCAGAAAAGATGGCTCGAAGCGAACATCCTAATCTAAAAAATTTTGAGACGCTTTACATCAAAGAACTGCTTAACAGATAAGAACTAAGATTTAGGAGAACGATTATGCTGACTGTTATCGATAAAGAAAAAACTAAGCGAGCACGAAAATATGTCAACGAAATGAGTAGCTCTGAATTTCTTGAACTTTGCTATGATTTTTATAATTATAGTCACGGTGGGAATAACAAAGAGAATGGGGCTTACAACAAGGCTCTTGAATACTTGAACTTATGGAGTGAACCAGTTGCCCTTAAATTTGCCATCTATGAGAAGGCGCATAAAACATTTGATAAGATTGTACTGATGCTTCTTGAGGATGATGTCAAACGTTACTTAAACTATGAGGTACAAGATGATTTATACCGTAACAATGATTGACTCGTTTAAGAACGAGCAGAATGCGAAATTTAGTTCGCCAGTGTCAAATACCAAAGGAATCTACTGGATGCCGGATGACAGTTGGATCGCCGGATACTTCACGGATTTGAAAGAAGCTGTCCAGTCTGTGATTGACAATGTAGCTGATGTCTTTGAACACTGCTACAATTACGCGGTGATCGAAGGGTATGAGGAAGGATTCTATCCTGTGGCCGAGCTGACGAAGTGGTTCAAGTATGATGCTAAGAGCGACAAGGCATTTGAGATTGAACCGCCGTTGCATAATAATGTGCGTGGATATGCGTTTTGAAGAAAGGGGATAGGAGTTATGAATAGCATAAAATATGACGATAAGGGCAATAGACTGAATCGAATGCAAGTTATTCGGAAGATGGATAAGTTTCGAGTTTCAATGCTTCTTGAGCAGATTGTCAAGCATTCTGAGGATTATCCGTCTTCCAGAGAAGAATGGTTAAAATGGTTAAATGAACCTGCAGGAGATCGTATTGATGAGTTTTGATAGAACCAATAATTTAGGAGTGATATTATGAAAACTTTTGATGTTTTAAAAGTTGGACAGACTATTGTAGCCGAAGACGGGGACACAATGAAAGTTATTGATTATGATTTTTATGGGACAGGGCAGAATATCATGTGCTTTATGTCGGATCGTTGTGTATATCCATCAACTGAGTTTAATGCAGGCGATTGGGAGATTGAAAGTTGAAAGGAGGTTTTATTTATCACTAATAAGTTGTTAACAAATCGTGAGCAAAGCGTTGCTATTGTGTGTATAATGTGCCTGCTGGCAGGGAATTTAGTAATAAAAGCGTTACCGAATACTGAAGTTGGAGGCACATATACATATTATAATGATCAATCGGTCCATAATGTTACACAGGCAACAAAAGAAGATGAGAACGATGAACCTACAATTTTTGTAAAGGAAATCGTTGAGACGAAGGTGGTGAACTTTAGCCAGGGTAAACATGAACTCACTGATGATGAGCGTGCTCTTGCAGAGCAGATTGTTGCTTGTGAAGCAGGTGCTGACAGTTTGGAAGGCCAGATGGCCGTTGCTCAATGTCTTTATGATTCCGCTGTACTTGATGGTCTAACCATCCAGCAGGTCTTTAAGAAGTATGGTTATAGTTCCTTATATAATAGGAAGGTTACGGCAGAGAATGAGCTGGCTGTCTCTATGGTGTTTGATTATGGTGCTAAAATTTCAGACAAACCTATCCAATGGTTTGTAACCCCGACTGCAGCTCCCGGCAGTTGGCACGAGCGTGGAGCAACCTTTGCTGGACAATTTGGCGCACATAGGTTCTATTATGATTCGAAGTTGGTTGTGGATGATGCTGAGTGAATGGCGTCATCTAAAATTTTGATAAATAATACAACAAAAAGATGTGTAATATATTGACTAAAACAAAAGGCTGTGTATAATATATCTTGAAAGTTGTTTGTGTGAGCGGAAGGCGGTTATTCTTGATGAGCGATAGAAAGGTTTTGAAAGTTATACGGGTTGATGATTTTTTAAAGTACATAAGAAAAAAGCGAGTGTGGGTCTGCTTTGTTTGTAATGGTGTGGATATTCACATGATCTGCAAAAAGATTGACGACATTGGCGTAGAGACGGGTGGGATTGTTAATGGCGTGGGGTTCTTCGGAAATGAGAGTCACATCGAGTTGCGACAAAAATGCCATGAAGTAAGGAGAATTGAACTTAGGTCTGGCTGTGCAGAGAAAGCGTATGAGATGATCTTCGATAATACTAGTGTGTTCGTATCAGAGAATCCTGAGTTGTACGGGCACTAAAAATATTTTCAAAAACCTCTTGACTTCTGTGATTGTATCCTGTATAATGTAGCTATGGAACGGAGCTACATCATTGTAGAGGAGAATGACTATGGATAACAATATTGACCCAAAGGTCGGAGAGGTTTGGTTGGTTGATCTATCCAATGCGACAGGTCATCAGCAGCGCGGCATTCGACCGTTCGTTGTGACAAGTAACAACAAGCGTAACCTCTTCAGCCCAACAATCAAGGGGAATCCGTTATCTTCAAGAATATATAAGCGTTCTCCGGTTCATGTTCTACTCTCAAAGGAAGACTGTGAGTTCCTAGAGGTTGATAGTATCGTTCTCTGCGAAGAGACTGATACACTTAACAAAGGACAGTTCATCAAGAAACTTGGTGTCTTGTCGGAGCGTCAGATGAATATGATTGCAATGGCAAGATGCAAAGATGAACCGTTTTTGCTCGCAGCATTTCTGAGCGGCGTACAACATACTATGGAATTTCAGAATTTTGCCGCATTTGCTTGATTTGTTCTCAGGTTTAATGGTACACTACATAATAAGAAGGAGTGTGCCATTATGCTTACTGAAGAAAAAATCAAATCTTTTGCCGAAAAGTATTCTGATAGAAGCGGTGAGTTTGTTATATCGACGCTTAACCATGTTATGGATTACGAGGTCGAGCGTGGATATGAGTTGTTTGACTTCACAAAAGATGATTTTGTAAGGATGTTTGCTAAATACAATTGGGTGAACTCAAGTCGGTCGTTCAGAAATGTAAAGTCGATAATTACAGGGTACATCAAAAGTGAGGATCGAGCGAGTATGTATGACTTAGCTGAATTCTCGGAGAGCGATGTGAGTTCAGACAATATGTACGAGGACAAGTATTTTGCGTCAGTTGATGAGTTTGTTGATTTCTTGGACAAGTATGAAGAACCATATCAGATTCGTATGAATGTGATTGCCGTGCTGTACTGGATTGGCCTTACTTCTGAAGAAGTTTCCAATCTGACGATTAACGATGTTGACTTTGAATCATGTACTGTTTTGAATAAGACCAGTGTTGACGCGAGACTGATGAATGTCATCAAGCAGTGTTATGAAATGAAACAATATGATGCCCCAAATATGGGAGGATACAGAACGTTTTATGTCATAAATGGTGATTACATTCTTCGCAAAACAGAGGATAGAACTGGTGCAGACAGTGATTCAAGAATGTCTACGAATACGATTCATAGTTATTTCACGCGCTTGAATGATATTCTCGAAAGAAGATATCATTCAAAGGCTTTAGACCGAAGACATCTGACCAGAAACGGCGAGTATGTAAAGGTTTATAACTACTGCAAAACTCATCCAGAATTTAATCTTACAGAACTTAGTTTCGGAAATGGTAAAGATCCTCTTGCGGACATTATCGGAAGAAAGTGCAGCAAGGTTGCATACATTAGTTTCCGGCAAGGATACAAGGGCTGGATCGAATACTTCCACAAAAATTAAAAACAGGGGGCTTCGGCCCCTTGATTTTAACATTGTAACTATATAACACAGGATACTTATCAGAAAGGGAAATGTAGATGAGAACGCTTTTGCTGTTCCGTGGAGCACCAGGTTGTGGGAAGTCCACCTATATTAAAGAGCATAATCTTGAGCAGTACGTATTGAGTGCTGATACACTTCGCCTTATGTGCCAGAGCGCACAGGAAACACCTGCCGGGCAGATGGAGATTTCTCCGCAGAATGATGATGTTGTATGGGAGATGCTTTTCAAACTGCTTGAGGTGCGTATGAGTCATGGTGAGTTTACCGTGATTGATGCAACGAATTCCAAGACGGTCGAAATGAATCGTTATAAGAATCTTGCAAAACAATATCGTTATCGGATGTATGTTATTGACATGACGAACCTTCCGATCGAGGAATGCAAACGAAGAAACGCTCAGAGAGAATGGCTGAAGCGAGTTCCTGAAGCGGTCATTGATAAGATGTACGCTCGGTTTGCTACTCAAAAAGTTCCTTCTGGCGTGACGGTTCTTCCTTCTACTACGGATGTGATGTCCGATTTGAACTACTATCCGAATGACTTCAACCAGTGGAAGAAGGTTCATGTCATCGGTGATATTCATGGCTGCTATACTTGTTTAAGTGAATACCTTGGTGAGATGAAGGACGACGAACTTTATATCTTCGTTGGTGATTATCTCGATCGTGGCATCGAAAACGTTGAAGTATTCAAGTTCTTGTGTGATGTTGTAAATAACAACCGCAAGAATGTGATCCTTTTGGAAGGGAATCACGAGCGTTGGCTGAACAAGTGGGGGCATGATGAACCGGTTCAGAGTGAAGAGTTTGCAAACTACACTCGTCCGCAGCTCTTTAAAGCCGGTATTGACAAGAACACTGCTCGTAAGATCTATTCCAGAGTCGGCCAGTGTGCCTACTTTGAGTATGATGGTAAGCGGTATTTTGTAAGTCATGGTGGCCTGAGCTATCTGCCTTATTTTCTTCCTTTTGTATCTGCTGATCAGATGATTAAAGGTGTAGGTCGCTATTCTGATATGCTAACCGTGGCTGAGTCTTGGGAAAAATCGATGCCGGATAGCTACATTCAGATCTTCGGTTATCGGAATGTGCAGGATGTTCCTATTGATATGGGGCATCGGTGCTACAACCTCGAAGGAAAAATCGAGTTTGGCGGATATCTTCGTTGCGTAGAACTTGAACACGGTCAGTCAATCAAGTGTGTAGAAACCAAGAACGATGTGTTCCGAAAAGAGGAGCCAAAGACTGAAACTGCCGTTGAAATGAAAACTGAGTTCGATAACGCAGAACTTGTTGGTAAGATGCGTCAAAGCAAATATGTGTTTGAGAAGCGATTCGGAGATATTTCTTCTTTCAACTTCTCTCGTGAAGCATTTTATAAGAAGCATTGGGATGAGGTTTCTACCAAAGCAAGGGGATTGTTCATTAACACAAAGACGAATAAGATTGTAGCTCGAAGTTATGATAAATTCTTTGCGGTTGATGAGCGGAATGAAACGAGAATTGGAAACCTACAGAACACTTTGAAGTTCCCAGTGACTGCATATTTAAAAGAGAATGGATTTCTTGGTATCATTTCGTATGATGCAGAACAGGATGGTCTGTTCATTGCAAGTAAGTCCACTCCTGAAGGGCCTTTTGCAGATATGTTCCGAAAGATTCTCATGGATACGACTTCTGATGAAGACCGTAAGAATCTGAAAGAAGTTGCAAAAGAGAATGGTTCTATCATCTTCGAGGTGATTGATCCTGTGAATGATGCTCATATCATTGAATATAAGAAACCGCATATTGTTTTGCTGGATATTGTTGCGAATGATATGAACTTCAGTGTGATGGATTACGATGATCTGAAGCGTGTAGCTGAGAAGTGTCATCTACAGATTAAGGAGAAGGTTAAGACCTTTGAGAACTGGAGTGAATTCTATCCTTGGTACGAGGAAGTCATGAACGAGAACTATCTGCATCATGGCTTTGAACACGTTGAAGGCTTTGTTTTGCGAGACAGCAACAATTTCATGTTTAAGATGAAGCTTCCTTATTATAAGCACTGGAAGTTCTTGCGTGGTGTCATGCAGAGCGTTCAGAAACGTGGCTATTATGAAAATACCGCAAAGTTATTTACTGCTGAGGATAACCTGTTTTATGGTTGGATGCGTGAACAACGAGAGAAAGACCAGGAATCTTTCTGCAAAAAGGGTATTATTCAGCTGCGGAATGAGTTCTACGCAAGTCAGCAGAAGAGCTGAATTAAAATAGACATTTTATCGTGATTTTCGTTAAAATGATTAACGAAGTATCGTGATATTTCTTCCTCCGAAAATGCCCTGCGCGGGGCTGACAGCCGGGAAAGACCGGCAATATGGGGATATGGTGAAATGGCAGCCACGCTGGTTTCAAGTCCCAGTGTCGAAAGACGTGAGGGTCCGAATCCCTCTATCCCTACCAGCTCATGTGTAGATGAGCGGATGGAAAACTCAACTGGCAAATCGGAAAGACGATTGACTGCTGGACAGACAGCTTTTATATGCCGCAGTGATGGAGTGACATACATTGGGCTCTTAAAAAGCTCTGCCTGAAACACGGATCGTGGGTTTGAATCCCACCTGCGGCACCATATCCAGAATGTAGTGTAATGGCAGCACGCTGCGTTTGGGACGCAGAAGAGCGATTCGAATTCGACATTTTGGACCAGTGGAGTGTTCCACTTGCTTTTCATGAATACCTTCCTATTATTCTTGGCTCTCCAAAGAAACGGAGCAGTAGGACGCAGCAAGCCAAGTATATGATGCGTCGTGACGAAGTGGCCTAACGTAGCTGGCTTTGACCCAGCCATTTTTCGAGAGTTCGAATCTCTCCGGCGCAATTTATATGCCACAGTGGTGGAATTGACCTACACATCTATTTTAGGGATAGACGCCGAAAGGCTTGCGAGTTTGAGTCTCGCCTGTGGCACCACGGTCACAGAATGGTTGCGTACCGTTTTGCTGATCTCCTTTGACTGCCACTATTATTCCCGGCTCGCCAGTGATGGTGCAGTAGTGCTTTGTAAGCTGGGTTTTCATGCAGCGGTCGTACAACGGCTAGTATATCAGCCTTCCAAGCTGAGGATGAGGTTTCGACTACCTTTCGCTGCTCCAATCTTGTATGGGTAGGATCTTTAGCGGTCAGATCCGGCCGCGCCTGTGCAAGATACCACCCCGAAAGGGGCGAGATATAGGAAATGTGCATCGCTGTTATTCCTTCCTCGTCTATATGATATAGATGCAATAGTGTTTTATAAGGAAGGTTTCCAGTTGAATAGTTGCAGCTGTTTGACTGGTAATATGGAATAGTAGCTCAGTTGGTTAGAGCCGACAACTTATAATTGTCAGACGCGAGTTCAAATCTCGACTATTCCACCAGCCCGAAAGGGCGTACATAGAATCTGCTAGAACTTTTGTTTTATAGGCGACGAAATAATATGACGTTGATACGTCTATTGTTTTTTCGCTCATTTTCTGAGTTTTAGCTATATAATACAGGATACGAAAAGGAGGAGTTGTAATCTTACGAGTTTTAATTGCCTGTGAAGAATCACAGGAAGTTTGTAAAGCATTTCGATTGCTTGGTCATGAAGCGTATTCTTGCGATATTCAACCTCCGTCCGGTGGTTACCCAGAGTGGCATATTTTGGGTGACGCACTGGCAGCTCTACAGGGTGGGCAGATAGTCACAATGGATGGCACACAACACTATGTTGAGCAGTGGGATCTATTGATTGCACATCCTCCGTGTACATATTTATCAAACGCTGGCGCACGATGGTTATGGGCTGGACACAAATTGAATCAAGAACGGTATCAACAGGGATTGGAAGCTAAGGAATTTTTTATGGCGTTTTACAACGCACCGATCAAACACATTTGTGTTGAGAATCCAATTCCGAGTACTGTTTATAAAATGCCAAAACCATCACAGATGATTCAGCCATATGAATTTTATGGTAAGGACCATCCATGGACAAAGAAGACCTGTTTATGGCTGAAAGGTCTTCCTAATCTGGTTCCGGTTGAAGCGGTTGAACCGAAGGGGCCGTATTGTCCTTGTGGAACTTCGGCCAATAAAGGCAATGTAAGAAATCGTGGCGCAGCTAAACGTGGTGAGGATGCAAAGAATAGGGCTAAGACCTTCCATGGGATTGCTCGTGCTTTTGCAGAACAGTTCTCAGAGTACATTGAAAATGAAATACGATAAAAGGCTAATTTTAGCAAGAAAATAACGAAAAATTATAACGTAAATACGTTAAATTATCGCGAGAAGAAAGTGATAAATCAATGAATCCGGTTGAATTTCTTAGTAACGGACAATTTAAGGCAAAGAATGGGGAAGATAAGTATTCTGTTAGAATCGCAAGGAAAGGAATGCCATACAAGACTCTTTTTGTTTATTATAAAAATGGTTTTAATTCCGAACTGGTGTTTTCTAGTGAGGTCATTTCTGATGGAACACTTTACTTTACTTACGGGGCTATTAGAGACGTTATTTTGAATGCACTTTCTTTAGCCTATGATGAAAACAAGGCTGTTATATTAGGAGATGTTCTAATTAGTTCTGAAACTGGAAATTTTGGAACAAAAGAAAAGCCGTGGTTATGTGATAAAACCGTTGTACGATTACCATACCAATTAGTTGAGGAGTGACACGATGAACAGCAAAATTCCTATCAATGTAACAATTGATTCCGGTTCCTTGAGTCTTCCAGCGAGTCCAATCTTCCAAAAGGAAAAGAGCACATATCTCTGTCCGTTCTGTGTAACGAAGTTGGAGAAGCTTGATCCGAAGTGTCCAGAGTGTCATCACAAGATGGATTGGAGCAGGTTTATTGAAAAGAAGAAGGAGATGTTCAGTTGAATATAGATTTTTTCCAACGGCGTAAAACCCAGCTTGAAGATGCACTTCTTTTGAAAAATCAGGCGGTCGATATGCTTGATTATCTAAAGACGCATTGTATCAATAGCGACCAGTATTGTGCCATTCGGGATTACATTGAAGAAGCTGCGAAGATTCTGGAGAGTGACCTCGAATACGCAAACAACAAGCTGCAGTCCGCATTCAGACCTAAGTATGGTCGGAACAACAGATTGACTCGTGCTCAATCCAAGATGTTCCGTGATAGAGAATATTAAAAATGGGGTGATGCCGTATGAACACATGTAAGAAAATATGTAACTGGTGTGGTCGTGAAATCAAGCCGATAGGTAGCGAGCAGGGAATCAGTTTTGAGCATCAATACTCTTATGGTAGCCAACTTGATGGTTCGCTTTTGAGTTTTGATTTGTGTCCTGAGTGTTCAGAACGGCTCCCAATAGTGCTCGGCGCAATGTTTGTACATAATCCATTAAAGGACGATTTCTAACGGCGGGTGCCGTATGAAATATAAGCCATCAATAAACCAGACGGAGGATAATACATAAAATGAATAGTGCATGAATTGATTTAAGACGATAACAGGAAACACAAGTGATTATCAATGAAACAAAATTACATAAAGGAGACTTGATATGGCAGATAGAATTTTTAATCTTCCTCAGACCCGTGGTTCTTTTGAGATGGCTGGTAAGGTCACCGGCACCCAGCGTAGTAACTTCTATAATGAGAAGGAGACTAAGAGTGGTGCTATGCGCCGTGTCCTGAGCTTTGGCGTTCAGACCTCTAACGAAAACACTTTCTATATTGATTTGGCTGGTATGCCTCGTGACAAGGTTTACTTCTTCCGCCGTGCCGACAAGGATAAAGGCATTGAGAAGGATAAGAAGGAAGTCGCTTGGAAGGATCGTCTGACTTATGTTGCACCGGAAGGCTACGACATGATTGGTGTTAAGGTCGGTGTTACTAAGAAGACGAATGAGTCTGGTAAGGTCGTCAATGACAACAAGACTCTGACAGACTTCGATGCAGCCAAGGAGATCTCTGAGAACCTGCATGACGGTGACAACGTGTATGTCCGTGGCAACATCGAGTACAGCACTTACAACGACAAGCACCAGATTCGCTTTGTTCCTACTCAGGTTTCTCTGAGTTCTAAGGAAATCGACTTCGATGCAGAGGGTTTTGAAGAGCTGGCTCTGTTTACTCAGACCATTGTTTACACTGGTTGCCGCAAGAGCGATGAGTGCGATGAAGTAGTTGTCGATGCAAAGATTGTGAACTACAACACCATTGAGGATGCAGAATTCTTCATTGATTATAAGGCAAATGCTCAGAATAAGGTTCTGGCTGATTCTATTCGTAAGCGTCTGAAGCCTTATACTAGTTTCGAGTGTTTTGGTCCCATCGTTAATCAGCAGAAGGTTGAGGAAGTTGAGACTGAGAATATCTGGGGTGGTCCTAATAAGATGAAGCGTCAGAGCACTCCGGCAGTTCGTAAGCTGTATATCGAGGGTGTTAATCCTGATTCCTTTGATCCGAATCCCGGCGACAAGGAAGCAAAGCACACTTACACGGAGGACAATATCTCCGAGGCGCGGGCAAAGATTGCTGCCAATGCTCAGGCAAAAAAGGACTTTGATGGCAAGGCTGCTGAGAACGACACTTCTTGGTGGGGTGGTTCCAATAAGTCTACTGTAACTCCTGTAGATGAGGAAGATATCAACTGGGGCTAAAATTTTTTAGTCTTAGCTAAGTAATACAGGATACCAATAAAAGAAAAGATTTAGAGAGGAATTTACATATATGGCTATTGTTTGTGATGCATCTGCTATTCGTAAGAAGCTTCGTATGCTTGTGTATGGCGAGCAGGGAACTGGTAAGTCTCGATTTGCTATGCAGTTCTGCTACATGAAGACTCCTGAAGGCCGTCCGTTCCGTGTTCTGTATCTGGATACTGAGTCTGGTTCTATCGACGATTATCGTGAGGAACTGATGGAGAATGGGCTCGATCCGATGAATCTCCGTATCGTTTACACTCAGTCTCTCGCAGAGGTACAGGATTTCATTCATACCGTTGCTGATAATGAGGACTTCGAAGATGAGGATGGTAATGTTTGGCTTGACGCTGACGGTAAGCCTTTCCGTGCCGATGCTATCGTTGTTGATTCCGCAACCATTCTTAATCTGACTACGAAACAGGGCTTGACTAATTTCTCGCAGAAGCGTGCAAAAGTTAAGGCTGCAGCACAGGGTCTGACCGGTGATGAGAAGTCGGTGAAGATTGAGGGTGCTGGTATGGAGTTGAAGGATTATCAGCAGCTGAACTTTAAGGGTCAGTCACTGATTCTGGATCTGAATGCAACTGGCGTGAGCTACATCGTCATTTGCCGTGAGAAGGATGAGACTGAAACCAAGCTGGTGAATGGTTCTTCTGTGAGCGTTTCTACTGGCCGCAAGATTCCTGATGGCTTCAAGGGTCAAGAGTACAATGTCGGCACTGAGTTCCGTATGTATCATCCCGGCGATGATAAGTCTATCAACTTTGCTTATTTTGATAAGGATCGTACCGGTGTTCATAATGGCGGTGAGGTTGTCGAAGACCTGACTCTGCTTGAGTATCAGGAGTATCTTGACCGCTCTGCAAAAAATCGTGAGGTCATTATCAAGAATGGTCTGAACGATGCAGTCAAGACGGAAATGAAGCTGCGTGCTCGTGAGCTTGGTCTTGACGACAATGATATCAGTGATGATGCTCCTGCAGAGAATACCTCTGAATCCAAGGAACCTTCTCTGGACGACATCAAGGCAAAGTTGAACGATCTGATTGCTTCCGCTTCTCCTGTGAAGAAGAGCGCAGCACAGAAGGCTGTTAAGGCGGCTGGCCTGTCTACCGCATTCCGTTCCATGACTGATATCGAGGAACTGAAGAAGGTTGCCGCAATCATGGAGAAGGAACTGGCTTAATGGAACTAACCCGTAAATGCAAGATTTGCGGGAAGAACATTTTCATCGAGCGAGACCGTAGCACGTTTTTCTACGACAAGACTGGTTTTTACCATAAGGATTGTTTTGTAGAAAAAAAGAAAAATCAAAAACGCCCTTGGACAGATGACCTGCTAAGGGCATTTTTTGACAAAGTGAATGACACTACGGACAAAAAGGTCGATGATCTTCTTTCCAAAAAGAGAGAGCAAGACAAAAATCGTGAGCTTGCACATATCAAACAGGAAGAAAAAAAGATTCTTTTCGACCATATTCAAGATACATATGCCCCGGCGGTTGTTCCTAGCAGCTTCTACTCGAAACTTACACAGTTGATTTCCGGTAATTATTACAAATATAGAGGTTCTATTCCTCCGCTAGAACTTTACGATATGTGGGTTCTAGCGAAACCCAGACTAGATAAGATAATTGCCGAGAAAGAAGCAAAGGGCTGTGATATGAGCCAGCGATGGAATTATGACTTGGCTGTTTTGTTAGCTCAATATCCTAGTTATCTCGAACGAAAAGAAAGACTAGCTTCGATTCGCAGTGAAAGCGAAGACAAAGCGAAGGAAAATTTGACTGAAACGGTACTGAAACGGATGAAAACAGCACCGAAACAGAGTAAAAACGAGAATGAAATTGATATAAGTGCAATTCTCGATGAGATATAAAAGAGGGAGGTGGATGAGTGGAACTCATTTCAAATATCCCGAACGAAATTCTATTTGTTGGCGCAATTTACAAGCATCCTGACTATTTGGTTGAGTATGGACATTATGTCAAGAGCAAGTACGATTTTGCTGATGAAGCAACAAAATTTTTCTACGATTCAGCGTTAATTATTTACGAAACTCGGACTCAAGAATTTAATAAAACGTCTGTTTTAACGTTTATGGCTGAAGACGAGTCCAGATTGTCCCAATACAAGCGGCTGAAGGGCTGGTCAACCATTGAATACTACATGAGCCTTGCGAATGACGATGATATCAAGGGATACTTCAATATCTTGAAGAAATATTCGCTACTTCGTGAGTATCAGAGAAACGGATTTAACATTGAAGGAATCTTGAAGCATCGACAATTTGAAATGTTTGGTGCTCAGGACATTTACAAATTGATTCGTGGAAAGGCCGATAAGATCAATACGGTTATCATCACAAACGATGATGCTGAGATTTTGAATAATGGTCTGCTGCCAATGGTTAATGAACGTCTGAGTGTTCCTGATATGGGCTTGCCGTTCCAGTATCCTATCATGAATGATTTGTTCCGAGGATTGAAGTTGGGCACTGTGATGTTCAATGGTATGCCATCTAACGCTGGTAAGACTAGATATATGATGGCGATTGTTGCCTACGTCACATTGGTTCAAAAGCAAAAAGCTCTTCTGTTGCTGAATGAGATGGATCTTGAGTCAGTCCGGTATTGCTTATTGGTCACCGCCATCAATAATCCTGAGTTTCAAGAGTTGCATGGTCATCGATTCCACAAGGATGAGCGAGAAATCACCCTTGGAATGTATCGGGATGCAAATGGAAACTTCATTTTCCGAAAGCAAAACGAAGACGGAGAATACATAGAAAGCATTGATGAGTTCACCGCTCGTGTCTACGAGGAAAGCGAGGAGTATCGCAATGTACTTGATGTCTGCCAGTGGATCGAGAGCGAATCACAAGGCTTGATTATCGCAAAGGATGTCTCTGCTGATTATAGTGACAAGTCCCTACGATTTGAAATCCAGAAGGCAGCTCTTACTCAGGGAGTTAAGTATGTGTTCTACGATACTCTAAAGAACGACATTGCATCTATTGGTGAATGGGCAGCGTTTAAAGTCACAGCCACAGAGCTTGAAGAGATTGCGAAAAACCTGAAGATCTTTATCTATGGTAGTATCCAGTTGGCCGAAAACGCTCATGAGTATCTTCCTGATGAGCTGAATTCAAACAACATTGCTGAGTCAAAAATGATTAAGCATGTTGCTTGGACGATGGTCCTATTCAAGGAGATTCCAAAAGATAAGTTCGTGAAGTATCAATACATCTCTCATGATCCTGAGTGGGGCGGTGACTGTGCCCATCGGTTGAATCCAGATAAGCGGTATTACGTTGGAAACATCGATAAAAACCGTTTTGGTGAGAAAAAGAAAATCATGTTTGAAGTGAATTTGAACCAGAATATCTGGAAAGAGGTCGGTGTCTGCACCAGAAAGTAAGGAACTACAATGGTAAATATCGCAGATCTGAAAAATTACATTCTTGAAGAACAACAGATTGAGCCGATTCTGGAGGAACTTGGCTGTCATCACATCAGTCATAAGACTGGTTATTACCAGTGCGCAAATCCAGATGGTGACAATAGAACGGCACTCTGCGTTTACGAGAATGAAAATCTTACTGCGGTAGATTACACACGAGATATTGCCAATGGAAAGACCAGTTATGATTTGATTTCTGTCGTCCAGTTCTTTCTGGAACTGTCTTTCCCAAAAGCCATTAAGCAAATCTGCGAATGGGTTGGTCTTGACTACTATCACAACTTCGAGGAAGACCTTCCTAAAAGTATGTTGATTCTAAAAGAACTCATCGCCATGCAAAATGAAGGTGAAGAACACGAGGATGACCGTCCGATAGTCCCCATCTCCGAAGCCATCCTCGGTTATTATAAACCTTATGTGAACCAGATTTTTGCTGACGATGGGATATCTTATGAGACGCAGCAGGAGTTTGAGATTGGCTTTGATGAACTGACAAATAGAATCACGATTCCAATCAGAGATGAAATTGGTACTCTGGTTGGTGTAAAGGGAAGATATTTTGGTAAGCCTCCTGAAGGCGAATTAAAGTATCTATATCTTGAGCCGTGTGCCAGAAACCGTATTCTGTATGGTCTGTATAAGACAGAGCCATACATTAAGAATGAAGGTCTGGTATATGTTGGTGAAGCCGAAAAGTCTGTCATGCAGATGTGGAACATGGATGTTTACAACTGTGTGGCGACTGGCGGTAAGAAGGTTTCACAGAATCAAATTGAAATTTTAACACGTCTTTGCGTTGATATTTGTTTTGTATTTGATAAAGACGTTCAGCTTAGTGAGCTTATGGTTCTAGCCAATCGATTTGTCGATGGCGTAAGTGTGTATGCTGTAGTAGATGATAAAGGGATTCTGGATGAAAAGGAAGCCCCGACCGACAATCCTGAAAAATTTAAAGCATCGATTGAGAATTGTGTTAGGAGAATTAAATGAATGTAAAACTCTGGAAGGGGAGTAGGAACGACCTATCAGACCCGATTGGAACGATTATGGAGAACAGAGGGGTTGAGGATTATAAGACCTACATGAACCTAGATGATTCTTGTCTGAATTCTCCGTGGGAACTGGACAACATGGAAGATGCTGTCCGGCTGTTGAACAAACATATCTGGAATAAGTCTATTATCTCTATCCTTGTAGACTGTGATGTGGATGGAGTCACAAGTGCTTCAATGATGTTTCAGTATTTGAAGACGATTGGTTATTTTGGAAAAATCAATGTTCTGCATCATAGTGGCAAGGAGCATGGACTCTCTAAAGAAATTGAGGTTCCACCTGAAACTACTTTGCTGATTATTCCTGACGCTGGTAGTAACGATGTTGAGCAGTGTAAGGAACTCCGCGAAAAGGGCATTGATATTCTGATTCTTGACCATCACATCTGCGACAGAGAGAATCCTTACGCAGTAATCGTCAACAACCAGAACGGTACATATCCTAATAAGGAATTGTCTGGCGCTGGCGTGGTGTATAAGTTTCTTCAGGCTGTTGATGAATATAATTGGACTGATGTTGCAGACCGGTATCTTGATCTGGTGGCAGTCGGAAACATCGGTGACGTTATGGATATGCACTCGTATGAGACAAAGCGCCTTTGCACGAAAGGTCTGGCACGAATTGTGAATCCGATGATTTGTGCTTTGGTTGAGGCGAATAGTTTCAATATCAAGGGTGATCCGACTATCAATGATGTTCAGTTCTACATCGTTCCGATGATGAACGCACTGATTCGCGTTGGCTCATCCGAGCAAAAGAAGCGGATGTTCCGTGCAATGGTTGGAGAGGAACAGACCTTTCAGTATACTCCGACTCGTGGCAAGAATGCCGGTGTTACGATTGATGAGACTCTGGCGCAGCATGTAGCTCGTGAGTGCTCCTCTTGTAAGTATCAGCAAAACAAGACCAAGGACAAGGCTGTCGCAGAGCTTCAGGAACTGATTGAGAAGCACAGTGCAGACCAGAATAAGATTCTCTTCTGCAACTCTACTGGCATTCTTGATAACACTCTGACTGGTGTTGTGGCAATCAAGCTGGCTGAAATGTATGCAAAACCGTGCGTATTGCTTCGTACCTTCGCTTATGAACCGGATTATTACGGTGGTTCAATGAGAAATCCTGACGGTTCTCCGATTGAAAGTTTAAAGGAGTTCTTGATGAGTACCGGAGATTTTGAGTCGGTTCTTGGTCATGATAACGCTGCTGGTGTGAAAATCAAGAAAGAAAATGTGCCAAAGGCGATTGCGGATTGCAATGAGTTGCTTAAAGATGTCACGATGAGTAAGGCAATCGTAGTTGATTTTGATTTTGACTATAGTAAGCTGACCGTTGCATTGCCGAAGACCATGTACGAAATGCATAAAATCTGGGCACAGGGTATTTCCGAGCCGTATTTCTACATTAGAAATATTCCGTTAGCTCATAGTGGATGTGCTCCGATGGGCAAGAACGGTAATATGTGGAAGTATTCTGATGAAGAAAAAGGCATTGATTTTGTGTGTTTTAATGACAATGGACGACTGATTGATTGGATTGAAGATAGTTTCGAGGATGATGAAGTTGTTACTTTTTATGGAGACAATTATGCAAAAATTATCAATGCTGTATGCCGGTTGTCTTTAAATCAGTACGGGAATAAGGTTACGCCGCAAGCGCAGATTGTGGATTTTGAGGTGATTTGATATGGGAAATTGGAAACGTGCTATCGCCATCGACTTTGATGGCACTCTTTGTGAGAATAATTATCCTGATATCGGTGAACCAAACTGGAATGTCATTTATCAAGCCATTCAGGAACAGAAGCACGGTGCTGGTCTGATTCTCTGGACTTGTCGGGAAGGAAAGCTTTTGTATGATGCAATGGAGGCTTGCTTTGATTGGGGTATTCAGTTTGATGCCATCAATGAGAGTCTTCCTGAGTGGAAAGAGCATTTTGGCACTGCTCCTAGAAAGGTTGGAGCTGATGAATATTGGGATGATAAGGCTGTAAAAGTAAAGAATGGCTGTCTTGTTGAGGTGGATTAAATGGCTGTTTACATTACAGGTGATATTCATGGTGATTTTAATCGGTTTTTAGAATTGGAAAGGTTTTGCCATAAACACAATCTTGGAATGAATGACTGGATTGTCTGCCTTGGCGATGTCGGTTTGAACTACTACGGCAAGGATGACCCTCGTGAATGGAGCATCAAGACTATCGCAGCAGATATTCCTGCAAATCTGTTTTGTATTCATGGCAACCACGAGCGCCGCCCGTCTCGTAAGGATGGTTACAAACTAAGGAAGATTTGTGGTGATATTTGCGGAAGAGTGTGGTATGACCCGCAGTATCCAAACCAGTATTTTGCTATTGATGGTGAGGTTTACCAGATTCTTGCTGACAGGGAAGTATTAAACTGTCTTGTTTGCGGCGGAGCCTATTCTGTAGATAAGTATTATCGGTTGGAACGTGGCTGGAATTGGTGGCCGGATGAACAGCCGAATGAGAAGACTAAGAAAAAGATCTGGAATATTACGCATGACCCTCAAATCGATGATATTGATGTCATGCTCACGCATACCTGTCCATTTCGGTTCATTCCAACTGAATTGTTTATCGGTGGTATTGATCAAAGCACAGTAGACCAGTCAACTGAAATATTCTTTGATAATATATACGAATGCTATCCTAACGATTGTAAACCATTCTGGTACTTCGGTCATTTCCATGGCAACAAGTACACTGACGACTATGTGATGCTTTTTGATGACATTATTAAGTTTGGAGATAAGGTGAAGAGTGATGGTTAAAGATAAAAATTTACGAGTGCTTGATTATATTGATGGCAAGGAAATACTTATTCAGATGGGTGAGGAAGGTTCTGAGTTGTCGAAAGCTGCAATAAAGTTTTATCGTGCAATTGACATGAAGAATCCTACGCCGGTAAGCATTAACGAGGCTTATGAAAATCTCGTAGAAGAATTTGGGGATGTGCTGAACTGTATCTACGCATACTATGATGATGACGAGGATTGTATCTTGGCGTTTACATCGAAAGCGAATGAGATTGCTAACGAGAAGCGCAAGCGCTGGATTAAGCGTCTGAAGGAACGCAACCAGTTTTAATGGTGGAAGGAGAATAGATGTCAGATAATTTTGTAAATCTTCATGTACATACAGCGCAGGGTTCGTTCCTTGACTCTATTCTTACCGTCAAGGAACTTGTAAACTTTGCCAAAGAAAACGGCCAGAAAGCAATCGCGGTTACAGACCACGGAAAAATGCACTCTTTTGTTGACCAAGTTAAGGCTTGCAAGGAAGCAGGTATTAAGCCTATCATCGGCTGTGAAGTCTATGAAGTAGATAATCAGGCAGAGAAAGCCGACACAAAAGACTATAAACAACCTCGTTACCATCTTGTTTTACTAGCGAAGAACGAGACCGGTTTAAAAAATCTATTTAAGGTTGTTTCAAATGCTTGCGTTGATGGCATGTATAAAAAGCCTCGAACTTCTTTGAATATCATTGAACAGAACGAGTGGGGTAAAGGTATCATCTGTCTTACGGCCTGTCAAGTTGGTCGAATGAGTAGATTGCTTGTTGATGGGAACGAGACTGAGGCATGGCAGTTATGGAACAAACTGAAATGGATCTTTGATGACGTGTTTATGGAAGTTCAGTCTCATGATACGCCAGATCAGGCTGAAGCTAATGCCAAAATTGCAGCTTTTATCAAAAAGTACAATCTTCCGTATACCATTACAACCGATGCTCATATGCTTTCCAAGGAAGATGTTGATGCACATTCAGTTTTTGTAGAAATTGGAGAAGGACGAGAAGTTGGAGAAAGTTATGTTGACTGCTATCTTCAGACCGAAGACGATGTGCTAAGAACACTTTCAAAGCAGTTTGATGAAGACTTCATCCGAGAAGGTTGCTCAATGTCTGTGAAAATTGCAGATATGGTTGACGATATTGATATTGGCCTTGGCCAGCCAAACCAGATGCCAGAAGTAAAAATTGAAGGTAAATTTGATTCGCATCTGGATTACCTGCGTTACCTCGTTTATTCTACTTTTGATGAAAAATTCGGATGGATGAGTAAAGAAGAACAGCAAACCAGGCGGGACAGAATTGAGATGGAGCTTGACGTTTTGGAATATGTTGACTACATCGACTATTTCATCATGCTGTATATGCTTTGTAAGGTGGCCGATGAACGAGGTATCCCTCGTGGCTATTCTCGTGGTTCTGGTGCAAACTGTCTATGTCTATTTATGCTAAACGTTACGCAGATTGATTCTGTTCGTTGGGATCTTGACTTCTCTCGTTTTGCAAATAAGGGTCGTAAGAGTCTCGCGGACTTCGACTTTGATATTAGCCGTCGTCGTCGCAAAGAACTTGTTTCTATTGCAGAAGAGCTTTTTGGAAAAGAGAGTGTAGCACCAATCGCAACTTTTAATTCTCTGTCTACCAAGGTTGCCATTAAGGATATTGGAAAGGTACTGAACGAAGATCCAGAAAGCCCATATTATATGCAGATTCCGTATGAATTGCGAAATGAAGTTGCTAAGTTGGTTCCGACCGTGAAAACATTGGATGATCTCGGAGAAGAAGTTGAGAAGGAAGTTCTATTGAAGGACATTCTTGGAAAGAGCGAGCAGCTTTCTAATGTGTATGATAAGTTCCCTCTATGGTTTAAGTACGTTATGCGGCTTGAAGGTTTACCGAAAAGTATGGGTCGCCATGCTGCAGGAACTTTGATTACGCCTAAGCCTGTCATTGAATATTGTCCTCTCTGTATGGATAGAGAAGGAAATCAGATGTGTCAGCTTGAAATGCACAATGCAATGGACGACTTATCATTGGTCAAGATGGATTTTCTTGGTCTTGAAAATTTGGACACGATTGATGACACATTAAAGATGGCCGGTCTAACTTGGAAGGATGTTGACATCAACCATCTCGATCTAAACGATAAGGCGGTCTACGACGCAGTTTATAAGTCTGGACACACAATTGGTATTTTTCAGATGGAGTCTGCTGAAGCTCGAAAGATGTGTGTTGAAGCAAAATGTGACAACGCCGAGGATATCATTGTTGTGAATGCAGCAAACCGCCCTGGCACTAAGGACAGCTTCCCGACGTATTGTTCCAATAAGCTTCATCCAGAGACTATCAAACTACTTCATCCTGACATCAAACAGCTTTTTGCCAAGACTCAGTACATTCTTCTTTATCAGGAACAGGCTCTGGCAGTATTTCGTTATGCAGGATTCCCTGAAACTGAGGTTGACAATGCTCGTCGTGCCATTGGTAAGAAAAAGAAAGATGTTATGGCATCCTTGGAGGTCCAGTTTAGAGATGGTCTTCACAAAAAAGGATGGAACGATTATCAAATTTCTGAGATGTGGGCATTGATCTTGAAACAGGCTTCTTATTCCTTCAATCGGGGCCACGCAGTTGCTTATGGACTTCTTTCTTACCTAACAGCATACTTGAAGACTCATTATACTGAGTATTTCATGGCTGCGTGTATGATTACTAAAGAAGATGATTCTGGCAAAATGGGTGTGTTCATCAATGAATGTGACCGTCTACATATTCGGGTCCTTCCTCCAAGTGTTAACAGGTCTGATATGGAATTTAAGGCCGATGCGGAGAAGCACACAATTTTGTTTGGCTTGAAGGCCATTAAGGGAATGGGCGAGAGTGTCGCATCAGGGGTGATTGCAGACCGTCCATATTCTGGATTGGCAGACTTTGTTCAGAGAGCAAACGGTGGCAAGATTGGCACTTCAAACGTTGTCAAGTTGATTAAGGCGGGAGCTATTCCAACAAAGGACAAGAGAAAAATCTTAATCACTTTTGCAAATATGGTTTTTGAGAACGAGTATAAAGAGAAGAGTTTCCACGAAATGGCATCTATCCCCAAGATCTCTATTCTCAAAGACGAATACGGAATTGACACAGATTCTATTAAAGACAAACCTACCAGACTCGCCTTATATAATAAGGTAAGAAGGGAGCGCTGGGAAGCGGACACATGGAATCGAAAGAAAGAGAAAGACAAAAAGCGGAATGCCTTTATGCAGGCGTTTGCTGAAAAGTATATGCAAGACGAGCACATGTGGGAATTTGAAACCCTTTCAATGTTCTTGACTAGCAATCCCATTAAGGATGCTTGCACCTATATTGATGCTGGTCTTGATACTGTAGAGGATGGCGGTGAGGCAACTGCTATTTGTGTCATCGTAGACATTCAAAAAAAGAAGGATAAACGTGGCAACCAGTTTGCATACTTACATGTTTACACGACAGGTGGTATTGTTGAAATGATTTGTTGGGCATCTCAGTATGCACGATATTCAAGTCTAATTTCAAAGGGCAGCGATCTTGCAATCCTTTGCAAGAGAAAAGAAAATTCGTACATTGTTGAGAAGATGAAGCCTTACAAACAGTGGCTGCATGATAGAGAGATAAAGCAATGAATGATGTTTTATATAATGGTGTTTTATATACTATTGACGGAGAGGTTCTTTGTGAATTTCCTGAGTTTAAAATTGATTGTTACAAAGATAAAACTGTAATTAAGATACATTGTACGAATTGTTGCGTCGTTAGAAAAGTTCAGAAGTGGAAGTTTGACTGTGCAGAACAATGCGAGCTTACCACAAAATGGTTTTATTGCAGAGTGTGCGGAGGACTGACAGAATTTAGATTAGGTGCATAATAAGAGGGTTATAAAGTGGCAGATAAGAAATTTAATGAAAATATGATCCGTTGCTACATCAGGATAAAACGAGTCTTTTATCCGAAAGATGGGAGGGAGGTGGAGCCCGGCGGCTTCGCCACTTTCTCTGCCGAGGTGGTAAAAGTCAAGCAGGGAAATCCTGTCATGAGCCGATACAGTGACCTCCGGCTAAAAGGTAACGTTCCTAGCCTCGATATGAATAAAACTTATTCGTTCTGTGGTGAATATGTTCATCATGAAAAGTTTGGCGATCAGTATAAAATTATCTACATGAATGAGTTTCAAGAGATTACTGACCCGGAAGAACAAAAAAGCTTTCTCCGTTTTATCTTGACTGACCATCAGTTTGAGATGCTTTATGAAGCATTCAAGAATCCGTATGAAATCATCAAGAATGGTGACATCAAGTCTCTTTGTACTGTTAACGGCATTACGGAAGGTCGAGCACAAAAGATCATTGACTCTTTTGAAAACAACATTGATAACAGTGAAGCGTACACAAAACTGATTGAGTACGGTTTGACTCCCAGTGCTATTGAAAAGCTTGTTCGTCAGTATCACGGTGCAGACATTCTGGTAAAAAAGATTGAGGAGAATCCTTACGTCCTGATTGATGATGTGTATGGTATCGGCTGGAAAAAAGCTGACGCTCTTGCTTTGAATATGGGCTTAAAGCACAATTCGCAATTCAGAATCGAAGCCTACGTCATGCATTTTCTTGCCGACCGTGCTGAAGAAGGTAACTCTATTATCTCGGCAAACCAGACAATCAATAGCTGTATCAAGGAACTTGAATTGGACGAGGGAGATCAAGAGGTCATCAAGAGGGCACTTTTTCATCTGCATGATGTACGTGAAACACTTTGGTGGAGCGATGACCGTCAGGAATTTGCTCTAACTAGAGTGTGGAATCTGGAAGATAGTATTGCGAAGGAAATCAAGCGTCTGGCGGATGCTTCTGTTGAGCCGATTGGTCGAAATATGGATGCAGCAATCAATGAGGCCGAGGATGAACTTGGTATCGAGTACACTGAAGAGCAGAGAGATGCTATTAAAAAGGTATGCTCTAGCAACGTCTGTATCTTAACAGGCTACGGCGGAACTGGCAAAAGTACCGTTGTCGCTGGTGTTCTAAAGGTTCTTCGTGGTAAGTCTTTTGCTCAGACTGCACTTTCTGGTCGTGCCGCTGCTCGTATGCAGGAGATTACTGGTCAGGATGGAAAGACGATTCATCGTCTCCTTGGATATGACATCGAGAACGGTGGGTTTGTTCACGATAAGGACAATCCTCTGGATGAGGACATCATCATTCTGGATGAGACCTCCATGGTTGGTGCTCAATTGTTTTACGATTTGATTCAGGCAATCGAAACCGGCAAGCGATTCATCATGATTGGTGATGACGGCCAGCTTGAGAGTATCGGTATGTGTAACATCTTCAAGGATATGCTTGCATCTAAGGTTGTTCCTGTGGCTCGTTTGACTAAGATCCATCGTCAGGCAGCCAAGTCTGCAATTATCACGGAGAGCATTAAGGTTCGTAACGCTACGCAATTGGTGCCTTATGGCTGGGCTGGTAGTGAGATTCGTGGTGAACTTTGTGATTTGGAGCTTGATATCTATAAAGACGCAAGTGAGTCATTCAACCACATCATCAATCAGTACCGTACCTTATATAATAAGGTAGGGAATGATAGTGCGAAGATTCAGATTGTACTTCCACAGAAGTTGCGTGGTAGTATCTGTACTTATGAAGTCAATAATGCTATTCAGGAAATTGTGAATCCGAGCCGTGGTCAAGCAGAAGCAAAGGTCACAATCTATGGTGATGGCAAGGATAGGGTGTATACTCTGCGTGAGGGCGATCAGGTCATCATCAACAAGAACAACTATGAGCTTCACACATACAATCTCAAGACAAAGAAAAAAGAAGAGAAGTGTCCGGTGTTCAACGGAAACCGTGGCATTATCCGAAAGATTGAGAGTAGTTTTATCCTGGTTGATTTTGACCAGTGGGGAACGATTTTCATTCCTCATTACTTTGGTGGGAATAACATTTGGGCAACGCTTGAACTTGCTTATGCTTTAAGTTGTCATAAGTTGCAAGGCAGTGAAGCTCCGTATGTGATTGTTGGCATGGACAACTCTGCGTACCTAATGCTGACGAGAGAATGGCTCTATACGGCTATCACTCGCGCCAAGAAGTATTGTGTGATTTGCGCTGAAACTCATGCTCTTGATCGGGCTGTAAAGACTTCGAGAGTTCCATATAAGCGGACGTTCTTGAAGGAATTTTTACGGAAAGAATTTTCAGAAAAGCATTGACAATTATGTACGTATCCTGTATAATATAGCTATAAAAAGTCTCCATCCCGGAGGCTTAAAATTCTCTCTTCAGCTATATAATGCAGGATACGGGAAAGAAATGGCTTGCTCGTAACGACAAGCCTTTCTTTATTAGCTATAACTATATAACACAGGATACGCAAGGAGGCTTTATGACAGATAAAGAACTCATAGGTAAGCTTGATGCGATGGTTAAGGCATTGCAGGGCACAAAGAAAAAGACAGACAAGACTCGAATTTTACTGGATGCACGAAAGGATTTTGGCGACAAAGATGACGAGCTGATGGCGTTTTTCCGATTCCTGCTCGACCCGGCAATTGTTACCGGACTGTCGGACGCAAAGATCAATAAAAAGGTAACTGCAAAGCCGGATATCGACGTTCAGTATCTCAGCTGCGGATACCTTTATATTATGGGTGCTGGTCACAATACTGGCTCTGATGCATCTATTGCAACAATCCAGAATTATTTACACAAAAATCCTGAGTACGAAGAGTTTCTGAAACGACTGTTTACTAAGAATCTGCCAATTGGTGTGGAAGCAGCTACCATCAATAAGGTATATGGCGAGGAAATTGTTCCTGTCTGGGAGATTCAGCAGGGATACCCGATTGATAAGGTTAAGCTGAAAAAGGGCACTTGGTTCAGCCTTAGCCAGAAAGAAAATGGCAATAGGGGAACTTTCTTTAATGGTGACCTTATTTCTCGGCAGGGACAGAAATTTCAAGGTCTTGACCATATTAAGAATGATCTACTGACTCTGTATGATGGTGATACAGAACTGGTAAACACACGTTTTTTTGATGGTGAACTGATTTATAAGAATCCAGAGGGTTGGCCGGACGGACAGGTGTTTCGGTATGGCACTGGCTTATTAAACTCGGACAATAAGGACAAGACTGGTATTAAATTCGTTATCTTTGATACGGATTTCGCAAGAGACTTCGTTCAGGATAAATGCATCACACCATATATGGTACGGCGAGAGTATTTAAACGAGCTTCGTAAGAAAATTAAGGAAAAGCACCTTAAAAATATTGAGATTGTACCGATGATCTATGAAGGTATTGATCAGAGTGTGATTCCTCATGGGCTTGATTATGCGGTCGAAATGGGATGGGAAGGTTTGATGTTGAACACCAACGTTCCTTACCGCCGGGCTCGTCACAATGGTTGTCTCAAGATTAAGCGTTTCTATACTGTTGACCTGCGAATCACAGCAATCGAGGAAGGTCAGAACCGTCTGGCTGGTACGATGGGTGCTCTAGTTGTGGACTACAAGGGCAATGAGCTTCGCATTGGTTCTGGTTTTGATGATGCTACGAGAGCTGCTGTGTGGGCGAATCCTGATAATTACATCGGTAAGATTGTAGAATGTAAGTACAAAGAGGTTAGCTGTGATAAGAAAACTGGTGCTGAATCTCTGCAATTCCCGACCTTTGTGCGATTCCGAAACGACAAGAACGAAGTTAGTTACGGATAAAGGAGTAGATATGAAAACTTATTACGCAGTAACCGAAGGTGAATATTCAGATTATCGGATTATTACTATCACTGAAGATAAAGAAAAAGCGGAAAGAATCGCCGCAGCCTACGACGGTGATGTCGAAGAGTACGAGGATTGTATTATAAATCCGATTGGTGTTTGGAGGATTTATTACAACGAAAAAACTAAAAAGTGGGCTGTATGGCATTCTAATAGAAACATCGAAGATATCAAAGATGGAGAGTGGGGACCTGATTATTTTGAGCCCACCTTTTCAATTGGAATGACATGGGCTATTTATGTTACTGCTGAAAACAAAGATCTTGCTCTGAAGATTGCTTATGATAAGTATGCTCAGTGGAAAGCCGAACGGAAAGGACTGATTTAAAATTGCTACTTTTAACGCAGGGCGGAGAAATTATAAATCTTGAACGCATGGCGATCATTGATGCCGCAAGCCTTAATGTTTACGCACGACAAGGCATGGGTGAACGTGGAATTATTCTTGGTAGTTATAATTCTGAGAGCAGATGCTACAATGTTATTGCAGAAATTTATGACGAATATGCACATGGACAGGATGTGTATTCTATGCCGAAGGATTAACTATGAACGACTTCCGAAAACTAGCCATCCCAAAGAAAGAACGACTTGAAGTTCAACTTACTGATGGCACAGAAGAACACGATATATTATACATAATTACATCTCTAGCCACTATTAAAGGTGCTGAGATTTTTAAAAATTTTCGTTTGTATTCTGTAGGCTCCGCCGGGGAGCTCAACTTATTAGAGAAGCAAGACGGCGATCCCTACTTTGATAAGCTGAAAGGAACAGAATATGAGTAATTCGATGAATCGAGAAGACCGGCGCAGAGAGCAGCGTAAGGCACGAATCCTTGCCCGGCGAATCAAGAAGGCCGGTGGTCCCGACTTTCTGGCTGGAATGCCGGTTGAAGAGTGGGAGCCAAAGATTGGTGATGAGGTTACTATTAAGGTAAAGAGGATTCAGGGTAAGAAAGATTTCTTTAAGATGAGTCCACAGTATCAGGACTTTATCAATAGCCTTGAGGACGGAAAGCCTTACAAGATTACCAGTACCGGCATGAAGGGTCAGGTCTACGGCATTGACGCACATCCTTATTTCCAGATTTGGAAGGGTGATATGGAACCCTACAAGGAGCCCTAATGAGGATGTACTTTAGGACGGACTATTATGCCGATGTTGGCATAGATGAAGTCATTCGGCTTCAAAGAGGAATTATATACGAAGTAGTTTCAGAAACTGAATTTTTCTATTTTATCGTAACTGATAATGAATCATTCAGAAAAATGCTAAACATTGTCATGATTCCGAAAGAAGATCTCGAAGATGATGTATATGTTGTGACTGGTAAGAGCGAAAAACTTGAGGAAGGAGGTGGGGCGATATGATTGGTATTGATCATCGTGAGCAGGGTCGTAAGGAACGAGCCCTTGCAGAATATTACAGAACCTTGGCTCGATATCCTACCGAGTGTGGAGAGCCGACTACATATCAGTTGTCAGAAGAGCAGCTTAAACAGGTTCTCTGTGGAGAGGTTACTGTTGATGAGTTGATTGAAAGAGGTGAGGTAAATGAGAGACAGGATTAAGATGTGGGTCGCTTTCGTTAAGATTTTTAAGGATTATCTTATTGCGGTCGGAATCATGATTGCGTTGTGGTTGTTGTCTTGCCTTATCAAGTATGGGATTTCAGTATCCAACTTCCCAGATTGGTTTAAGTTTGCACTTCTAAAATAAAGGAGGATTAAATGGTAACCGATATTCTTAATAGAGAGATTCATGTTGGCGATACGGTGCTCAGAGCTAGAACTCGAAAAGGTCGCGGAGTTCTTTGGAGCATTCATAAAGTTGTCTCCATTATGAACGTAATGATTAAAGTTCAAGATGGAAAGTATACTTCAAATGTCGCACCTAAAAATTGTATCGTAATTGACGAGAACGAGATTCCTGAAAACTGGCAGGACGAATATTAAGGAGAGTTGAATGACTGTTGATTTGATTGCGTACACACAGCGAGTTGTTCCTACAAGTGATAAGAATCCTTTAGGTATTGTGGAGGAAGCTGCGAGTATTTGTTACGATTCTTCAATGACTGACGACTATAAAATTGCCAAGGGATGTAAAGCCAGTGGTCACTATTCTGTGCTTGAACACATCAACTTTACGTTCTACGTCAAAGATGTAAGTCGAGCACTTCTGGCACAGATTAGTCGTCATCGACATATTAGCATGAGCTGCCGCAGCCAGCGTTATTGCAGCGAGGATGGATTCAAGTATGTGAACCCGTTTACCGGTGAAGATGCTGATGTTTTCGATAATATGATGTCGGACATTGATACCGATTATCAGATTCTCAAGAAGTATCACAACGCCAAAAACGAAGACGCCCGTGCAGTTCTGCCAAATGCTTGCTGTACAGAGTTTTACATTACGATGAACGCTCGTGCTTTGATTGAAATGAGCCATCTTCGACTTTGTTCTAGGGCTCAAAAAGAAATCCGCGAGATGTTTACAGAGATGAAGAGGGAAGTTGCACATGTTTGTCCTGAAGTAGCAAACTGGATGGTTCCTTCTTGCGAGGCTAATCCGAAGTATCCGTTCTGTCCAGAGGGTCGTGGTTGCTGTGGCCGTCATCCAAAGCTGGCAGATGTTTATAAACCTATTGAAAAGAACAAGGAGGTTATTGATGCAAACACTTGACGAAATTAAAAAGAACGTCGAGCACCCGTCTTATTACGGCGGTGCAGACAATCCCTATGAGGCTATTAAAGTGCTACGGGAGTGGCAGTTGGACAACGATGCTTATCTTTGGAACGTTGGTAAGTATTTGAGCCGGGCGGGTCACAAAGATGGCAATTCTCAGCTTCAAGATTTAACGAAGGCACGTTGGTATTTGGACTATAAAATCCGGCTTTTAGAGGAACAGCAGAAGGTTGCCGAAAGTGTCGTAGATACGCTCAAGAAAGTTCCTAGTAAGGTCACTGATAAGCTGACTACGATGCCGAAAAAAGACAGCCAAGGAAATTTTTACGATCCTAGACTTAATTGTTTGGTAAACGATTGCGTTTACCGTCCTGATGATTCATTCAAAGAAAAGCTGGCAAAAGCAGAGCCGATGTGCAACATCGAGACTGCCGTGGTTCCTGATTGTGCCGATGAGGTCAAGTTTTAAGAGGTTTACATAAATGAGATACAACTGGAAGTTACCTATTATCGTTATTTGTGTCGTGTTAATTTCCATTCTTGGCATGACCTTTATTGTGCAGGGGCCTAAGAACACGGCCATCTCTTATGAAGAGCAGATTCAGGAAGCTAAGTCTGGCATTGAGATTCAGGAGAAGCGCAGAGCTGATCTGATTCCAAATCTGGTTGAAACCGTCAAGGCTTATGACCAACATGAGTATCAGACCCTGATGGATGTTGTGAATGCTCGTGGCACTTCCGGCCAGACCGCTCAAGAGATTACAACTCAGATTGCAGCTATTGCGGAAGCATATCCTGAACTGAAGTCTAGCGACAACTACAAGGAGCTTATGAATGAGCTATCCGTCACTGAAAATTTGATTGCAAACTATCGTGGCGATTACAATCGTGTCGTGAAGGAATATAAGCAGAGCGTTCGTAAGTTTCCGAACTCCTTTCTGCTGGGTCTGACTGGATATGAGGTTCAGAATTATGAGTATCTGTCCTATGAGGAAAATGAGGCGGCACCGGCAGTCGGTAACCTTTTTGGAAATCGGTAATGCCGAAATTACTTATCGTGAATTGATCGTCAGTGTTGGTATTGTGTTCATTATGCTGATACTTGGTAGCGTTATCGCTGGAAATATCACCAGAGATTCACTTGAGCAGAAAAAAGAATATAATACAGCAATTTCGATTGAGTCCGAAAATATGTTCGATTATGGAATGAGAACCAACGTAGGTAATGCGTTTTGCCAAGGCGCACTAGAAGCAGTAGATACCGTAAGCGATCCACGTATCGACGGTCAGTGGATGTATATCTATTGCGAAGAAAAGCATTACACGATGCATACACGAACTGTCACTACTACGGATAGCAAAGGCCATACAAAAACAAGAGTCGAAACGTACTGGACTTGGGATTATTACAGTTCAGAAGAACACAATTCTAAGAATATTACGTTTCTTGGCAAAGAATTCAAGTATGGTGACATCAAAATGCCATCAAGCAAGTACCTGACAACTGTACAAGTCAGTTCTCATGTGAAATTCGAGTTTTATGTCAAAGAAGTTCGTTATGATGGTACGTTGTTTGCAAATTTGAGCGACGAAAGTATACATAATGCACAATTCATTAAGGATAAAAACATCGAAGAAGCACGAGATTATATGATTTCTGCAGCTGGTACACGAGTGATTTGGTTTTGGGTATTCTGGGTCGTATTGATTGTAGCTGCGGTCGGAGTTTTCTATGTAGCTGAAAATCGTTGGTTGGAAGATTAAGAGGTGATTGCATGGAATATGTAATTAAACGCGATGGAACGAAAGTTCCTTTTGATAAGAGTAAGATTGTAAATGCGATTGAGAAGGCGATGACCTGTACGCCGGGTGGTATCGACGCTCGTGTGTCGAATGCGATTGCTGACTATATCGCAGACATGCCGGACATTCTTTCTGTTGAGCAGATTCAGGATATCGTAGTGGACAGTCTAGCAAATAGCCCGTTCATTGATGTTGCAGATGCATATAGTCAGTGGCGGAAGTATCGTCAGGAAATTCGAGATAAAGAGAAAACTAATGCAAGTATTCTTGAAATTCTTGATGCCCAGAATGACGCAATCAATCAGGAAAATAGTAATAAGAACGCAACCATCAATAGCACGCAACGTGATTACATGGCCGGAGAGGTATCTAAAGAACTAACTGACAGACTTCTACTTCCAAAGGATATTCGAGATGCACACAAAAATGGTTTAATTCATGTGCATGATAAAGATTATTTTGTGATGCACTGCCATAATTGCGATCTGGTCAATCTGGAAGATATGCTACAGAACGGCACCGTCATCTCCGGCACCTATATTGAGAAGCCCCACAGCTTCTCCACCGCCTGCAACATCGCCACCCAGATCATTGCACAGGTGGCTTCGATGCAATTTGGAGGTCAGAGTATTACACTTTCACATCTGGCTCCATTCGTAGATGTTTCCCGCAAGAAGATTACAAGTGAAGTACACCAAGAATTTTACGAGATGGTTCAGAATAATGAAATCGATAAGATGCCGGAGTCTGAAACTATCAATCGAATTGTAGAAGAGCGTTTACATAAAGAAATTGCTCGTGGCGTCCAGACCATCCAGTATCAGGTCGTCACCCTGATGACCACCAACGGTCAGGCTCCTTTTATCACCGTGTTTATGTACCTCGATGAGGTTCCAGAAGGTCAGACTCGTGATGATTTAGCTCTAATTGTTGAAGAAGTGTTAAAACAGCGCATTCAGGGTGTAAAGAATGAAGTTGGTGTATGGGTTACTCCGGCCTTCCCAAAGCTCATTTATGCTCTTGATGAGGATAACATTCATCCTGATTCTAAGTATTATTACCTGACTGAGCTGGCGGCTAAGTGTACTGCCAAGCGAATGGTTCCTGATTATATTTCCGCAAAGGTTATGAAGGAGCTTAAAGGCGGTGTGTGGCCTAGCATGGGCTGTAGATCCTTCCTTACTCCTGACCGCACCACTGAGAACGTAGCTAATGCCAAGAATTGGGTTAAGGGGCATAAGTATTATGGCCGCTTTAACCAGGGTGTGGTCACTATCAATCTGGTAGATGTGGCTTGCAGTTCAGAAGGGGACAAGGATAAATTCTGGAAAATCTTCGATGAACGACTCGAATTGTGTCATCGAGCTCTACAGATTCGTCACAAGCGTCTACTCGGCACTCCTTCTGATATGGCCCCTATCCTGTGGCAGTACGGTGCATTAGCTCGTCTAAAGAAGGGCGAGAAGATCGACAAGTTGCTCTTCGGCGGCTACTCCACCATCAGCCTGGGTTATGCCGGCCTGTATGAGTGCGTGAAGTATATGACGGGCAAGAGCCACACCGATCCTGATGCTAAACCTTTCGCTCTCGAAATTATGCAGCACATGAATGATAAGTGTAACGAGTGGAAGGCCGCTGAAAACATCGATTACTCCCTGTATGGTACTCCTTTGGAGTCCACTACATATGAATTTGCACGTTGCTTGCAGAAGCGGTTCGGTATGATTCCAGATGTTACTGACCATGACTACGTAACAAATTCTTATCATGTCGTTGTCCGTGAACATATCGATGCTTTCACTAAGCTAAAATTTGAGAGCGAGTTTCAGAAGCTTTCTCCTGGAGGGGCGATTAGCTATATCGAGGTGCCAAATCTGCAGCAGAACATTCCTGCGGTGCTTAGTGTTATGCAGTTCATTTACGACAACATCATGTATGCGGAGCTGAACACCAAGTCCGACTACTGCCAGTGCTGTGGTTACGACGGCGAAATTAAAATTGTAGAAGATGAGAAAAACCACAAGCTTGTATGGGAGTGCCCGAATTGCGGTAATCGTGACCAGAACAAAATGAATGTCGTAAGACGTACCTGCGGTTACCTAGGAACCAATTTTTGGAATCAAGGGCGCACTCAGGAAATTCGAGATCGAGTAGTTCATTTGAGCGACAACTAAATAATGTATAAGTGGTGGGTTGGTGGGATTACATATGAAAGAAATCATTGTTTTCTTCGTGATTGTATGGGTTATCGCCTATTACATTCTGAAAGATGACTACAAAGACTAAGGAGATGCTTATGAAGAAATTTATGGCAATTTTTGTTGCATTCCTCATTGCGGTTGGTGCAGTGCTTTGTACTGAGCGAGTACATACTGGTTATGTTGGTGTTGTTTATTCCGCGAAGGGAGTCGAGCAGCAAACTATTTCTCAGGGCTGGCATTTTATGAGCCCTCTAAAGCATGTGTCTGAGTTTCCGATTACTCAGCAACGAGTGGTATTTTCTAATTCTCCGTCCGATTATGGCGTAAAGGAACACGCAGATTGGCACATTGATGCTCCTGCTAATGGTGGTACGATTGCAATCAATCTGACTGTTAATTATAACTTCCTGCCGGAGCATGTTGTTGAACTGTATACCAAGTTTGGTGGCATGGATGGCGAGAGCCTGATGGAGAGCAAAATCCAGAACGACATTATTGCTTATGTTAAGGAAGTCACTCCTCAGTTCAGTGTCATGCAGATTTATTCTGATGATCGCGCAGGTGTTAATACTGCAATCACCAACTATTTGAATGAGAAGCTGACCGCAGAATATGGAATCAATGTTTCTTCCGCGCTGATTGTTGACGCACAGCCTGACGATACCCTGATGCAGAAGATTCGCGCGAAGGAGCAGGCAAAGCAGGACGCAGAGATTGCAGAGTTGAATAAGCAGACCGCTCTGGCTCAGGCAGAGACTGATAAAGTTAAGGCACAGACGGAAGCTGACGTTAAGATGATCGAAGCACAGGCCGAGGCTGATGCAAACAAGGTACTCTCGGAGTCTATTACTCCTGAACTGATTCAGATGAAGGAAGCAGAAGCTCGTCTGAAGCATGGTTGGGTCACCGTTCAGGGTGCAGATACAGTCGTCACCAAGGGTGAGTAAATGAGGCTTTAAAAATGAAAATTTTCGCAAATATCTTAGGATTTATTTTATCCTGGTTTATCACAGTCCTTATTCTCTACGGTGTTTGGAAAATGCTTGGGCCAAATTTTAGACTGTGGGTTGCAAGTGGAATCTGGTTAATTCTACTTGTGTTTGGAGGTTTTAAAACTAACAAGAGTCAATAAATAAATTAGTAGGGTGGGTGTGGTGGCATGAAAGGAGCTATATGGATTATTGGTCTGTTGAAGTAATGTACTACGATGATGGACATCAGGAACTCAATACATATATGGTCAAAGCGCAGGATCAAAATGATGCCATGAACAAAGCACATCATCGTTTTGAAAAATCTCATCCCGGTATGAGCTGCATGGTTCAGAATGTAGAAAAGGCAGGTGGTTAAGATGGAAGACGAAAATATCGTTTATGAAAACATCAATCCTGAAGATGACGACGAAAGATATTTTCTGACTCCTTGGGGTTGCCTTTGCTGTGCATTTGAAGATTTTGGCTTAAAACCTCCAGAAATCTCTGGAAAGATGGCTGATGCTCTCATGGATGATTTCTTTGAGATTATGGAAGCAACGGGTATTTTAGAGAAGAAGTGAAACGATGATTGTTAAGTTCTTAAAATATCTTCTCCGTTGGTTTCTTCCAGAGTGCAACCGATGTGGTGGTGTTATGCTTTACGATAACACTCATAGCTGGCATGATAAATGGCACTTTGTATGTGATACATGTGGTAGAGAAAAGTGGGGTACTTTATGAAAAAAATCACAGGAGTTCTAAAAGCAAAAGGATTTGAAGACTGTAATTTTGAATTCTATGTTGATGACAATATGACGGAAAAACAAATTGAGATGGAAGTCTACCAACGTGCTGGTTTTAGTTTGGACTGGACGGAAGAAGGTGGTTATGAACCGTATACTGTTACAATGTATCGTAAAAAGAGGGACGAGTAATGAATTGCGAGCAAACACGTGTATACGGTGTAAGTCTATCATACATTATGGCTAACGGAGAACGCAATTTCTCATATTATGAGATCCCTGCTGACAGTGAGTATGAAGCAATCCAATATGTGCGCGGCCAATGGCACCGGGAGCATCTATTTGCTCCTTACGAGCCAGATGTAAGCGCTCGACTTTTGTACACTAACTATTGGAGCTATTTGAAGGCTTGATAAAAGTGCCGTTCTAGCGAGGTAAATATATGAAGAAATGGACAAAAAAGCAGCTTGAGGCTAATGGATATGAGCTGAAAAACGCATACATTAAAAATGTATCTTTTGGAATAAAAGATTACGGATTTCTTTTTCTTACACTTACTTTAGAAGGTGATGGATGGGGAGTAAATTACATGTGCCCTTCTGTCGGTAGAAAATACTACATCAACGGAGAGTCTATTAAAGATGGTAATGCCGCAAATTTTGAAGGTTATAAGGGCGGAGCTAAAGCTATCGTAATGATTTTAGATGTTGTTGATTGTTCTGAACTTGAATCACTAAAAGGAAAATATATCCGTGCAGCTATCAAAAGAGGAGAGCCTGTGAAAATCATCGGTAACATCATCAAAGATCAGTGGTTTGATTCTGGTTCGTTCTTCGATGATATGAAAAACAACACTGCCGATGATAAGGGTACTGAGGTAATATGGAGAAAAAATACGTAAAAATTTTCAAATGCCGTGGATGCGATCGCAATATCATTAAAAATGATGTTGATTTATCTGCTGTTGAGGAATGGAGTCTTTCCGAAATGTTTAAAGATGGTTATGAATACGCTGAAGTGTCTGGCGGTTCTAGGCTTTCTGGACAGAATAAATTCCTGCTCCACAGGTGTGATCCAGAGAAACTTTGTATTTGTGATTTCATTGGATGGAAAGAAATTGAAGCTAAAAATGATTAACAATCCTTTTGCAGAAGATGGCATCATTTCCTGCCAGTGCTGTGACAGTGGTGAATATCTCTTTAATGAAGATGGTAACCGTAATGGTTACTGTGGTAACTGCGGAGCTAGAATCGACTGGCCGGAAGATAAAGACGGTTGGAAGAATACAAATACTGACCTGCCGAAATATGGAGTGCTGTGCAAGATTAAATATAAAGATGGTCGAGAGGATACGGCTGTTTTAAGTTCTTGTGTTGGATGGCATACTGAAGGCGTACTTAATACTCTCAAAGAGCCGGATTATTGGCGATACATGATTGAGGAAGAGAAAAATGGGGCTTAAAGAACACAAAACCGGATGCGCTTTCTAAAATTCCGCTTTTATTAGAAAGGAAAAGTATGTTTAAGATTTTCAAAAATACTGCCGTATGCGTACTTTTAGCAGCGATTATGCTAACTGGATGCAGTACAAGTGTGAAAGACTCAGTTGAGAATGTGGCTGCAGAGAATAATTGGTTCTATCGTATTAGTGACACCCCTATGGTGTATGACAAAGATACGCACGTTATGTATTACTTATTCAGTAAATACTTCGGAAATCAAGGCTACGGCTATATGTCTCCTTATTATAATGAGCACGGTCAGATGTGCTATTACGTTGATGGTCAGATTATTCCTGTCGAGGAGGTGTTAATCGATGTTGACTGAGATTGCTTGGCTCATGACCAAAGCTTATATCATTTTGATTTTCACCGCAGCGGTAATTCGCTCTGAGCAGATTCTGTATGACACATCTACATATATTTTTCGAGGTGACAAGAAGAACGGAATGTATGGCTGCATTGCGCTGAATATTTTTATCATCGTTTGTGCAAGTATGTGGACGAGGTTTATTTGAGATGAGATTGATTGAAGATTATATGAACTATGCAAAAATTGAAAGGATGTGATTTTATAGACTCAAAAGATGTGCTAAAAACCGAATCTGAACCAGTAGGTTATATTTATATTACAGAAAATTTAGTTGACGGAAGAAAATACATAGGCCAACATCATTCAAAAGAATTCGATCCATATTATAAAGGATCTGGAAAAATATTAAAACAGGCATTTGATAAATATGGATTTAATAACTTTAAAACGACGATTTTGGAATGGTGCTACTCGGATGAGGAACTAAACGAAAAAGAACGTTATTGGATAAAAGAAAACAATGCAGTAGAAGATAGATTGTTTTACAATATTTTGCCGGGCGGTCTTGGTGTTCAGATGTTTGGGCCAGACAATCATATGTATGGAAAGCACCATACAGAAGAAGCAAAAGAAAAAATGTCAAATGCTTTGAAGGGGAAAATGGCAGGAGAGAATAATCCAATGTATGGAGTCCATCTTACATATACTCAAGAACAAAAAGATAAAATGAGCGAACGAAACAAACGAATGGGGAAATGGGTAGGAGAAGATAATCCTTGGTATGGAAAACCATCGCCATTTAAAGGGAAAAAACGTAGTGAAGAGTGGTGTAAGAAATCTTCTGAAGCTCACAAAGGAATTCACCCTAATATTTCAGAAGAAACAAGAGCTCGTTTAAGTAAAATGCGAAGCGAATGGATGTCTGGAGAGAAAAACCATTGGTATGGGAAAAGAGGGGCAGAACTTCCATGGTATGGGAGAAAAAAGACACCGGAAGAAATAGAAAAGCTAAGACAAGCAAGTTTAGGAAAGAGAAAAGGAAAAGATAACCCTGCATCTAAGCCAATCTATTCAATTGACGGAAGGTATTTGTTTTGGACAATACAAGAGGTGGCTGATTTTTTGGGAAAGACATACGGGCAAGCAAGACATGCAATCAACCATGAAAAACAAGTTGACCGTAACGGAGAACAAATAATTTTCACAAGAGACAAATCTAAAGTAAAGGAGAAGAATCTTCAGGATGAATTACGCTAAAATTGTTCCATGTGATATAGCAAATGGGCCGTCGGTGCGCGTCACACTTTTCGTGCAGGGTTGCAATCACCATTGCCCCGGTTGCCAGAATCCTACTACATGGGACCAGAATGGTGGTCAGCCATTCACAGATGAAACGCTTGATAAAATTGTAGATTTACTTCGACCTGATTATATTCAGGGGCTTACGCTTACTGGTGGAGACCCACTGTATCCAGAGAACAGGGAGATGATTTGCAAAATTCTAATAAAAGTTAGACACGAGTTTGAAGGAAGCAAAGACATTTGGATGTGGACTGGATATACATGGGAAGAATTGATTCAACAGGCGGCAGAAGAATTGAAATATCAAACTATTCCGACAACGGTAACAATTATTCGAAACATAAACGTGCTAGTCGATGGTCCATATATCGAATCTAAACGAGATATCTCTTTGCCGTACATGGGAAGTTCCAATCAACGTGTAATCGGCTGTAATAAAAGTTTTGCTTTACGAAGACCAGTCCTTTGGTGGACTCCAGAAAAGAAAGGAAAATAATATGGATTTAGGAAACGTAGCTAAGTATTTTTATGGATGTCACGGGGCCGTAGAGTCTGCCACTCCAATTTATCATCCAAACATCAAAATCAATAAGATGCATGATGATGCTCATCTGCCGACTTATGGCTCTAAAAACGCTGCTTGTGCAGACCTATATGCTTATATCGGTTTTAACGAGGCAACAGTAGTAGACAAAGATGGTAATCGATGCATTATGATTCAGCCGCATGAGACCGTTAAGGTACATACTGGTTTACGGATGGCTCCGCCGGAAGGTTGGTATGTCGCTATCTATGCTCGCAGCGGTTTGGCAACTAAGTTGGGACTTGCTCCTGCGAACAAAACAGGGATTTGCGATCAGGATTACCGTGGAGAGTATATTGTAGCACTACATAATCATTCTAATATCCCTCAAATGATTACTCACGGTGATCGCATTGCTCAGATGGCAGTTGTTCCGTTCTGGCAGGCTGATTTTGAAGAAGTTTCCGAATTAGACGAAACTGAGCGTGGAGCCGGTGGGTTTGGAAGTTCTGGAAAGTGAGGATACTATGAAAGTATTTCACAAAGAATGTGATGGGAATACGGTTGGTTTTGCCTGTGTTGTTGATGGGGAGAATTTTATCGAGAAACGGTTTTCCTCGGAAAAAGAGACTTTAATGTATTGTATGGCATTGGAAGACCTTGGATATAAAGAAGTAGACGCGATTTTTCTATGTGCGTGGAACAAAGAAAAGTTGGCAAGAGAAGATCTTGAGAAAATTTGTAATGAGCGTGAAAGCTTTCAGAAAAGATTATTCTGTGCAACGCAAAAATTTTCAGAAGCTAGTAATGAGTTCGAGAAACATAAAGAAAGATATAATATCACAGAGTAAAGGAGAAATAATTATGGCTAAGTATTTTTATGTTTATCACGTTAATGATGGCACCACTGATTGCATCGTAAAGATGTTCAACACAGACTCTGTTGTCAATGGCAAGAAGAGTACTTATATCGCTGAGAAAAAGGTTGCGTCCAGTGATCTGCAGGGTTTTACCAGTGGCATCAAGGCGGCAGGTTTTCAGCTGAATCAGGAGCTCGCAAATGCTGATACTGCCGAACAGGAAGCAAAACGAATTCTGGCGGCTAAGATGGCCGATTATCATGCCGCACGCGACGCTTATGCCGAGGCAGCCGACAATTTGAAAAAGGTAAACGCCAAGTTTGGTATCTGATACATAATCGCAGTGGTGGGTGGGTGGAATAAATAATATGAAACGGAACATCACAATAAATCAAACTTGCAATTGTAATGGTGATAACTGTACTCAAATTGGAATCATTCGCAACGATGAAGTATATGTCATGCAAACAAGTTCTCCGAAAAGAGAAGGCCCAGCGGAATTTACATGCAGTATGCCTGAGCAGAAACATTATTTAAAAAACATCCTTTACAAGATTATAGAAAAACTAAATAGTCTTATTGGATGGACTATAGATGCGTTTAACGATATTTGATCAAGGAGATTGTATGAAAGCACATATTCGAGAAGAAAAGAAAACAACTCCATTAAAACTTGGTGAGGGAACATTACTTCAAGAGAAAGACGGCAAAATTTACAAGGTTTGCGACACAGAAGAATACAACAAGACGTATACTGATGATGAGATTATCAAGGTTGCTCTATCAGAAGAAAATATGATTCATGCGACGAACTTTTTTAACACACAGTTTGTATTTGCAGATTGAGGTGAAATGCTATGATTATGGTTGTTCAACACAAAGGGACTCCAAAGAAAAAGAGATACGCTGCAAAATTTTCGTGCCAATGTGGATGTATATTTTGGGCTGATGACAAGGATATTAAACTTCCGAGTTATTCCGTTATACGAGAATACGCACCAGGCGTAAAACTGGCAAAATGTCCAGAATGCGGAGAACAAGTTGTTTCTTGTTTTTCAGCAGTTCCAAGAGAAAAGATTTTTGTGGATTGAGGTGCACGATGGCTGTACGAATTGAAGTTCATGGTAAAGAAAGAGAAAAAATAAAATACTCAGTAGAGTTTAGATGCTCTAGCTGCGGTTGCGAGTTTTGGGTGGATGCAGATTCTCTTGGAGAGTTCAAGCCAGCCAATTATTGTGATTTAAAGTATAACTGCCCTGAATGTGGTTCTAGTTCTTATCCGGTTGATATTATGGAGAACAGCCGTATCTTTAATGAGCACGAGTGGGAACCTGTGTTTTGGCAGATTATCGAATCTCCGTTTCATCGGTATTGCAGAATTTGCGATAAAGAAAAATGATATGCCAAAGCAAGCTTATTTTCAAGAATGTATGTTTTATGGAGGTTTCTATGATTGTTATTGGATATCCATGCATTGGTAAAAGTACATACGCAGTTGGTCATCCGTATCGTGCAATCGACCTTGAAAGCAGTAATTTTGTAAAGGATGATAATTGGGCCGAGTCGTATTGCAACGTCGCTATTGATTTATCGAGACAGGGACATGTTGTGTTCGTATCTTCACATGATGCAGTTCGTAAACAGCTTTTGAAGAGTGATTACGAATATGTTTTTGTAATCTATCCAGCTCTTGATATTAAAGAAGAGTGGCTTGAACGGCTTCACGAAAGATATTTAGAAACAGAACTCGAAAAAGATTATCGTGCATGGCGGCGTGCTCTGAATTATTACGATGAAGATATTGCAAAGCTAAAAGAAGATGCAAATGGCTTTAATGGTTTTTATGAAATTAGTGGTGGTCGATATGACCTCACGGTAATTCTGGATGAATTTGAATATAGTTCGACTTGGGATCATTCGTGATTGCTAATTAAATTTTATGGGTAGGTGGGAGAAATAAAGAATATGACTTATACACTTATGTCTGTTCCAGAAGATAAAGAAGTCTGGTGCGTTGGATTTCGATTTGATGATACGAAGGCTGGCATCAATTGCAAACCGATACAAGGAACTATTCATAACAAGGATTATTGGAGCTCGAAGTTTAAAACAAAAAATCGCACAATCAGTGTGAATACAAATCAATCGTATTATGCATTTGCTGATACTTACGAAGAGGCCGCACATATTTATAATGAGATGATAAACACATTTCTTATTAACCTTGATAATAGATACCACAAAATTGTAAGCTCATTAGAGGGCTGCTATTTATCAAACGATCATGGTGTGATGTATTAAAAACTTGACTTTTATGAGGTAGATTGAATGGACGATAGATTTTCAATCGAAAAGAATCACTGGGAAATACAAAATCCAGAATGGGAAAGCTATTCTCATTTCATCTGCACTAAAGACCATTATTGGACTGGTGTACACGGTATCAGCAACTATTTTCTTCAATATAAGAATTTTGGCAGAAGTAAACCAGTCGAACGATTTTCTGTAGAATGGCCGAACTTCGTAGAGCACATGTGGTTTATCCATTGGCGTGGCCCATGGGATTATATTTTTGCTTCATATAAATTATCCGAAATCAAACGATTTTTAGAACTTGATATTGATGCTATTAAAAAGAACCATTGGCCGGATAGCCGCTGCACTTGCTACAGTATTTATGACTACGTGACGAAAAAATGGTACTATTTTAAAATCGAAAATTTGGGAACGTTTTATGGATGCACGTGGCCGTTGGGTGATGATACGGGGGAGGTGATTAGTTGTGATTAAACAAATAGGCTATTATAGATCCGACTGGTACATTATGGGCATCGACGGTAAATACAACAACGCCTGTATCTCACATACAGAATCGCAGCTTCGATATACAGTCCCAAAGCCGCCAGAATGGACCATCAATGGATTGGGTTTTGCTTACCTTAGAGAACATGGATTTGAAGATTATCCTGAACTCTATGGTATTGTATTCTATGATATGGAGTGGTGGCGAAGAAAACGCTATCCGGGTGACTTTTATGTAGAGATACCAATTTGCGATTTATGCGCAGATACCTTTCATTTAAAATGGCGTTGTAAGGAATTTCGTGTACATCAGTGGTCTAACTTGAGGAAAGAAACAAAGTGGGTGAAAAGCAGAAGTAACTACACTATTTGTGAGCTCGCCCATAAGTTGCCACACGAAGAGTTTATTGAGTATTTGAAAGATAATGGCATCTATATTATAAATGAAAGTGGTGTTGAACTTGGATGGTAATAACGAAAAACTCACTCTTGGAGAAAAGATCTTGTTTTTGACAGCCGGTGTGCTCATTACTCTTATTGTTGGATATTTTGTATGGGCGATTGGCGACGGTATCTATCGTCGTTATAATCCGATTGAATGGACTGCCACTATTGAAGAACTGGAATCGGGCATCTACGGATATACATCTACTATGGTATCTAATGTCCCAGCAGAAAATTATGAGATGCTTACGGTTCTTTGTAATGGCACTTATATGAATATAAAAGAACATGTAAAAATTGTATATGATAGCAACACTCCATATATCGAATATAAGTCAACCAATACTGTTAATGCTGACTCTGTAATAGTTCATGTTCAAAAAGAACAGATTAAAAATAATGGAGTTAGTGCAGTAACGAGGTAAGAATATGACTGAAGAATATGTAAAGATTTATTGTGACCGTTGTGGGAAAGAAGCACTTGTTAGAAAGGCACGTTTCCCAGACTGTATCGCGGGCTGCTGTATTTCAGACTCTGAAAGATGGAGCTTAAAAGATAAAGGTGCGATTTCAGATTTATGTCCACAGTGTAGATGCGAATACGAAGAGATGCTCCATAAATTCTTTTGCGAGGGACTAAAACATAATGATTAAAGAATTAGGGTTTTATAAATTGAAGACATATACGAATGAATATTTTCCGTTCTGCTGTCAGTTGCAAGTGTTCTCTAATAATGAAATCTGCATCAAAGACGAGTATATCTATTCATTTGAGGCGTTAAAATTATGGATTGATTTTTACAAGGCCCAGGGCTATGAGCCATACAAGATGATGTAAGTAAGAGGTAAAGTGTAGATGAAAAATTATAATGATTCAGATGAACTTATTACAAAAACCATAGCCGTCATTATCTCGATTGTACTTTTGATCGGTTTCTGTGTTTTTGTCGGGAAGGTCAATCGCAGTTCAAATGATATCAAGTGGAACAATGGTGTCTGCCCAAAAGATAACACATCATGGAAATATAGTAATAGTGCTCACAGTAGATATTGGAGATATGATTACTACGTTTGTGAAGATGGACATGTGATTGAGCTTGTCAACGACTACGAAACACGATAAAACTTGAATTCTTTATAAGGAGATTTAAATGCTTGGATACTATAAAGTAGAATCATTTAGTGATGCTTACGATCTCTGGAAAGTTAAAGTCTACAACGATTTAGATGAATTAAAGCAGGAAATGATATTTCACGGAAGAAAAGCAGCTGAGTTTTATGCTAGTTGTTGTTCTTATGTTGGTTATGAAGAAAAGGTAGAGTAAATATGCTTGTAAAAGATTACGGCGGTGAAATCGATTGGAATATTGGTGCGTTCTGCGGCCATGATGAAATGATGTTTGATATTGACAAAGCTTGCAAAATGGCTTGTGAGAAAAATGGCATCAGATATGTGTTTGGCAGCATTTCCACAATCCTGCAGGGTGGTCGTATCCCACCACAGAAAAATCTGCCTGTGTCAGAAGTTCTGTCCAGAGCAGATAAATATAATGAACTTGGTATTGGAGTTCGTTTGACATTCTCAAGCCCGTTTGTTACACGTGGCGATCTCGTTGATGAAACTTCAAATATTATGTTGCGGCACCTCGATCATAATAATCAAAATGGTCTTACAAACCGTAACGGCGTTATTGTTATGTCCGATTTACTGGCTGATTATATTCGCTATATGTATCCCAATCTTGAGCTGATTTCTTCGCAAGTAAAACCATCCGTCGAAGTCGGCCTTGGGAATGATTCTGCTGAATATTATAATCGTCTGCTTGACCGTTTTGATATTGTCGTTGTGAATCCATTTAAGATCCATGACGAGCAGTTTATTAAGAATTTACATGACCATGATCGAGTAGAATTTATTGTCAATCACCGGTGTCTGCCGAATTGTCCCATGGCTGGCCGTCACTATCAGCTGAATACAAAGCTGGGTCAGGCTATTGTTAATGGTGATGATATTACGGAGCTGCAAAATCAGTTGGCGATAGTATATAACTATTGCGGCTCTACTCGAAACAGCAATCCTCTTCTTGGCACATCTATGAATGAAGATGAAATCAAAATGCTGGTTTCACAGGGATTTAAGCATTTTAAAATCGAAGGTCGAGAAAATAATATCATCTCGTTTGTGCGTGACCTTGGCGACTATGTTTTTAATCACGAAATGTTTGAGCGAGTCATTCATGCCATTGCCGGTATGATGCTGTAAGGAGGTTCATAATGATTATTGATTGTAAATCTATTGCACAAGATATCAAAAATAAAATCAAGAATATTATCGCAGAAGATGACTATGCTCCTATTTTACATATTTATCAAGTAGGGGACAACCCTGCATCCAACGCTTATATTAAAGGTAAATTACGTGACTGTGAAGAGGTGGGAATCGAAGCAAACCTTATCAAACTGCCAGAAAATATTACGGAGGATGAATTAAATAATAGGATACTGGAAGATTATAATTGGGAAGATGTGGACGGTATCATTGTCCAGCTCCCGCTGCCAAAACATATCGATCCTAAAAATATTTGTATTCCAGATGAACTTGATGTTGATGGCTTTAATTCCACATCCAAATTTCAGCCGTGCACTCCGCTTGGCATTATGAAGATTTTTGATTCCATCGGTTACAATCTGGATGGCAAGAATGTGCTTGTATGTGGTCAGTCTGATATTGTGGGTCGTCCACTGGTCGATATGCTGATTAAGCGGCACTGTAATGTGATCTCTGTGAATAGTACAGGGAGCTACATGAAGAATACTGCTTACGTTACAAAACTAGCAAATGTTGTCATCTCTGCGGTTGGAAAACGCAATTTTATTTCTCATATAGATCTATTCAACACAGACGTCTGCATTGACGTTGGTATTAACTACGACGAGAATGGCAAGCAACATGGAGACTGCGCTGATGAGGTTTACAACATGAAAGATATTATGGTGACCCCTCGTATCGGAGGTGTCGGCCTGATGACCAGGGCGATGCTGCTTTACAATGTATGTGTGGCAAAGTATGGGGAAGAGAAGATGGAGGAGATTCTATGAAAGAAGTCCCAATCTGGGAAAAAGCCACCCTGACAATAGAAGAAGCTGCAGCATATTCAAATATTGGTCAATGCAAACTTCGAGAAATGGCGGAAGAACAAAACTGTCCATTTGTGCTTTTTGTAGGCCGAAAACGTCTTATTAAACGTAAAGCTCTTGAAAAGTACATAGATCAGTCTTATTCGATTTGAAATTTGAGCCTTGATGTGGTATACTCATGTCGTCACATCAAGGCTCTTTATTATAATGTAAGGAGTCTAATATTATGGAAAGACGTAAAGATAACAAAGGTAGAGTTTTAAAAGAAGGTGAGAGCCAAAGAAAAGATGGCCTGTATCAATACCGCTGGACAGACAAATTTGGAAAACGGCATACTATGTACGCAAATGATTTAAAAGCACTTCGAGATAAAAAGAAACAAGCTTTAGAGTCTGACGTGGAACAAGCCGATGTGATAATAACAATGTATGAGTTGATAAAACGATATGAAACTATTCACAAAAAATCACTTAAAGAAACTTCTGCTTATACACGAGGGCAATATCTTAGAAAAATAAAAAACGATTCATTTGGAGAAAAAAATATATCATCAATATCGACATTAGATGCGAAAGAATGGTTCTTATCTCTTAACGAAAATGGAATGAGCCAATGTGCTATCGGAAATATGAAAAATATAATTTCTCCTGCTTTTCAAATGGCCGTTGACGAGAATATGATTTCTTATAATCCGTTTTCATTTAGCTTGAATAAACTTATAAAGCCTACGAAAAAGAAAAAAATTTTATTGTCAGAAGAGCAGTATAAAAGACTTATTGACTTTTCTAAAACGAGTAAAGTCTATAAGAAATATACAGATATGCTTATTATACTGCATGAAACAGGAGTTCGTGTTGGTGAGTTATGCGGAATAACAATTGATGACGTTGATTTAAAAAATAATTGTTTAAACATAACACATCAAATATCATATGTCCCAGGAATTGGAACATTTGTGCAAGAGCCAAAAAGTGAAAGCGGGAAAAGGAAAATCCCCCTTACTGATAGCGCAAGAGAAAGTTTCGAAAGGCTTATTTGTCAAAGAGAAGCATTAAATGATCCTGGTCCAGAGATGGATGGATATACGTCGTTCCTATTTTTGAAAAGAGGAACCCTTTCTCCAAAAGACAAAGATTCCGTCAAGTCAATTATTGAAAGTATGATTGGAGCATACCATAGAGAAACAGGCGACACTCTACCAAAGACGACACCACATACTTTTCGGCACATGTTCTGCACAAGACTGATTTCTGCTGGTATGAACGTTAAATCTGTTCAGTATTTAATGGGTCACGCTAATATACGAATGACGTTGGATGTATATGCAGAGTACAATCTGCCTGTTACAGTTGACGATTTTTTAAGAATAGCAAATGGGTGA